TAATGAAATGAATAAAGTAATTGATGTGCTTGAGCTTGGCAGGGATATGCTAAGAGATAACCTTGAAATAGGCAAGACTAGAGGTGGCAAACCTCTTGTTGAAAAGTTCAAGTCTATAGGGAGAACTGTAGAGAGTAAAGTTATCAAGGGTAAAGACGACAGGAGAATAATTCAAAGGCTAAATGACTTCTTTGAGATGCAAGTCTATGAAAGATATATGGCCGATGAAGGTACCTTTGGTAATACCAAGATTGATAAAGGTAAGGTTGCAAACTTTGTCAATAGAATGACTTCTCTTAACACCTTAGCACTTAATGTTCTTTCAGGCATATCCAATGTAGCTACTGGTAAAGTAATGATGAGAATTGAATCACTATCTGGTGAGTTCTTCTCAGAAAGAAATACTATAGTGGCTGATAGAGAGTATGGGAAAGCAATGCCTGCTTTCCTTGCTGAACTTGGGAACAGGGTTAAGACAAGTAAGTTAGCTTTATGGAGTGAATTATTCAATGTATTACAAGAGTATGAGACTAATGTAAGAGAAGTAAACTTTGACAGAAAGACTTGGTTCTCTAGGATGGGTAATACTTCAGCTCTATTCTTTATGAACAATGCTGGTGAACATTGGATGCAACACAGAACCTCTTTGGCACTTGCTGATGCTTATAAGATGAAGTCTCCTGATGGCAAGATTGTAAGTTTGTGGGATGCTATGGAGGTAGTTTATATAGACCCAAGCAACAAGAAACTTGGAGCTAGACTTCAAGTTAAGCAAGGCTATACTAAAGAAGATGGTACTGAGTTCACAAAAGATGACATCATTAGGTTCAGTAGGAAATCTGCTGCTATCAATCAAAGAATGCACGGTATTTACAATAAACTTGATAGAAGTGCTGTTCAGAGACTTGCTATTGGTAGAATGGGTGTTATGTTCAGAAAGTGGATTAAACCATCTCTAAATAGAAGGTTCAAGTCTGCAACATACAACTTTGACCTAGATGCCTGGACTGAGGGATATTATAGAACTACAAGTAGATTTATGCTACAACTTGCCAAGGAACTTAAGGAAGGACAGTTTGCCCTTGTAGCTAACTGGAATAACCTTACTAATACAGAGAAAGCCAACATTAAAAGAGCTGTAACTGAGGTAGGACACTTCCTTGCAGTAGCTCTGATACTTGGTCTAATGGACTGGTCAGATGATAAAGATAGACCTTGGTTAGTTAAGATGGCTGAATATCAGGCAAGAAGACTTTACACTGAACTTGGTTCTATGGTTCCTGGCCCACAGTTAGTAAGGGAAGGTCTGAAGATTGTCAAGTCTCCTGCTGCTGGTGTGAATACTATTGAAGATACTCTTGACTTAATAGGTCTTATGAATCCTTATAACTATGAGATTATAGGTGGAGAAGATGCCATACTTAAATCTGGTAGATATAAAGGTGAATCTAGGGCAGTGAGACTATTCTATGAATCTCCTATCATACCAATGAATAAAACAATCTATAGAGGATTACATCCTGAGGATGGTATTCCATTCTTCAAGCAGTAAACAAAAAGGGTAGTGAGAATTAACTCACTACCCTCTCTTTTTTACTCCTTAACAAAAAAAAATTTCTGTGTTAAAGACTTGAGCATTTTATTGCTTGGTCTCTTTCAGCTTGAGATATTGAATTGAACTTCTCTTCAGTCCATCCTCTGGCCTCTAAAAGTTCTCTTGCTTGGCTATCTACTATTGACCATGAGGAGTTAGGAACTGTCCTGAATCTGATGTCATCATTCTCTGTTGAGAAAGGGTTACCATTAGGAGCTTTCATAAAAGTCCCATTAGCAATAGCCTTTTCTTTGATAGTCTGCATCTCTAGAGTAGGCTGCTCTTCCCTAAGTCTTTCTATAGATTTTAAGGGTAGAGTATCCTTGCTGTATTTTCCTTGATTTATAGCCTGGTAGTAAGCAGTAAGAGATGGCTTCATATGCTTCCAGTTAGTAACCTTAGCAAAGAGTTGCTTGAAGAAATCAAGTATCTTTCTGCCAAAACTTCTATTTTCCTGAGAAGCCACATATTCTCTAAATCCTTCTGCCATGTCCTCTTCCAAATCTAATAAAGACTTCTCGCCATATATATTCTTAGCTTCTTCAAACAGAGCTGCCTGCTCCTCTGGGGTAAGCATAAGATTGAATACCACATGGAAAGCTTCATGGTACACAGTACCCTCAGCAGCTACATCAGAAAGCTCTATGATGCCATTACTAAATCTTCCCCAAGCAACAGGACCATTCTTAGCAACTTGAATAAGACCCTTTACTACCTTTACCCTGTCTTGTTCAGACAGTTGAGGAAGTACTCTCTCTAGCCAAGCAAGCTCTTTTTCCCTATCCCATAGACCCCTTGAAGAGTCATCAACTCTTCTAAGGTTTCCTAGGTCAAGGTCATCTTCAAGCTCATCATCATGGTTATTGATAGCATCTTCTCTTTGTATAGTAGAAGCTGCTCCACTAGGCTGAGAGCTTTGCTGAGATTTTTCTGTAGTTGGTTTCTCAGATTTTATTATAGTCTTCTCTAAAGCTAAAGCCAGTACTTTTTCTGGTTTTGCAGATAGTGCCTTCATAATTATGTTAGCAGCTTCTGCATCACTTGCAGAATTAGTTCTAGTACTGATAGCCTTGCCATTACTGAATACTGGTAAATATTCTGAAGTAGTTCCAAGTTCTCCCTCTCTTCCAAAACCTCTATCCCTTACCTTAGTAACATAAATAGATTCTTTGGTTTTATGCCCCTCAGGATGTGTAATTTCTATCTCACCTATCTTCTTAAGATAACCAGTGTAGACTTTACCATCTTTCTCATAGTAGCCTATCTCACCTCCCTCTTCAAAAGCATTCTCAGGAAGAACCCTATTCTGCTCTTTGTCAGTAATCAGTGTTTCCATTGTAGAGTCAAAGATAGGTAGAGAGTTCTGTTGCTGAGGTGCTCTCACTGAGCTAGCAAGAGGTACATTAACAGCAGGATTATAGGTAATAGGTATACCTTTTTGTCCTTCTATTGAAGCTACTCTAGATTCAGTTTGAGGCACGTAAGGAGTACCTGGAGTAACAGCAAATATCTTTGCTTTCTTAGTAATAGTCACCCTTCCTTTATCTCCTTTAGTTCCTTTACCTGTTTCAACTAATATAAGGTCTACAGCTTCTTTAGGGTCTCCACCTACAAATTCTATAGCTGCCTTATTTGCATCAGTAGCTTTCATAGAAGTCTTATGAGCTTGAGAACTTAAAATAGGAGCAAATTCAACTTCTTCATTAGAAGTCTCCACCATTTCAAATCTAGCTTCATCCTCAGATACAGTCTTATCAGTTCTAAAATAGCCTCCAGTAGAAGTTTGAGATGGTACTGCTAAACTTATTCTTTTACCATTAGGTAAAGTTGTCTTGGATGAGGATATATTCTCATATGTAAGTACAAAAGGAAGAATAGCTAACCTTGTGGGTCTTACACCATACTGAGATTCAAAGAGGTTCTGATAGGCGGAGAGTTGTAGGGTATAGTAGTCTTTAGTGCTCATCCTTTGCTTAGAAGACTTCTCAGTAAAATATCTATCACTGAAACTATACCTGCTAGTCTTCACATCGTAGATTTTGAAGTTGCCATTCTTATCAACTGATAGAATATCAACCTCTCCTGCCACTCTTGAACCATCAGCATATTTCTGGAATAGAACAATATTATCTGCCATGAAGGTTTCTCCCATTTGTTCCATCCTAGATTTGATTTCCGTAAGTTTTGAAATCAAGTCTATAAATGCAGACTCTGAGAGAGTATCAGGCTTTACAGGGGTTTCTTTAGATGTGAAGAAATCTCTAATTACCTTATCAACAGCAGTGCCTGCCTTAAGTGCTCTTTCTGAATTATTGTTAGCAGTTCTCTCCCCAAGCCAGTTATCTCCTAGTCTACTATGAACTCTAGAATATTGATGGTACTGACCATCATCCTCAAGAATATAATAGTAGTCACTATCAGTTCTTGTCTTATCTACTCTCTTTTGGTTCTCATAGATGTCAGCAATAACTCTCTTGGATTGAGCAATTCTCACTTCATCAACCTGATTCCTTCCAGCTATCTTGTCCTTTATTCTTTGTGCCTCTGTACCAGTTATATATTTACCAGTATTTCTATTAAGAACTTCTCCCCTAGGTGTAATAATTTTATTCTCAGTCATCCTTGAGGATTCAGTAGAGTCCCCAAAGGTTTCCTGTGCCCAAGCCATGTCAATAAGTCCCTGAGAATTGAAAGTAGAGAAGGCTCTTCTTTCACCAGTCTTCTCATTGACAGCTATACTATGCTTAAGGTCAACTACATAAGGAGTATTACCAATTACTACTCTTGTGCCTTGTACTACTCCTTCAGTTCCTCCTACAGGAGAAGATGTTCTTCTACTTGGTGTAGGCTTAACTGAGGAAGGACTTATAGCTCTTTGAAGATTGCCTTGATTGTCAAAGTAGTCAGTAGTAAACCAGCTCCCTATAACCTTAGCTTCTCTAAGGTTTGAAGTAAGTATGTTAGACTTAATTACCCTATTATTGTAACTTGACTCATTTATCTTTGAAGCACTTACTTGAAGAGGAAGATTATACCTAAGTATAGTATCAAGTATGTCTCTTCTTATTTCAGAGGGGTCTCTTGGTTGACCAAAGAGAGACATATCTATACCAGCATCTTTAGCTGCCTCAAAGGTATACTCAAGACCATTTACTTCAATAGCCTTCTTGCTACTCTGATAATAGATAGTAGTTTTCTCTTCCTTAATTTGCTCCTGCCCATTGATAGTAACCATTTCATAAGTGCCATCAGGCTTCCTCACCTTCTTACTTACTACAATACCACTACCAGCTTTAGCATCAAACCAAGTTACCATAACATCCTGCATATAGATGTCCTGGGCAAGTTCCTTCATTGCTATAGATACGTCATCCTGTGATGTTGCATCTGCAAGCCTATCAAGAGATTCATTGATACCTTTACCTATAGGAGTATTTGCAACTGTAGCATCAGCAAGGTTGAACTCTTGTGTATTAAAGTGCCTAACTCTCACAGCAGCAAGACTATAAGTACCAGCTCCATTAGGTACAAGTAAGTAGAGTCTACCTTCTTTCTGAGACATATCAACAGGCTTGATTATAAGCCTGTCATCAATCTTCTCGTTAGTAGTGAGCACACCATTTTTGATAATACCAAAGATAGGCTTAGTTTCTCCATCAAGTACACCAGGAATATCAGCAAGGCTTCTCTCTTCTGTACTATAAGGGATTCTACCTACCATCATTTTTGACACTCTTGTTTGAGGGGTAGCAAAAAACTTGCCAGTAGCCTCCTCCCCTCTTTTTTGGAACTCATCTCTTACTTTTCTTATGATGTTTTCAAGACCTTCATATCTAGCAACTGAAGCATCTGATTCATCAATACTACCGACAATCTGATTGTTTCTAGTATCTACTAAGAAGATAGTATGGTCATTAAACTCAGGGTCAATCATGAAACCAAGAGTATCTCCAGGTTTCAACTTAGCTGCATTAACATAGTTGAATGCTCCATTGTCTCTGAGGTAACTATAGATACCTGAGAAGTCTACACCTGACTCTCTTTCAGATACTACAGTGTCGAAAGGTCTAAAGTCCCCTTCCTTACTTGCTTCTATATGAAGTTCAGGAATAGCAGGTCTATAGTACTTCCTTTGACCTTGTTGACCCCTGTCAAGGTCTCTCTGAGTCTCCACTCTCCTATTAGAATCACTATTCTCAGATGCAACCATCTCAGCAGTTACATTGCCAACAGGAGCAGGGGTTGTTTCAATAGGAGTTGCATTTGGGTTCACATGAGGTACAGTAGAAGTGCCACTGTCTCCAGTTTCATCCTTATCAATACCTTTGTCATTTACAGGCTCATTTATAGGTCTCTTATATTCCTCAGAGAACCTGTTCTTAAACTTTATGTCATTATTAACCTTTGACATGGCTCTCTGAAGAGCATATCTTGCATTTTGGAACCTATTACCAGCAACATCTACATCACCACCTGAGTCTTCCATAAAGGCTTCTTCATTATTGATAAAGATGGAGTTAGGATTAGCAAGTTGTTCAAGATTCTCAGCAGCATTAGAGTGTTCCTACCACAAGGACATGGCATCTTGAAGTACCTATTCATCCTCCCCAGTTTCTGAAAGAGCCTTATTCAGTTCTCTATTGTATTGGGCAGTTTCTCTATAATTCTTTGCAACTTGGTTGCCTTCTGCTTCAAGTTCCCCTAAAACACCCTCTACAGCAGAATCCATGTTCTCTTCAGTAATGATAGACCTTAGTTCAGATACACTATTTGCAGCTGATAGTCTGCTTTTTAAATCAGCAGCTTTCTTCTCAGCTTGTTGAGTAGCTACCTGTTGGGTAGCAGCTTCAATATCCCCCTGAATTTTAGCAGGGTCTGTAAGGTACTCTTCTAACTTCTTATTATAGGTCTGTACCCCCTTACCTATTTTTGGTAAGTCTTGTAGGAGCCTCACCACATTTTGTTTATCTAACGATGCTATAATATCACTACCAAAGCTGTTAATATCTTCTATGAGACCCTCTACAAATTTCTCATTTTTAGGGGATGTCAAAATTGCAGCCAACCTACTATCTTCCATGTGAGATAGTTCCATAAGTTGCTTAATTCTTTTACTCCCTATGCCAAGTTTATTAGCAAGTTCTCCTACTGCTTCTATATCACTGGCATTTCCTTCACTACTTACATTATTAAGAGTAGATGCAAGTCTGAGTTCCAAATTGTTGCTTAAATCAGCAAGAGTCTTTTTGACTAGGGGAGTCATTTCATTGGCTCTCTTAGTCCAGTCATCTACCTGAGTTTTCATCCAAGTGAGTTCTGACAGTTGCTCATCTGTGAGATTTCCACCTGTTCTTATATCAATGTTCTCTTTAGTTTTTACATAATTGTCTAAAGTAGCAATCATATTATCCCTGGAAGCAGTAAGCTTAGCAGTCATCTACTTCTTGCCCTCTTCAGTAGCATACATAGGATTCCCATTATTATCTACAAACGGGCCAATCCTTTTACCATTTTCATCAGTAGAAGTAGTATTCTCTACTATAGACTGCAAGTTTTCATCTGACATATCAAAGGAAGAATCTATAAGAGTTCTAAGGTCTTCCAATCTTCCTGCATTATCAAACATTATAATATCAGATACAAACTGAGCATGTTCTGCATTTTTGAAGTTAAACTCATCATCATCCTCAACAGCCTGATTCATGTCTCTTTGGTACTTATTATGTCTGATGAGACCCTGATAATAATTGAGAAACTCAGGAGATTGCACCCTTTGGTTAAGATAATTCGCAACTTCTTGGGACCTTGCAACCTCTCTTTGATACTCTTTTATTTCATTCCAAGCACCACCTTGTATTTCTATAGGAAGTCTAAATCCCCCCTCTGAGTTCTTCATACTTCTAAATGTGGGAATCCCCAAAGCACCAGTAAGTGCACCAATGAAAAACTCCTCCCAAGCTGAACTATCATTAATAGTCTCATTGATACCCTTAGCAAAAGATTTAGTCCAACTTAAGGTCTCTTGCTCTGCATCTGGGTCTATCTTTGATTTGATGAAGTTGTTAACATCGGTAGAATAATAATCCCCTGATATTGCACTGGCGCCACTCTGAGATATTTCTTCTGTACCTTCTGCTGCTGCGCCCTTTATAACTTTTCCAGCTGCCTTTATAGGCGAAAATTCCTTTCCAATGTATCTTGGTGCATTTCTAGTTGCCCCTTCAGCCAATCCCACACTGGCTCTCCTGCCAGTGTTAAATCCCCTAGAATAAAACTTAGTAAATTGAACAATATTAGAGGCCATGAGTATAGGAAGATTGAGAAGCAAGTCTGTATTTCCCATCTTAAGTCTATCCTCTGAGATTCTACCTAAGGCTTCCCTATATGTCTTATCAGCTGACCTGTTGTCCCACATAGCACTCATAGTGTTTTGTAGGGCCTCCATCTTTTTGTCAAGACTATCAAGTTTGGCTCTGTACTTCTAATAAGCTGGGTCTGCCAAAGCTGTACTATCCCCTGAACCTGCTCTTTGAAGAGTTCCTTTGGTTGATTCATATTCTGCGAGAGCAGCATCATATTCTGCTTTTAAGGCATCTAGCTCAGGCTGATACTTTTCGTTTAATTTCTGCTTCCATATATCATCCAGCTCCTGTACTTTAAGGTTTTGCCAGTCCTTAGAATTGTTCAAAGCCTCAATTCTTCCCTCATTTACTGCCGAAGTAACAGCCCCAACAGCTGTAGATACCATTGCAGGAGCTTTAGCACTGTTAGTTATAGCTCCTATCAATTGAGGCAGCTTTGTAGCTTTAAGCCCAGCTGAGGTTACACCTCCTGAATATAAGGCTCCTACTGAGAACCCTAAGTTCTTAATGAACTTATCACCAATAAAGTTAGCTGTAAATATGTTGTCATACCATGGCCCTTCTTGCTCTTCTTTGGAATAGTAATTAGGAAGAGCTTCTTCTGACCACTCATTTACAGCTTGCATAGCTTTTGAGAAGTCATTATCCCAAATAGCTGACCATCTCCCCTCATTTATAGCAGCTCCAGCTCCTAGGAGCAGTCCGACAGTACCATCTAAAAATGTAGCGCCAGCAAGTATAGCCCCCTTGGCTATACCTGCTGCTAGTTGGTTCACACCTGATTGTTCAGAAGCTCTCAGCTCCTGAAGGTCTTCAAGTTCACTAGGAAGCACAGCATTATAATCATATGATGAGTCACCAAATGTTTCTGGTACAGTATCTCCTATATACTGAGTTGAGGGAGTTTCTCTTAGTCTCTGCCTTACTGCTGATTTAAAACTTGTGGGAGCTTGACCCATCCTGTCTGCTTCTCTAGCCGCCCCTTCTTTTGTATTTATACCTGTTAATCCTCTAGCCATGGGAATGAAAATTCTAAATTTGAACTTGATTTTGATTGTACCTCTGCTCTAGAATTTGCAGCTGCATCTAGATATGATTGTATATCATCCATATACTCTGCTGCTCTTATAAAGTCCCCAGATTTTTGAGCTGAGGAGGCTTTACTATATAGGCCTATAAGTGTTCCATCCCCCATATCAAGAGCATCAACAGGTATTTTAATATATTTATTTTCCCCATTCTCCTTTTCTTTATAGCTCAACCATGCCTCTATGTCACCTCCTCTATTAAAATTAAACTGAATTTTGGCTCTACTTGAGACTATTTTGTCTAAGTCTTTTGAAGAAACTGCTTTGCCCTTTTTATCAACTATGCCTGTTCTTTCACCTCTTAATGCAGCTGTAGTACTTAAAGTCTGAACTGCTTGGACAATTGGCTCCGTTACATATTCAAGATTTGTAGAATTAGGATACCATACAGAGCTAAGTGACATTGACTTCTGTATATCTTGTTGTACAGCTCCTTGCAGTTTTTTTATACTAGCTTCATATGCTGCTTCACTAGAGTAGTCTATAGAAGTACCATATTTGGAAGCATATTCATCAAGAGATTTCCTCCGTCTACCAGCATTTGCAGAAGTAAGGCTTGTATCTATTTCTTGCCCATTAGTCCTTGCCCCGATATTAACCTGCGTTCTTGTGGCATCTGCGGGAGTCTCTAGCAACTTCTTAGAGTCTTTTCTAGAAAGGGTTACTGCCTTGTTGGCATTAGCTAATTCTCCGTAATGACCCATCATCCCATTTACAAATTCTAGTACTGATTTCCCTTTACTCATTGATTTCTTATCAGTGTCAGAAATAGTAGATATTCTTCTGTAGGGCAATCTGTCATTATCATTTGAATCACCTCCCCTTCTAGTCCTTCTAGACCTTCCAAGACCACTATAAGCAGCTTTAGCCATAGCTATACTATAGTCATCTTTAACTGTACTTATGTCAGATTTACCAATAGCATCAGCCAATCCAAGATTAGCAAAGTTCTGGAAGTGCACCAAGTCCTCTTTACTGGCCCAGTCATATACTCCAGATGCTTGTAAAGCTGAATCCCTCATTCTTGTAAGAAAGGCCACTGCTTCAGGATTTCCCATACTAGCATCTCTGTTTATGGTAGCCCATATATCAGCAGAAGTAGCTCCTTGCTGTTTCTTAATCTTATACTGATAAGGTAGTCCTAGTTTCTCCAGCTTGCCTGGGTCAGTCAATTCTCTCTGATAATTAGCTACTATTTGACTTACCTGCTTTCTAAGCAGCTCTCCTGAATAACTACTGCCATAATCTAATGAAGGAGATTTTATAAAATCGTCTAAGCTCATATCTCTAGCATATCTTTGATACCTTAGAGTAGGGTCTTTAGCCATAGCTTGTCTCTGTTCCTGTGCCAGTGCCTCTCTTCTCTTATAAGCAGTTTCAATAGGGACTATTTCCTTGCTATATCTTGCTCTCATATCAAGCATACTCTTCCTACTTGCTGGATTAAGACCATACCTCATTAACTGTTCAGCTCTAGTCTCAAGGTCATCAGAATAGGTCTTATACATCTTATATGCGTAAGGGTCTGTTTGTTCATTAGCCATTTCTTCCCATACATTAGCCTTAGCAGATAGTTTGCCATATTCCTCTTCTAGAGCTTGATGTGCTTGAGTAGCAGCAGCTACAGGTGCAAGCATCTCTGCATAGGAGAATGGCTTGAATTTAGTATTAAGTATTAAACCGTAGCTTGCCATATTATTTTCTATTTATAGTTAAATAACCACCTTTTGCTTTCTTAGTACTACCTTTGCTTTTACTCTTTCTACTAGCATGGCCAGTTACATAATCCTGCTCTGCTTCGGATAAATCATAGAAGGGGTCTTTATAGGAAATTTCTCCATTATCCCCGATGCTATAGTACTTAGATGGGTCGCTTATAATCATATTTCTTGAAAAGTTCTCCCTGCCAATATCACCAATAGAGTTGATAAAGTTTGATAGATTAGCACTCCTAGCAGCAGCAGCTTGCTGTCTCTCTCTTTGTCTGAGTTCAGCAGCAGTAAGTGCTCCCTTAAGAGATGCAGACCTTGCCTGAAGCTGTGCTGCTTGGTTAGCTTGGTCAGCTTTGAATATTCCTTCAGAGTTGAACATATTAGTTGCTCTATTAAATTCTTCAACTTTTTGTCTCTGTGCAAGGTTATACTCTTCAGCTTGCCTGAAAAGGTCTCCCATCCTTCCTTGTGCATTATAATCAGCTGCAAGAAGCCCTGCCATTGCAGTTGCTCTGTTACCTCCTGAAGTATCAAGGATACTCCTCCTAGTAGCTCCAGCTTGAGCATTGAGTTTGTTAATATAGAAATCCCTATCAAAAGGTCTGTAGGTTAAATAGTTACTAACAGGACTAAATTTTACAGGAGTATAGTTGCCTGCTCCTCTTGATGCTTCAAGTGCAGCTTCTGCTTCTCCATAGTCAGGTTTATTGGTCAAACCTAGTGCATCTGTGATAGACATTACACCAGAAGCAAATGCAGGTACATATCTCATCCAAGTAGGAGCCAGTTCAGTTGATGTGCTATCTCCAATAGAATCTTTTTTATTTATAAGAGGAGGAGATGGATATTTAGTATTGTTAGTTCTAATTATTCCTGGTATAGTAGATTCACCTGGCTTTATTACAGTAGGATTTGAAGTGTATCCTCCAAGTACAATGCCCATTTTATTTCTTGGTGCTGGGGTATCTTGTGGGGTAGGACTATCAAAACCGAATGTAGTAAAGGAAGGATTTATGGGACCTAAACCTAAAGCTAGTAGGTTAGAATAAGGGTCTCCTTGCTCACCAGCATAGACTCTTCCCATCTTACCACCTTTTGCAAACTTGTTCTTATCACCTTTGGTTCTTACTTGCTCTTGTACTGACATCAACTTAGCCATACTATCTACAAGACCTGCTTGACTTATAGGGTCATTAGGCCTCTCTTCAGATTCTTTGCTCATTTGAATAGCAGCATCTGCAAAGGTGAGAGGTTTTGTTCCTCTTAGTTTATATTTCTTTCTTACTGCTTTTGGAACTCTTAGTCTGTTACTAAATACATAATCATTGAAGATAACTTCTCCCTCTTCTACAAGGTTAGGAATGCCTTCAGCATCCATTCCCATAGGAACTCCTTCATTAGGGTTTTCTTCATGTGTACCTCCATTACCCACAAGAACAAGTCCTGTATCAAAGTCAGCTCCATGTGTCATAAGGTCTCCTCCAAAGGCATGATGCCACTTAGCAGCGTTCTAAGCAAATATAGCTCTCTTTCTAGTTAAAGGATTTTTACTATGGGTTAATTCCTCTGTAGTCTTTCCTGTTCTCTTCTTAGTAGCATTGAACTTACCTCTATTCTCTGGGTTAATATGTATTCCTCCACCTTCTGCAAAGTACAATGGACCTCCATATGAGGCTATGTTTCTAAGTATATCCCTCTTCCTAGTCTATCCTATATTATACTGTGCATTTTCTAAAGAAGAACTAACATATTGCCTAGCAGTATCAGCTCTTTTGCTCATATCCTAATATAAATCATCTATATCATGACTAAATGCACCCTAACTGCCTAAATCATCATGATTAAAGTATCCAACTGTTGGAGCAGTAGCCATCTCCTAAGCTAAAGCATCATAATCAGTAGCACTTGATTTAAACTGTCCAGCCTGGGATATTTGATTATTTAAAGAACTTATAAGTTTTTCATTTCTTTCAGAACCAAATAAGTTATTAGTAACTCCTCCAAGTAGCTAACTTGCTCCCATTACTATACCCCCAACCATTGGGTTTACAGACATTAAGGCTCCACCTACAGTTGAGCCTATACTACTAATTCCATTTCCTACTGCACTAGACCTTTTTCCTCCAATTACATTACCTACAATTGAACCAGTTAAGGCACTTCCTAGTCCTATACCCTGTTTGCCCAATTGAGTAAGTCCTAAGGATGGATTAGTAGTTCCAGATGGTGGAAGAGGAAGGGTTGCTGAAGCAGCAGTTGGTTGAGTAGTTTTAGTAAGAGCTTGCAGCCCTGTTGATATAGCTTCTCCAGGCATAGTTTCTCTAATACCAGGCATAGAAAAAGCATCATCCATACCTGGTATTCCAGCTAGATAATCAGGAGTACCTCCCCATGCAAAATAATTATTCCTCCCAAAAAGGAGTTTATTTGTTCTTTTTTTAATAAGTTTCTTTGCCATCTAAATGAATTTTGTATGCAAATGTAGCAAAAATATCCCACTAATACAATAGTATAATACAATTAATTAAAAAGGTGTAAGGTTTTTCTTACACCTTTTTAATTACATAGAGTACTTAGTAGATACATTATATATTGTCACTCTCTAGTTTTTATGTGAGGCACTCCCTAGAGTTATTTCACTCCATGGATTTCTAATCCTTGCCCTACCATAGTGCCTTATAACATCTTTACCATCTTGTGCTACATAAGGAGACCTAGGAATATTAATCCTCCATATATTAAACTTCTTCCTTATATCTCTACTATTAGTGAGGTCAGTATAAGCTTTCTAATAGTCATTCTCTGCTTGGATAAAATCAAATGGCTTATCAGAATTATCCTTTTGGCCAAAGTTCCGTACTTCAGCATTAACTTCCACTGTGTCAAAAATTTTTGTGTAAGGAGAATTACCATTAGATATATAAGTGAAACTAAATGGTTTAAAGTTACCATAGAACTCATTATATACCCCAGTGAAGTTCTCCCATAGCCTAACTTTATCCTATTCCTATTTTATAGAGTAAAAACCACCTTCAAAGTCAAACATACCTTCAGTTTCACCATAACTTAAAAAGGAAGTGAACTAGTTAAGCTTAGTTGAGAAACATAAAGCTTCTTCGCCATGAGCTGGAGAGAAATATACATCCCCATTCATATTATCAACAAAGCTTCTTACTCCCATTCCTGTAGGAGTCCACTCTGATAAGTCAACATCATTCTTAACCCACTAACTCATTCCTGAAAGCTCACTTACATTTACTAATTCCTAACCATATCTATAAATACTTTTGGACTCGTTATCTATGAAGAATAGACCTGTTGAGGTAGGAATAATAGACCATTTATTAGCACATCCAATAGTAGAGGATAGAATCCTGAACCCATCTACTCTGTTTGAATTTCCTATCTCAATAGGTACTCCGTCTGTAGGATTGAGCTATACTCTAGAATTAAACATAATCTAGCTAATAGATTTTTCCTAGAAGCCAATAAGAGTATCATTGATGGAGGTTAGACATGTTACAGACCCTTTATCAGCAGGAAGGTCTAAGGTACTAGCTAAAGTGACATTAGTCCATGGGTCAATTATAGACTAGGGATTTTTCTTTAAGGACCATGCTACCTAGTAAGGAAATGTATCTATTTTATAATAGTCCTTGTCTAGTGTTCTGTAGTTAAAGAAGTTATCTAACTAAGAGTATACTTCATTTATCTTATAAGAGTCAGGAGTAATGTCGAAGTTGGATAGCTGCCCTCTTTTAGTATCGTATCTTCCATCAAGATTAATATGTGACTCAAGCATAAATGAACCTATTTCTACTATCTAATTAGTATCATCATCTGCAAAAGGATAAGTCTTTACACAATCATATCTTGTACACCATGTATCCCCATAGGCATAAGGAATCGTAATTATCTTATGTGGAGTTGATACAAGAGGAACTGACTCACTACTTGGAACCCATAAGTTATTTTTGATAGCTTCATCCGATTTACCTCCAAACCTAGTGTCTGGGTCAACCCACTATGTTAATTCAGCTATAGGTAATGTGGGGGAATAATCTTTATCCTCTTCAAGTAACTACAGAGTGCTATTCTGGATGGTAAACGTATTATCTGTATTATCTGTATTATCTGTATTATCTGTAGATGGCTCTGAATACATTTTATAAGATGTAATACCAACTATATTTCCGAGAGATACCTTTAAGTTTAATAATACCTAATCCCCAAGATACTAAAAGTTATCATGACCATCCTGTAAGTTTTCAAAAGGACCCCATTTTATTGGCCCCGCATTCTGAAGAACTCCTACCCACTCACCATTTACATAGTGATGATAGATTATACATCCTTTCTTCACTAAAACAGTCACTTTAGTTCCTGAGTTTTGTACCTGCCAATACCCTGCTTCTCCTATCTTTACCCTTTTAACCAATACACGCTTAGCTATGGATCCAATGTAAGCCATTACAATCTGATAGGTTCCTAGAGCAGTCACACTTGTATCGTCAACATCTAGTACTAAGTTCCCCTCTTTGTTATAAGTCCCATAAAAGGTTTTTGAGCCTATAAATGAAAGGATAGGATATGAAGTACTGGTAGAAGTATTATTCTCCCATCCAGAGGGGGTATACTATGAAGTTATAGTCTCACCAGTAACAGAAGTGTATGGTAGTACTGGAATAACCTTAGGGTTATCCTCATCATATAAAGAGAATACTAAGTGAGGAGATGATTTATACTTCATTCTTACTGACTCCCCAGAAGTAGATACATTAGTAGGGGATACTTGTGAAATACTATCATCAGTACCAGCATAAATAGGATAATCTGATGTGGCTGATACAATATCATCTACATTTCCAAAGTATAGTACATCCTAGTCTAAATGTGGAACACGAACAGTTAAGCCTGTAACCTCTTTAGAAGAGAATAACTTAGGAGTTGTAATTTTAATATTGTGGTTATTAGAGTTAAAAAAAGTTGACTTACTTTCAAAATACTTTAAATTGGAAATAATCTTCCATTTTAGTATAGCTGTTCTATCACTTCCGGATTTCTCTATAATCTCAGGAGACCTGACAATATCATTATTTAGTGAGCCTGTTCTATGCCAAGGATAAACTAAATATTTAACAATACCTGTCCTATCCTCATCTAAAAAATCCCCTCTTAGTATTTTATCTTCAAAACAACATGATGATACAAATCCTCCATTAACAGTAGTATTAGGAGTAGTACAGTTCACTGGAAATCCTACAGGATGATGTATAAATCCTCCAGCCTGAGAACTAGCTTTAGAGGTCACTGCTAAATCTATATCTCCATACAATCCATGTAGGCTAGCGGCTCCAACAATATTTAGCCTTGCTCCTTCTAATTGAGTAGTATTTATATAGGACCCATACTCAATTTCTGGGGAATGTAAAGTAACTAAGTTACTATCAACAGCAAAAGTTGAATAATGAGACTTTATACCATCAGAGGGAGAAATAATTTCCTATATTGACTTATTGGAATCTCCTGGCAGAGATGACTATATTTCAGCACTTCTATTACCTCCACTGAAAAGTGTATAATTATGTTTATACTAAATAGTCGACCCCTAATCTATCGAGGTAGAGGTTTCTTTTGGCTTTCCATCTACATATACAGGAGATGGCCTAAAGAACCAAGATGACATTGCATATGGGTTATTCATGTGCCTTCCTCTCACACTGTAGACAGTAGGATTTAAAACTCCCTAACATATAATATTTCTCTCCGCTGGCTTAGGGAAAACAACACAAGTTCTAGCCCTTCTTACTCCAGCTTTTAATAATGAGGCAGTTGCATTAGGGAATAACTAAAGTTCCTTAGTATCCACCCCGTCAATAGTGCCCCAAGAATATGAATTATTTAACTCTACATCAAGAAAACCATCACCATCACCATCACTATTCCTTATGACTTTGTTTAATGGAATAGGTTCTGACCATTCTCCAGTCTTAAACTAAAATTGAACTCCTAATCTATATGTTTCTCCTGCCTTAAAATGACCAGGCTTAAACTATGGTAGATAAGGATAGTATTTATTTATACCCTAATTATCATAAGTATCTTCGGCTAAAAAACAATCTGTTAACCCTAAAGAGTCCCCATTTTCAGCCTCTTCCTATTGAAGTAATGTAGTTAGTTCTTTAGTATTTTTCTGAACAGTAATGTTTCCATAAAACATCACTCCTTCTTTGCTAGTGATAGTTCCAGCTAATATTGTTTGTCCCCCAGTATATAATAGTTTAGCAGGGTCTTCTATTGAACCAGTAAGACCAGTATCTGTATATTCAATTGTTTTTACCAGCTAATCCTCAGAACCAAACACATCATACCAGTATTCTCCTTCAGCACTTTCCTCCTAGCAATCTTTTAAGTCTAAGTCAGCTACAATCTTAACTGTAGGCTATGCGTCTAGTGAAGTTCTATGTATAGAATAAACCCTTATATAATCAAAGTTATCAACATTTTCTACTTTAATTGTGAAAGAAGTTATAACCTTCTCTTCTGGATTACCAGCTCTATCATAATTCCTTATATACTATATGGGAGATACATAGAATATGTTACTTTCTTGCCCATACTTATTAAAGTATGTAAGAGCATATTGAATTACTCCAGGAGAAAATTCTCCATGACTGGAACTTCTACCTACCAGTACTCTTTCTTTTAACTATAGGTTCTATACAAAATCAAATGGAGACTCAGCTCTGTATATCCAATTTCCTTTTTCATACCACTTTTCTAGATTTTCTATAACTTCCTAGGAAACTCCCTCACTTTTCTATGGATTTGAGAAATTAACTCCGTCTACTATAACTTTACTAGCTATATCTTCAGGAAGTTTCAACTCTGGGGCAGTTATATTAATAACTCTAGGCTGGTTAATTCCATCTGTCCAATACAACTTATTCACAAGAACTGACTCACTATCCCCTAATATTTCTAGAGGGTGATTAGCATCAAGACCTAGCACTCCTTCAAATAGAGTAACTTTAATCCACTCCCCTTTATCTTCATGGAGTCTATATATTCTAGATACTTCCTGAGTGTCATTCTAACTTACAGTAAATACTACTAAGTATCTATTAAGCACACAATGTCCTACGTACTACCCATCAAAAACAACACCAGTGTCCGTATTTCCCTTCTCATTAGTGATAGAAAACCCAGTATCACTATCCCTATTAGTAAGTCTCACATTTAAAGCATCCCATAAAAAAGACTCATCTTGTCTTGATGGGTGAACATCTCTCCTTAGGCCTTTAAATATATGATTATCTGAATACATCATGTTAATATAATTAATGAAGTTTGATATACTCCTTAGAACCAAGAGTTTTAAACCCTTTGCTATGCTCATTAGTCCTGGAGATTAAAGTATTCCAAGAATTAGTGAAAGATTGGAGTTGGTCAATAGAGGGCCTAACAAGGTCAGACTGAGCTTGACCCACTGCCCAAGCATATTGTTGTTCTGCGTGTTGCAGAACCTGTTGAGTTATCCTACCAAGCTCAAACTGAACTGTAAAATGTTTTACCTTTATAAATAGCTCAAGTGCTTCCTCAAAAGAACCATTCTCTGGTATGAGAGGGAATCCTTCTTCATCTGTCGAGAAAGCTCTATAAGCTACTTCTATAGTTCCTTCCTTCATAGAAGTAAAAATACAACTTCCCTGTAGTTTATAGGTAAGGTCATTATCTCTTGTCTTATCAGGACTCATATGAAATGAATCAGTAGAGTATCTGAATACTTCATGAAGTACTCCATTACAGTTATGACCAACTGCTCTTACCTGTATCATTTCATAGAAGTCGCAAGGTAGCTTACCTCTATAATTCTCTATCTCAACCTTCTCTGTTTTCTCAAGGAATATTGAGGGCATACCTACCTTCTGTATGAACCTGACAGCATAATTGACTGCCCTTTCTAAAGATAAATCTTGTAGCAAGGGATTATCCATCAGGTTATCAAGAACTTGTCTTATGCTTATATATTTTGTCATATCTTAAAAGCATCAAAGTTACCACTTTTAATTCTTTGCTTCAATCTCCTTTTAAGGTCTCTGTTCACTACAAATTCATAGAGGGATTTATTGTTGTAGTCTGCATCAATCCTGTTATAGTAGACCTTGAAGATTTCTTTTTCCTCCATTTTAATGAGTGTTCTTTCCTTATAGGCTTCCTCATCTTCTGACCATAGTTTAAGTGTTCTGTCCCAATCTATAGGAAGGTTTGTCTTAACCTTGCCATCTTCAATTGAGACTCTTGCATCATACTTCCTTACCTCTATGGTACCCATCCTGCATGGCAGTTCTATGTCATGTCCATGTATGAGTGTATCAGCAAGGAGGTTATTCATTCTTCTTATAATGGAGTAGAACTGATGCTCTGTGACAGGTTGTCCTATATCAAACCACTTGTTCTTTCTGATATACTTGTAGGCATCATATACTCCATATGAGTTATTCACTCTATAGACTCTTGACTCACTTACTTTAAGTACCTTCTTTCTGAACTCCTCCATATTTGAACTTGTATCCTCTGCAAAGCTTACCAGTCCTGCAACACTTACTTAACCATGATTTATCTACTCCTAGAGCTAAGGCTGCTTCTGTAGCTGATTTGTACACAGCTAGTACTTCTCCCTCCCTATCAAGCATTTGTACAATCTTAGACATTGGTGAGTTCTCAGATATTTTCAACCTTTCACACATAGGTCTTTTCCTACCAAGATTTACTTGTCTAAGACATTCCTTTTGTTTCTCACTCATTTTCCATCCAGAACCTCTAGATGATTTTCCTCTATGGGCTATACTCAACTTCTTCTTATGAGATTCTGTAAGAGTACATCCCCTTCTCTTATTGGATTTTTCATAAGGAACTTTAATACCCTTGTTCCAAGGAGTAACCCCTGTGCATCCTTCTCCCCCATCTGTTATATTAAGACTGACCCCTAAGTTTTTATAATAGGCTATATATTGTTTCTCCTTACTTATAGCTTCTTGTTCTGTCATTCCAGTATAAAGTATTTCATGCGTTATATTGTCCCATCCATACTTTATTATACTATTTTTGAAGGGAGAGTTCTTGCAGTTAAAGTAACCCTTACCATTGTTCCATCTGTGAAGTGGGTCTTGGCTGGTTATACCTATGTATACTTTGCCTGATGGGGTGGTATGTTTATATAAACAATATTCTTTCATCTTACTCCTCTAATTGCTTTTGAAAATTACCCTTCATATTTCTTCTAATAAATGTTGCTATATCCGACAAATCATCTGAAGCATTGTTGGCAGTATCTTTTCCCCTATACACTGCACCAGAGAGATACTTGACTACAAGTTCAATCAGTGTAGATGCAAGTCCTTCTTCAAGAGGGAACTCCCTGTCTAGTACATCACATTTCTTATCACCTGAGTCACACTCAAGTTCTGCTGCTTTGTCAGGGTCTTCAAAGATGCCTGTCATTCTTACCTTTTCAAGGTATAGGAACTGGGGGTTACTTGACTTGAAATATAGGTAATCATCTGGGCCTTTCGATACATAGATAATATTCTTAAGCCATTTATTTTCACCCACATATCTCATTCTTTCCCTACTTACATAAGTAATATGGGTACCTTGATAGAAGTCTACAGGATACACTGTGTTTGTACCTATAGACATAGTTGAAGGCACTTTCTTTTCACTCCTAAGATATGTACCACCCTCACAAGGTTCTCCTGCAATAGCAGGTACTTGTATAAGGTCTAAACAGATAGTTTGGTAGTTACTTTGGGGTATCTCTTTCTTTATATCAGAATATCTTTGCTTCAGTATTAAAGCTCTTAACTTTGATATTAGAAATAGGACATGCTCCAATGTTATGTATGAGTCATCAGATACTACTTTCAAAGAATCTAGACACATGTAAGCAATTTCTCTATATGTCATATTTATTTTTCTTTTTTTTGATTTATTTATACTTCCATACATAGCCAAAGGCAGAGGCTCTTCTACCTTTACACACACTTGTTATGTTACCTTCTTTACCAAGAAACTCATAAGCTGCCTTAATACTGGGGAACTCTCTAATAAACTCACCAGACATTGTGAACTGCAATATAGGTCTCTCTTTAGCTAAGGTCATTGCTGCTATTGCATTCGGATTTTTTCTGCCTTTTCTTATAGAGGACATCCTTCCTCTATTAATTGGAGTATTTTGCCATCTTCTAGAAGCAATTCCTATCTTTCTCTTCGTAGATGCAGATAATTTCTTTCCTAGATTACATTCCCTGAGATGCTCTTTTTGAGAAACACTCATATTGAATCCTTGGACTCCATCCCCACCTATAGTACAATTATAACCATTCCTATATGAATCATAAAGCCCTATGTAGTATATTTCTAATCTATTTAGGTCCTCTATTGCGAGCTTCTTAGATATATAATACTTCATATAAGAATGAGCTACTACCATACTTGGCTCTGGCTCTATCTATTTTAGCTCCAGCATAGTGGTATTTATCAGACATCCAACTTCTTCGTCTTAGTTTCTCATTAGTAGTTTGTCCAATATAAGACTTCCCACTAGGAGATAAATATCTGTATATAATTCCTCTAACCATACTAAAAATGCTTACCTTTGCACTAAGATTATATTTAGGTACAAAGGTAAGCAAAATTTACTTATCCTGCAAGAGCATAATAATTTTTATTTTTTACTGTATACAAGTTCCTTTACATGAATCATAAGGAATGAGGCAGCTTCCTTGTAGACAAGAAAGTGCTCTCTCTATAATATACTTCTGTTCAGTAGTTAGTGAGGGTTCTTTCTTCAACTCTGTAATGTAAGTCAGTACTAGAACAGAGAATGTGTCACTATCAGCAATATAACCCACCTGAGATAACCTCTTGAAGTATCTGTTGAGTGTTTCATATAGCTTATTATCTTCCATTGCATCCACATCCTTTTAGAGTTGTTCCTTTTACCATTGTGAGCATCTTCCAGTACTTAATAGCAGTACTATAGTTGCAAGTAGCTATAGCCATATCAAGAGCATATCTGTTAAGTATGAAATCAACAAAGCCCCTTGATATTTCACAGGTATCCCCAAGCTCTTTAAGGTATCCAAGCCCCTTATCTATCAAGATATTTCTATCATAAATGGCAGCCATATCAATAACATCAGCTCCACAAGGAGTATCAGGGGGGAGAGAGATATAGACTATAGGAGTGATGATAAGAAGTTCTTTCTTGGCATCTGGAATGAAGATTTCTGTAGTATATTGGGTTACATCATCTTCATCGTAAAGAAAGTATGGAGTGTCAGTTCCATAAGTAAGAGGGGTATCAACTCTTACACCCTCTATACTTAAACTGTCATAATAGGGCTTGTCTTCTATCTCAAAGTCTATTATGAGCTTGTTACCATCTATCTGTAGCTTATTATACTTTATCATAGTGTATAAAATAAAAAAGGGAGGCTTTTGACCTCCCTTATGATTAGGCTAGTTCTGCAACCTGTACCTTAGAGGCTTCAGCAAACTGACCAATGAGCTTGTTTAGCTGTGCCTTGTCAGCACATACAATAGTGATATCCTTCTCTGACCTTTGTGGTCCTTCATTAGAACCTACATAAGCATAGTGGATTTCAAGGACATTGTATGCAGTATCAGGGTTGTCAATAAGATACTTGGTTGGAATGCTATTAGGCCATCCAATATCTCTGTATTGGTCACCTCTTTCACCCATGCAGAAGTACTCAAGGTCTGCAATCATTCTGCCATTGTTTCTTACCTTAGCAGAGTCACTTACTGTCACTGTACCCCACTTAACTTCTTCACCATCAAAGGTTACTGTAGTAGGAGTAACTGTGAAATTAACCTCAGACTGCTCCTTGATACCACGAGTCCATTCCTGTTCTACCTCTGTGATAGTAACACCATCCTCATAGTCCTCAGCTACAGTAATAGCTGCTCCAGTAGTATCAATCAGAGTTTCTTCCCCATTGACATCTGTCTTTACCCTTCCTACAACCTTTCCAGCTATAGTGAACTCAAGCATCTTGCTAAGTTCTCTGCTGAAGTTCTTGTAGAGAGAAGCTGCAAGCTTAGTATAGAACTGAGCAGCAGTCATGTTTCTTGTAGCATGTACAGCACCATACTTATAATAGGGTCCCTCATCAGACATGCCTATATAAGGATTGATGCAGATTCTAAGGATGTAATCCTGACCTCCAATAGGAGCACCACCATTTACAGTAGCATCAAGTTTAACTACAGCCTGCTTGAGTGCATACTTCTGAGTAGCAGCCTCTGCACTTACAGCCTTGGCATAGAGAATATTGTCTATGTTGATGAGGTCACTCCTCATAAGGTTATCAGCCCCCTTATACTGGAAGAACAGGTTCTTACCTTCAGCATCAGCCTTGAGAGCAATGGTACCAGCAGCATCTGATTCACTCACCTTACCATCTGTCCCCTTTGCAGCACCCTGTACTGCTGTGACTACATAAAGTTGTCTTACTTGGTTAGTTGAAAATACCATAATTTATTTTATTAAGTTTTACTTACCTGCACTGGTTCTACTCTTCAAGGCAAGGCTAACTGCCATTTCTAGTATTACTCTGTGTATTGCAGGGTTTAATTTGCATTTAGTTGCTTTTGATAATTTATTTATTGTCAGTCCATCAGGCAGGTCTACAAGGATTATGGGGTCTGGCTTTGATAAGTATCTAATTTGATATTTACTTATAGTAAATGCAGAGATAAGTTCTACCTTATTGTCTTCCACATCAAGCCTTAATACCCTCCTCTTGTTAGGCATTCTAAATGGATTGCTTCTTGTTTTATGAAGTTCATCTTGAGATACAGGAACTACTTCCATAATGGAACCTTTAGCACAACCTAGTTTCTCATCATCTGATGTTACAGCTTCATAGGTTATAAACCAAACATCCTCAGGAAGGTTAAAGATATAAGAGTCACCTGTCAGGCTATTACCTCTTACATATTCAGTAGCAGGGTAATCCTTTACTAGGCCACTTAAGTACCTTCTAAGTTCCTCTGTTTTCTCAAATGAATCTCCTATAAGGTTTCCATTGTAGAGTGCTATCACTATACTCTCCTGTGCCTTTGTAAGGAACATTGACTTTTCATATTCATCAAATTCCAATGGCATAGAGTCTACACCAAATGGCTTGATGATAGAGTTGCTGTTGACTAAGCTGTCAAATTCATTTGAGAACTCTTCATTTGTCATAATTATCTACTTTGAGTTACAATACCCATATTAGTCTGTGATGTCTGACCAAGAGCAACCTGTGAAGTAAGGTCTCCAATATAAGCAGCCTTAGCTAGCTCACAAGCTCTTTGAATAATCTCTGGAAATAGTATTGGGTCAAGCTCACAACATTCCTCACTACTCTCACCTCCTATAGTAAGACCGTCAAATGTACTTAGTCTAATAGCTTTAGGACGTCTAACAAATCTATAGGTATAACTAATTAAGGAATCCTAATATCCTAAAATTAATTCAACTTTCTTTCTATTACTGTCAGAAATAAGCAATCTCCAAGCTTGGTTTTTTAGAGGATATTTGTAAGGTTTGCTAGTGAGTCTATTATACTCCAAGTAACTAATAGGGATAACAGTTAATCTAGTTTCGTTATTACCTCTCTAAACTGTAACATACTCGTTGATAAACATGAATATATCATCTTGAAGGATGATACTTTTACTGCTTTTTCTATTGCCAAAGTGTGCATCTAAAAAAGAGTCTGCATCTGCTATTGTACGGTCTCCCACGAGCATAGAGAAATCAATCTACCTTATCTCACTTCCGTCAAAACCTTCTTGAGACTTATTAGTTTTTGGACTAAAATAAGCTTTTACTACTTCATCTTGAGCCTTAGTTAGAAATACAGACTTCTCATATTCATCCAAACCAGGAGCCTGATTACTTGTAATGCTGTTGTAAATTATATCAAACTCATTACTAAATTCCTAATTTCTTATTCTTCTTTCTTCCGCAGTCATAAGGTTTTCAATTTGCGACATGTAACTTAAAGATTAAAGTTACTGCCTTAACTTAGCCTCAAGAGAAAATTTAATTTCTTGATGCTTGGGATTATTAAGATACTTAGCTGCTATGTTGAGTGTAGGTTCTTCATTAGCTTCACATAATGGGGCATTATCACTCCTTAGATATAGATAATTTCCTCTATTAGAGATAAGACCTGCTTCAATAGCTTTCCTAATAAGGACTTTGGTAGGAAGCATTGGGTCTGTAATAGCTCTAAGGAAGATTTTACTATCTGCTTGGATAAGGTCATTAGCCTTGGTCTGTAAGAACTCAAGCTTAGATGTAGAAGCAAGGGGTCTACCATCAATAGTTTCAATGATGACTCTCAGTGTATCTGCATCTTCCTCTATCTTACCAAACTCCTTATAGCACTTCATTGTAGTACTCATGTTAACCTTAGCATTCTTAGTTTCATCACCTTCAGAAATGATTACAAACTGATAGCTTGCCTTGGGAGCATCCTATAGTGCCTCAAGTGAGGGAGCAATATAGTTCTTATTAGCTAGAAGAATCTTATATCTGATATAATCTTCTGGGTCTGCCAGATTAAAATAATTATCTTGCTTGGTAAGTCTTACCCTTGAGATACCCTTATCATTTGTGTCATCCCAGAAGTTATCTGTTTTTCTATAGATAGATAGAGCATTTACCTCAAGTCTCATGATATGTTCAAGGAAAGCCTTTTCATCATCTGTCAGTACATTCACGTACATACCTGAGCTTAACCTAGGTACTGTAAATGTCTTGGTAGCATTCTCGGCCATACCTCCATAGAGTATATGTTTGGGATTAGTAATCATACCACCAAGCTTGGGTATATGTCTCACAATGATTCTTTCATTTCTTAAGCAGTTTATTAGCTGCTTTGGTGCTCTTCTTGCGGGCTGTTCCTCAACTATAGGAACAACTTTTGGCACCTCTTGTAGAGGCAACTCATCAGATAGGTCAATCTGAGCTACATCTATTTCTTCCATATTTTTCTTTGCCATATCTTCTCCTTATGAAGTTAAAGAAAGGGGAAGAGAGAATTGCTCTCTCCCCCTTATTTTGTTTAGCCCTGTAGTATAGCAGGGATAAGTGACATTGTTCTAGTTGGGTCAAGAACACAAATACCAAGAGTAGCCATCCTATGGAAGGTAGCTGAATCTTCATCATATGACATGAATTGATTACCAAGCTGACCTGTGAAAGGATTTCTCAATCCCCATTGATAACCTCTGAACTCATCTTGTCCCTTAATCTTACACTTGAAGATATTGGGCTGGTCCATAGTACCAATGTACATGATGTCATACCTGTAAGAGAAGGCAGGTCCACCATCAGGGTGTTGTACCTTGTTTCTTATTGGGTCATCATAGTATGGGTCAACATCAAGCTTCACTCTTACACCATTAGGTGCCCTGTACTCTACAAACTGGAAGCCAGCTGCAAGAGCATTAGTATGAAGAGTACTTTGTGTCTTCTCAACAACATTCAGAGCATCACCATTAAGTGTGAACTGAGTCCATCCACTTACAGTCTGAAGTACAGCCTTATGGAATTGTATAGCACCTCTTTCACCTGTCTTAATGACGAAGTACCTGTCACCAAAGTCAAGCTTGGATGCAGACAGTTCATACAGAGCATCTTCAAGAAGTTTCAGACTGAACTTGTTGTAGTATTGGGTATTTGCTACTTCCATTTGTTCAAACAGACCAGCACCCATCTTGATAACTTCACCTGACTTACCAAAGTTCAGATACTCTCCATTGTTGTTTCTATTGCTTCTACCAAAAGCAAGAATGTTATTCTTGTATTCAGAGAATGTCTGTTCAACTTCCCAGTCAACATAGTGCATCCACATGTTAACCACAGACTTAGTGTAACCTGTAGGAGTTTCCTTTGTTACAGGAATACCACATGCAAGTTTCTTGTTGAGCATATTGCCAGGTACCTTATGTTGGATTCTGATGGTAGACCATTCATTTCTCATAGATACGGGAGAAGTGAATCTAACATCACCAACTTTCCTTGAAAGTGCTCTTTCTACAGGAGCATATTCATAGCTGAATCTTTCTCCTGGAAGGAGTCTCTCAGCAGGAATACCTTGGGTTATTCCACCCATTAGCTCTACCTTGTAAACTGCATTAGTACCTTCCATTCTCGGATTACCAAGAATCCTCATGGGATATACTTCATTCAGATTACCTACAATTACTTCACCATCAGCAAACCAGTCTTCAGGGAAGACAAGCTCAAATACAGCTGTACCAACACCCACATTGGCAACAGTTGTTGCGGTTACTACATTGCCATTCTCATCTCTTGCTTCAAGCAGAGGAATGTTCCTTCTGGTAGAGCCAATTACATCCCAGTAATATTCTGAGTCATCTTCAAACTCTTTTGTAGGGAACTGGCTTAGGAAGGTATCAAGAGTCTTACCTCTATACCAAGCTAATAGCTGTACCATTAGGTTAGTTGCCTTCTGTGGAGCAAGCTGGAAGATTTGACCAAGGTGGTTGTCCTTTGTCAGACCTTTCCAGTGAGAAAAGCCAATCATTTGGAACTTATTCAGTTTTCCAGCCATAAATAAATTGATTATTGGTTATATTTTATTAAGCATCAATGGTCCAGCCCTTACCTATGAAGGATTCTGAATCAACTCCACTTGCATAGTTAAGATTACCATCTGAGGTTCTAGCAGTATTGTTTAGAGTATTTTCCAGTTCTCTGAACCCTCTCTTTACTTCTTTTCTTACCTTACCTTTTACAAGCCCATCAAGGTTCTTGAAGCCATCTGTAAGTGTGAATATAAGACCAAGATTCTTTAAGAACTCTGTCCTATGTTCCATTTCATATCTTTGAATGGCAGTGAGCATTTCCCCTGTCTCAGGGTCTTTATATATAGGCTTGGCAATATTGTCATATATTCTTTGCCTTGTTGTCTTGTCAACTTCTATATCACCAAAGACTTTCTTCTCAGTGAGGATAGATGTTCTCAGCTTCTCAGCCTGTTCCTTCCTCTTTGCTACTTCTGCCTCTTCCTCTTTCTTGGCATCTTCAATTACTTCCTCATATTTGGACTTGAAGTATTCCTTGTTGCTTTTCAAAGCCTCTCTTGCATCATCTACATCAGTACCTCCATTAAGGGATTTCTGAACTTCTCTTGAAGCCCTTTCCTTACTGTAACCTCTGTTGATGAAGTCCTGATATATTAGCTGTTTCCTAAGCTTTTCTCCTTCATCAGTCTCAGCTGCAATAGAGTCATCCTTGATACTGTCAAGATAGTTGATGGCACCTTCATACTGCCTGATAGTATCAGGTTCCACTCCAACATTGAGAGCCTCATCAATCCTCTTCTGTCTTTCATCAAGACCAGCTTTAATCTGTTGCTCTACAAGCTCTCTTAAGTCTTCAGGAGTTTCTACTTTAGAAATAGCTTCTTCATCAAGGTCTGGGAAGATACCTTCCTCTGCAAAGGCTTTGGCAATGGAAGAGTAAATTTTGGGAGAAGTACTGCCTTTGTCGGGGTCAGTATCTTCCTTTTCCTCTGTATCTCCACTACCTACGCTCTCTGGTTTGTCTGTAAACAAGGAGTCTACATTAACCTCAGTAGTTTCTTTTTCTTTACCCTCATCGGGTTTATCATCCTTCTTTTCTTTGCCTGTATCATCAGGTGCAGGCTCCTGTGATGTGTCATCATCTATGAACAGGTTCTCTACCTCAGAGCCTGTCAGAATGTTATCTAGTGATAGTTCTTCCATATTAACTTCTCATTATTAAACTTCGCTGCAAAGGTAGAAAAAGTTTCTGTACTGTACAATAGCCTAAATGAAATATTATAGGAAGTGTAAATAAAAATGTAAAAATAAAGGGAGACACTACTGTCTCCCTTCGTATTATAGCTCAGCTATATTATAGAGTGCTTCATTGAGTATCTGCATAGCTGTTTCACCACTAAGTATTGCAGCTTCCTCAGAGTAAGGATTGATGTCAAGAGCCTCACATATGTGCATTTCAAGATGATTCTTTTCATGCTCAAAGGTGTTAACAAATTCTCCTATACTTGAAGCCTTATGTATGACTATAAGTGAGAACTTCTTATAGAAGCTTGAGTATATGAAACCTGTATCAAGTTCCGAGTTCATCAAGTTCCTTTCCAGTTTCTCAAAGGTTTCTTTGTCAGGCTGAAGCTCTTTAAGTTCAGTGACTATCTCAGTCTTCTATTTCTCATCTACAGTGTAATATATTACTACATCCCAGTCATACTTCCTTATCTTGAACTGCTGCCTGAGACCCATATCATCTATATTTTTCTTTGAGTTTTTCAATCTTTTCCTCAAAGCCTTCTCTATAGCTTCCTCTATAAAGACCACCTCTCCTTTCATCAAAGCCTGCTTCTCTCATAGCTTTCTTATAGCCATGTTCACAACCTTCCTTGAAAGCCTTTTCAAGCATATAGTCTTCATCCTCTCTCCTAGAGCCTCTGCCACCTCTTTCATCTTCATCCATTATTTGATAAATTCTTCCCATAGTTTTTATGATTTAGTTGTGCTTTCCTTTGACTTAAGCTGAGCCATTAATTCTTTCATATCTGTCATCATTTCAGACATCTGAGACTTCAGCATATCTATCTCTTGCTTTTGTTGTTTCTGTTCTGCAAACTCTGGATTTAATCTTTGAAGTAATACTTCACAATCTTGAACTATTTTCTTATGATAATCTACACTATTAAGGATGCCAAGACTCTTCTGTCTGAGTGAATCTACCTCTGCATTCATAGCTTCTCTTGATGTAGTTATAACCAAAGCTCCGTTAGAAGTTCCTTGGTCTGCAACATCAAGGTTTGCAGGAAGCTTCTGCAATGTAACATCATTACCATTTATCCTCACTACAACATCTACTACGAGTTCCTGAGGGTTCATGAAGTTAGCCACTGGGAATCTAGGCTGAGGTTGTGAAACACTCAGTACCTGACCCACTTCAACATAGGGGGTAGATTCTTTGTGCAGTATGTATATCTGACTGTTAGTTCTTAAGTTGGAAAACATATTGTTGATAATTTAGTTGGTTAAATTTATGCCGCTGGTGCAGCAGGTGGTGTTATAGCAAGAGTCAGAGAGTCATTTATTGTGTATGAGAAAGCACATCCACAATTTATATTAGACCCAAACTGGTCTCTTCCCACATTGGTAAGTGTTACTGTTGTAGGTAGAGCAGTCTGACCCTGGAATGCAACTACAAAGTTTTCAGTAAATAGCTGAGTATGTGCATTGCAACCACACTGACTATTCTGAGTTACAACTGTTATCACTGCCTTGACAGGGATAAAGACAGTTGTCTCAACCAACCTTGGGGTACCTGTAGTATAAACTACAGATACCTGAGGTTGTATAGTTGAATCTACACAGAACGGACGGCATAGCTTTTCCTTGTAAGTAGCCATGAAGGCTAACTCATTAGCCACTGGAGCAGTGGCTAATCCTACTGGTGAAACTGTTACTGCCATAATTGTATACTTTAGAAATTAACAATTGCATCCATTAGTATAAGGGCTACCACAGTTACAATAAGGATTTGCAACTACATAAGCAGGAGTTGGGGTAGGTCTTACTTGACTAATGATATTAGCAGTTTGTGCTTGCTGAGAAGCAGCTAGAGCTAATTGGCTGTTCTCCTGTCTTAGAGCATCAATCTTATTCTGCATTTCTCTCATTTCTAGCTGACAGAACTTATCATTAATAAGTGTGGTCTGTTGTGCAATAGCATTCTTTAGGTCACAAGTCTGCTGTGCAGTAGCATAGGCTGTAGATGAGAACCCTCTCTCCACTGAACTATTAACAAAGTTAATAGCATTCTGTAGAGTGTTGGTTTGATTTACATTAGAAAGTTGGCTCTCATAGTTAGTCCTAGTGATGGCATCTTGAATATTGCAGCAGCACTGGGCCATTTGATTACCTAACTGACAGTTACCTTGCTGAATAGAGTTGATAACTTGCTGACCTGTCATACCAAGCTGACTAGCTACAGATTGTACAGAGTTCTGTACATTGCCTATAGCACCTTGTAGGGCATTAACATCACAATTAAGAGTTGTGGCAAGTTGTGAAACTGCCTGACCATTACCATTGATAGCTTGAAGAAGTACTTCTCTACCCCAATCATTATTAAGCTGATTAGGAATACCATCAGCAGCACCATTACCAAACATACCATTTCTACCATTTCCACCCCATAGCCAGAACATAATGATTACCCAAATCCACCACATTCCTCCACCTCCCCAAGCATCTTGGTTCTTGGAGCCATTAGTGAGCATAGCCATTAGATTAGGGTCTACACCTCTGTTACCCATTAGACTTGCTAAGAGTGCAGTAGAATCAAATCCACCTCTGTCGGCAGTGTCAAAAACATAAGTTTTTTCCATAATTGTTAGATTATTTGATTGGTTAACTTTGTTGTTATTGTAAGCTTACAGAGGATAAAATTATAAATAAAAAGTGGTACACCTAACAGTGCTACCACTCACATAATTTACTGAAAACCAGCCAACATCTTTAGCATTATTATGCTAAGTATATCCAAATAAATCCATCATATATTCTACTAGTAGGAGAATTTACCACTTTTATCTAGTCTTCCCCTACAATACCCAATTATTTTCTATTCTCCCTTATAATAGAATCAAGTTCTTTCTTAGACCATGATAATTCTTTGAAACCTGCCTGATGTTTACCTCTAGGCAATCTGCCTGCTCTGACATAATTATCAAATGTAGCTCTACTTATATTAAGGTATCTACAGGCTTCATACTTACTGAGTCTCTGTTCCTTATCAACAAATCCTTGAATAGCCTCCACAACCTGCATAGTCTCTTCATGGTTAGAACTAATGGAACCTTCATCAATTCTATCGGCTATACGTCTTAATAGATTGCTTATTATGTTTAACATATAGATATAATATTGTGAATAATGTCAGTCCTGTTATGACACTGTGAATCATCATTAAATTAAAGTCTGATATAGGTATTCCTACATAATAATCAACTATATTCAGTATGTCTATGACAAGTATATAGTACAGAAACATTCTATGATATGCACAAAATCTGAATACTATAGAGGCTAAGTAAATGAATACCCATGTAAACAAAGACATCCCAGCGAGGTTACTCAACACTGGAATGTCAATATCTATATATGCAAGTGCTGTGTTTAACATATAGCACATTGCTATCAGCATTGGTATAATCTTTAAGGAGCCTAAAAGTACCTTATACAGGACTTCACTTCTTAAGACATCCTCCTTTGCCATATCTTTTCTTTTTAAGTCCAGCTTTAGGGGACATAGGTTTTGCTCTTCTAGCCATAGTTATTCTTCTTTAGAGTTAGTTACTTCTTCTTTCTTGGGTTCCTCACTGATTACTTGAGTGGTCTCAGATTCAGGAGGAGTAGGTTGCATATAATCCACTGATACTAGATAAGGTTCCCAAGTCTTGGTCTTAACATTGTACCTGTGGATTGCCCTAATGTCCCCAGTTGATTCATCCCTATCTACCCATAAAATCTTGATGTCTGTAGGGGAATAAGGGGACTCATATAGGTTATTCAGATTTACTTTCTTCATGTTTGAATGTATCTAAGTTTGTAAGTTCCCTTCTTCTTATTTGACAAGAGAGGTCAGTACAGATAGAACTCATAAGGCTGAATAGCTGTGCCCTTAGTTCTCTAACCTCATCTTCCAAGTCTTCATTTCTCTTCAGAACCTCTTCCAGCCTTGCCCTATTATCATCGGACAACTTCTTGTAAAAGTCCAAAGATTCTTGCATGTTTTGTATTAAGTTATTATCTACCTCACTGTTATATTTCTTCCTGGCAAATACCCAGGAAGCCCAAGCACTAACAATAGTAGTAAGTAACCCTATACCTCCAGTAATGAGTGTTTCCATCCCAATCATTTCCATATATTGATTTTCAAGTTGAGTTTTGCTCTTTTAAGCATTATCACTTGAAAGATTTGAGCAAGCCTAAATTAGCATTCGAGTTACTGTACTCATACCTAGAGTTGAAGTTACTGAGACTATCGTAGTACCTGTAGTTATCATAACTGCTAACTAGAAGGTTTATTTAGGCTAACAACTAGTTAGTTGCTCTTATTAAAAATGGTTCTCCCAAAGTTAATAGCCTTATAAAGCAGGATAAGGATAAAGCCAAATCCAAAGCACATAAGAAATGATTGATAGCCCTTTAACTTATTGACTTCCTTTATTTCAGTTGTCTTTACTTCAACAGGGACTTCTATACTATCAGTCTTAACTATAGTGTCTGTTCTGTTCAGATACTTATATATGTACTTGTATTTATACTGATACACAGTATCTCCTGAAATATATCTATCAATACTATCATGTATAAATATGCTATCTTTATAAAGCTAGTTGATATATTCAGTCTTTGTAGTCTCGATGTAAACAGGAACTTCAACCTCTCTTGTAGTTGTGCAGGATATTAAGCTTGATGAAAGTATACTTGCTATTACTATTATCCAACAAATTATATATTTTTTCATCGCACAAAGTTAAAACAATAAATCTACTTACACGATAGAATAAGTAGATTTATTGTGATTAGAAAAAAAAATATTATATTTATGTAGCATTCAGCTACTTTTCTAATTCTCTGATTCTATAGTCTACATCACTTACCCTATCGACAATCTATCTATAAGGAGCAGTCATCTCATAGATTTCAACTCCCACTGGTTTAAAAGCTGAGTCAATCCTACCTATAACTAGGTAGTCTGACTAGGTAGCTCCTTTTACTTTTGGTATAATAAGATAATCAGTCTAACCATATATAGACTGGTATGATGTATTGTCCACTATAGTTTCATGTTTAGTGTTATCACCACTATAATATTCAACTCTTAGACCTGACTTAACATTACCATTCGGCTCGCCTTCATATACTGGAACAACTATAAAAGAGGCCCAACCCTATGGCCAGAGGGTCCTTATCTAATCGGTATCATCACTGAAAGTTGCGGAGGAGAGCTTCTAACCAATCATACTAAAAGGAGCGTCTCCATATACCATTTTATTTACAAAGTCGGCTGGCGTTGTAAAGACAGAGTCTTTGTAAACTACCTTGTATTTATATTCCTGGTTATAATGGAAAGATACTACTGCCTAACTTACCATTAGGCTTGCCACAAATTGCTCCTTCTCATTGAAAAACCTGCTCTCCCTCTATTTATATGTAAGTCCATTTTCTAAAACTTCACTAACTGTTATGTCCTATATGGAGTAATCCTCTTCCACTTCCTCTCCAATATTAGCAGCTTTTACTACGAGGGTTTTTCCAACAAAATCCTTACTTAAGATAGTTTGAGCAATTAAACCCATGTCAGAGCTAGAAGAAGCTTTAGGCTAAATTAATATTTTAAAGTTATACGCAACGTTCAAGTCACCACACCAAGTAGCATCCTCTGATAAGAGGCTTACAGCATTTATTGCAATACTATTTTCATCTTCCACAAAAATGTCATTACCTTCTTGCAAATCCTAAGGAACTATCTGTGGATTAACTTTATATCCAATATGAACACACTCTTCAGTGATGTCTTTCCATTCACTATAGGAATTAAGAAGCTGAAGCTAGTTCTATATTTTATTAAAAGAGCTTTTTCCTAAATATTCAATTTCCATACTTAAAATTCATTTATCATTTATTATATCATTTTTTCAACTATTTCAGTTGCTTTAATCTCCTACAATTCTGTACAATGACCATCTCCTTCACCTTCAGTAAGCCTAATAGTTACTTGTTTAATAGGATACTTTAATATACTCATCCCATCACCTACTCCAAAAGTTGGCTTATAACATTTAATACAAAGATAATAAATGTTTATTGCATCCTCACCAACATCAATATATTTACCTGTAAGAATAGACCAGTCATAGCCATCCTTATGAAGAGAACATAAGAATCTGAAACCAGTATAAGGACTTCCTACCTAAGTTTTAGATGGGACAATAGTACATAGCACAGTCCTATTATCCCTCTATTCTAGTATCTCTATAAATTTGAAATAATTTTTATTAGAAGGCAATAAAGTTTCCTGTTTGGAAGTTGTTTCTCCTTGACTTACTAAATCTAGTTCTATTATTCCTGCATCATAAGGAACCCTACTGTCAAGAGTATCTATTCTCTCATGAAGTCCACTTAAGTCATAGTCAATATAGTTCTAACTATCCCTAAGGTTATTGTCATAAACAATCTTCCTATACTTAGGTACACCATTATTCTGTAGAACTGTAAATATTATTGGTCTATGGTCATAACTATCAGCATAGTCATACTCTTCTTCCAGAAGCTATTCAAAAGTTCTATAATCATTTTCTGATACAGTTATTTCTAATTCAAGTGCATTAGAAGAAGGTCTACTTGTATAGAAATTAATAATTCTAGAATTTACATTAGACTGTGCACTAGTAGAATTATTAACCAGTGTTTCTACCTAACCAGGCAAAGAATTCAAGGTCTAGTTGACTCTCTATACAGCATTGTTAGCATTAGCTCCAGCAATCATACATTGCTAAGATGCACTAAGTGCAGACTGAGCAGCTGCATCAGCTTTATTTGAAGCTTCTTTAAGAGCACTAGAAGGAATGGTTACCAGCTCCTTAGAGTCTTTCTTATATGCAGGAAAACTATTCACATCATCTAAGCTGCCAGCCTCTGGAAGGTCTTCAACACTTACTGAAGACCTAGAGAGAAAAGCTAGCAACTCATTAAATAGTTCATCCTTTTCCTATTTAGTCATATCTACATTATTTATTAATTAAACTTTCTGGCTTGAGATGAAGGGTCCTAGCCTCATTCATTCTCATATTTAACCCCTTTATCCTTACATCAGCATTTAAATTAAACCTTATTCCTTTATACCTATCAAGTAAAAAAGTAGTTTTATATATGTGCCATTTATTATCAGGTTCTATTCTCAAAGTATCTTTTATTTCAATAGACTCACCATCCTAATCTACGGTAGCTATTTCTATATTACCAAATGAAGTTCCTTTAAATTTGAATGTTAAAGTAACATAGAATGGGAATTTATAATCAGGGTCTATTGCTTCCAGATTTAAGAATAAGAAAGGCTAAGTAAGGGTACAAGGTATAGTGGAACCCTTTACAGCTAATACAGGAACTCCATCTTCTCTGATTACAGCAGCTTTAGCTCTCTGTTTAGAGAGAAACCCTTTCCCTACCTTAATAAATTTAGCCCCTACTGTAAAAGGTTGAAGAATCTCAGATAACCAATACTTAGTACTATCAATAAAGAATGAATTAGTAAGGATATTGTCAGCTTCAATTACTGTAAAAGCATTCTCTATTTTCCATTGGTTACTTATAACTATCTCAAGTAATGCCCTTAGTACCTCATCTACATTATCTTTATTATCAAAAAAGATAGACTCAAATTTTATATCTGAAGCTTTAATATTGGTATGAAATGGTTCCCAACCTCCATTATTCCAGTATAGTAGATTACCCTTCCAATACCATAAGACTTCATGGTCCTATGGTTCTTTTGGAGTTTGTACTATTGCTCTAAACTTTCTCATTGCATTGCCTCAATAGTGATTAATACTTTGCTTGGGTCAGTTTGGATGTTAGCTATTATCTTAAGATAATTCCAACTATCTTCATTACCAGCTACAATGCTAGGACTATTAAATGTCTTTTGAATAGGACCCATTGAAACCTGAGGGCAATTAACTTCAAAATCTCCATTTGAAGTGTGAACAGTCAGAACTACATTCGAAGCTTTTTTGAACTGAGCCACCCCTACAGAGTCAGTTATCTCTTTATTTATTATAGTTGTAGGAGTTATTTCAGCTAAGTTAATAACCCCTAAATCATAAAATAATTCAGAATGGTCAAAGTGGTCAGCATCCCTTCTACAAGCTCCATCCGCAGTTAATATGTAATGCACTCTGTTACCTGATGCTGTAGTGATGGTAGCTTCTCCACCTGCATTATAATACCAAGAACCTACTCCAATGCCATAGTCAGCATGAACAAGGAACTATGTTCCTGCCACCCTAGACAGCTGTTCTCTATTATATGCTTCAATCTCAGGAGAGTCACCTAGTTCAAGGTCAACATAGGTAGGAAGTAGAGTAAGGTCAATAATTCTAGTCTCCTTTACAAGCCAATTCTCATTGTAGTCTACATTGAAAATAATAGCCTTGCCATCGGCAATTGCTGTTACTTGACCATTATAAAACGTTGCTAAAATTTTGAGTGGCGCGTCGCGGTCTCTATTTACAAGTATAACAGGTACATAGTCATGTAGGGGACTCAGTTCTCTCTCTTCAAACTTTAACTTAGCCTCTGGATTGTCTTCTCCTATCGTTAATATTATATCAGTCCATTTGCCATTGTTATGGTATTGAAGTTTGTCATTATGGAGCCACAGACTATTGGTAGGAGGGGCTGAATTTGAATGTATTATATTATCAAATTTTCTCATTACTTACTAGTATTTGGTTTCTTATTAATCTATTTTCTTTTGAGTTCAGCATCAGTTTGAGCTTTCTTCTTATCAAAGGCTAACCTTTCTCTGTCAAGTTTGAGCCTCTCATCAAACTCTCTCATCTTTTCAAACAGATTAGCTCTTGCCTCTTCAGAAAACTCCTGCTCTTGGATGCCATCTTCCTGACTTTGAGAACCTATACCTGCTATAAGTATCTTAGTCTCATTATCTCTCTGATTCATTGTATCTTTGAGCTGCATTTCAGCTTCCCTTATCTGAGCTTCCATCTGAGCCTATTGTTGCTGAGCCTGTAATTGCTGCTGTTGAGCTTCCTGCTGTCTTTGCATAAGCTCCTGTTCATTCTTCTCAACCATTCTCTGTTTTTCAGCAAGAGAAGAGCTATTATAGAGCTTCATGATAGTGGAGAAGGTAAGAGTCTGATTCTGCAAAGCTGCCTGAGCAAGCATATCCATCTTCTGCTGTAACTCCTGTAGTCCATTACTATTATCTACAACAAGGCCATAATCATTTTCAGAGAACTCATCTCCATCTATGTCCATAACCTTACTTGAATTATCAGAAAGAATATACTGGAACTTCTTACTTCTGCCTCTTAAAGCTATCTTAGCTGTTTCAAGGAATGCCTCAAGAACCCTCTTCTTTACATCATCATGTATGATAAAGAGCCATTCAGTTATATGAGAAGATTGTAAGGTAGCTCTTTCGACACCACCAACAGTCTCTCTATTACTTATCTGACCTTCTCTTTGCCTAGAAATACCAGCCACATCAGACATTTCCATCTTGATAAACTCAAGAAGATTGGTATATTGCTGTATAGTATTACCAAGTTCAGCATTGACAACTCCAGAACTTGCATTGTTAAGAGCACCTGCAAGCTTACCTGTAGCAGCACCAATATTGCCTTCCTTAAAACTATCTGTAACTACAATACCATTAGTCTTAGCAAAGTACATCCATTTCTCTATCTCCCATCCTTTAGGAACCTTAGCAAGGTCAAGGTTAATAAGCATACCCCAGTTTCTTGAGATTAGCTTGTTGAGCCTATCATGAATTGTATCATAGAGATAGTTATAGGGCTTCATCATATCAACAAGAGAGAAAGGCTTGTTGTCATTAAGGTTATAGATAGAACCTATAATACCAAAATGGCACCTTGAAGGATTGGATAGTCTGTTATACTGAACTACTCTAGGTCTCATGTTGACATAGATGTCATTACCTATCTTTGTCCCTTCCCAGGCTTCATTGATATATAATATCTTTTCCTCCTCACCTTTGTCCTTATCTATAACGTAAGTTTCTGGGTAGAGATTAAATACCTCTTCACCTGTCTGAGGGTCGTAAGACTTAACTTTCTTAATTCTCCTTCTTGATTTCCAGTAAACTCTAAGTACCCTTATATTTCCTGCAACATCAAAAGGAAGAAGTGAAGTGCCTACACCATCTGTCATTCCTATGGGGTCCCAGAAGAAACCTTCCTGAGAAGTAAATTCTTCCCCTATCATGTGCCCATTTACAAACCCCATTCTATCATCTATGTTATCCATAGAGTCAGTTACTTGGTCTGTGTTATTGGGCATCTTTTCTATGTACTCCATGTCCTTTTTGGTAAGGACATCATAATAAGTGTCTATGATTTTACCAGGACTCCAATAGTCCTCAAGTACAATCATATCAGCATCCTCAATCCTGTTACTATATCCTGACTTGAATACTCTGACTTTAAGAGGATTTAGTCTTTCTATGATAGGTTCACCACCTACAATATCACATTGGTAAATCTCTTCACCTACTGCCATTGCATCAGTAAAACCTTGGTTAAAGAGGAAGGGGAAATTAAGCTCTTTAGAGTAGTGATTAAGGAGAGCATTGGCTCTTACCTCTCTCATGTCTTGCCACTCAAAAGTAAAGAAGTCATTGAGTTTTTCAAGCTCTGCATTGAACTCTTCCTCTGATTGAGTCTCCTCAGCTAATAGTTGCTGAACTCTTGCAAGTAATTCCTGCTTTTTATTATTCTCTATTTCAGAAATAGCATTTGGATTAGTTACAACTACCCTATAGTCAAATACTCTATCGGACTCTTCTCCCCTAAGAACATTCAGCTTACTATTCATTATAGGGTAATGTTGAATCCTTTCAGGTATGTAACCTGCCTTTATGTTATCAGGGTTCAATACCATTGCAAGGTCACTCATGTGAAGCCTACCATTAAGTAAATCATAGTTGATTTTCTTATGTATCACACTCTTCCTTACCAAAGAATAGTTGAAAAATGTCTTAGAGCCAGCCCAGTCAAGGTGCTTCTTTCTCCAAGCCTTATTCTTTCTGGAGAATGGCAGTTGTTGTGGGGGTAAATTTGTGAAATCACTCATATATTCTTCAACTTAAATGTGCTGCAAAGGTAAGCAAAACCTTTAACTTGTGCAAGCCCATAAGTAAAATATTAAGTCTTAGTACTCTTTTTTGCTAAATTTACTGTATATACCCTTGGGAGTAATTCCTTTGGAAGAAAGAATCATTGCCTAAGTATGAACTACTGACTTCCTCCTGTGCCTTAGCATTAAGATTATCTCTATACAGTATAATCTTCTCTTGTCTATACAGCATAACCATACCTAATGCCCTGATTCTATCCACATTAAGTTCAGGAGTGTAGGAAATTAACTCTTCAAGTAATGCTCTATTTCTTAGAGAATAGAGCCTTGGAATATTGACCTCTTTCTCTTCTCCATCCTCCTTTATTATAGTTGGAACTGGCTGAAGTAGCCAATCCCTTATCAGGTTATTAGCATAATTGTTGATAGTAGCATTCGCATTGATACCTTTTGCATTTGAGCCAAAGGCAGAATACTTAATCATCTGTTTGTCTCTTAAATATTCAGGAGTATCTGCCAGTAGGTGTGTGCAATTCATTTTATTGAAATAGGCATATAGTCCTTTCTTATTACAATTATGAGTTACTACATAATCTCCTATCATATATAGTCCATCATCTGAGTCTACAGTGACACATTTGCCCATTTCCATGTGAGAATATTTAATACTATCTATCGCAGTCTTTCCTAATATAGCTGAGGCTCTACTTCCTTTACTATAAGGCTTATAAGTATGTTGCTCCACTACTTTCCTAGGGAGTTTGAATATCTTATATATGGAAGATATCAACACTCTATATACCCCTTCTTTAGGAGTCTGAAGCCATGCTTTCATCCCTAAACTTCTAGCTAAGGATAATACATTATTTGCAAGTGACTGTGAGCATGTAATAAATACACTAGCCCCCCTAGTTCTGGCACACCCATCTCCATCCATTATTCCCCTCAGTAGTTCCATTCTCTGAACATAGTTACTGAAAAGATATTCATTTGGAATGAACTTAGTGTGACTTGTAGCTCCATATAACCCATATTTAGTCATTATATCTCTACATCCTGGAATATAAATATGCCAAGAGTACCCCTTGTTACCAATATAGTTAACTCTATATGGGATATTCTTTTTGTAGAAATCCATATCTTCCCTAGAAGAGGACATCTGTACATAATTTTTGCCACAATGACCTCCTGTTAGACTCCCTTCAGAAAGCAATAAACCCATAGTATAGGGGTCTATGAGCAATTCTTTATAACTATAATCAACCCCATTATGCTCAGGTATAAAAAACTTATGTTGCTTGTGTTTAGTTATTAACCCTGACCTAAGCATTTCTTCTGTAGTAATTTCGATAGGAGTTCTAGAAGTTCCTTTATATACTAGCCATATATGATTATTACTAGCTTCTACAATTCTGCCATCAGCTAATTTAACCTTATATATAGGCATGTACTCATCAACTGGTATATTAGTTACTGTTACTTCACCCTTTGTGGGGGAAAACAGTTTATCCCCTATTTTAACATCCTTCCACAGTTTCATACCATTTGGTGTTGGTACAGACTGACTATATGGATGAGCCTCGTACATGCACTTGGCATTATAGAATAGACACAGCATTCTTACTATCTCAAAGTTATCATCTGCAAATGCCTGCCTACCAGTGTATTCTGCTACAATTCTGTCAGTAAACAGGTCAAGTACAAAGGTTGAAGAAAGAGAAGAAGACTCTGCCTAATCATTATCCACAGGGTCATGGCCTATAATATATCTCATATTGAAATCATCCCCATTTGCTTGTTTCTCAGGCATTTCAAATATCTCAATAGCACCTACTGTTGAATTGTCAACTCCATACTTTCTGATAGGCACATCATTACCTATTCTAAACTCTACCTTATTACCACTTGCTAGGGCAAGATTACCTATGTAAACATCATCAAAAGCATGAGGGTCTGAGTCAAGTTGAGCCAATCTCTCAGTAAGAGCTACTGTAGGAAAGTAGGCAGCCTTCACTTTAATGATAGCTTCAGCTGGTGTAATTGGGTCCTCGGCAATAACTCTTAATACTGACTTAGGGTCAGCAGAATATTTAGCTTTGTGTCTTGCCAACAGAATTTCTATGAGAGCCTTTGTTACATCAGAAACACCATCCTTGTTGTAACATCCTGCCCTATTTACATAAGAAGGAAAGAAAAATCCAAAGGTAGGCTTTCCTTGCTTAGGTCTGTCATAGACATTCTCAATAGCCAGAATATTGTAACCATCTGGATTGTAAAGAAGAGTTTTTGCCGAACTGAAGTCTGACTCATCCTCAGCAGCAGTATTATGAGTTACTATATTGTTAGCCAAGTAGGTATGACTTAATCCAGCAGTTAAATTATATACTTCTTGTTCACCTATCTCTTCTACAGAAGTAACTTTGTGAACTATTATATCCTCTGGATATTTTTGAGCCTTCATACTCGGATTGCTATTATAATAGTCCATTATCCTTTTAAGGCAATCTCTCTTGTGTGGAACAAGAAGTTGAAGCACACCACACACTCTTGTACAATTATGTCTCCCTGATATAGATAGAGTAAACCAAGAATTTCTATCTTTCCTATCAGAACATAGTTTTGGCTTGGTCTCCACAATAGTGCCAACTACTCCAAATTTTCTCCACAGTACTTTAACTTGCTCTAATATTTTCCTATTGCTTTGAGTTAAAGATATATATCCGTCTCTATTAAAGCTTATACTACCATCAGTATCATATAATCCAGATAGCAATAGTGAGGTATCATCTCTTGTAAGAGTCTAATAGTTGATAGGAAGCCTTTTATTGGATTTTACTTGCCCCTAAATACCTAATTCTCTTAATTTATTACAAATACCTTTAATTCTTATATCCTCGTATATTTTTCCTTTCTTGGTAATATGAGTAGCAGATAATGACCATTCATATCTATGCTTTACATAGTCTAAAAGCTCTTTATCCTCAGAACTATACTTGGGGGATTGCCTTAATCCATAAGAACCATCTCCAATAAGCATACCTACTAATCTAGGGTCAAACATGGTATCTGTCCCAAATATTGGAACTTCCCTACTCTCTATAATTCTATCTCCTACACTTAAAGCTCCAGCATTTTTGAATACTTCTTCATAATACCTTATAGACCCATTATGATTCATTCTTTGTTTCTGAGTAAGAATTGGATGGTCTGTAGAGCATCTAAGTTCATTTCCATTACTCAGTTTAATAAGTACACATGGTTTTTTAGCAATACTTATAGAACTCATTATAGGTTCTTTGGTAATCCCTCTTGTGAGGCGAATATTAGGTTCAGTACCTGACTCAAAGGAGTCTGTAAATCCTATGATACCATCCTCTCTCTTTAAATCCTCTATATTGATATTCCTGCCATCTAATGTCCATACCTTAGTACCAGCACATACACAACCTACAAGGTACATTGTAGCAAATGTATAGTCACCATCTTCTACAGATTTTCTTGTGATGTCATACAGGGATAGAAGTCCCTTAAAAGAACCCATCTCCTCGAATAGAATCCAACCTCTCTTACCTCTTAACTTCTCTGAGTCATCCTTTGCAGAAACAGCAAGCACCTGATTCAATGACCCACTTTCAATACCAAACTCATCCTTGTAGCCCATCTGCCATGCCATCTCATTAGGAGAGTTCTTTAACATGAGCCTAGGGAATGGAGTATTTTTGAAGGAGAAGTTAATTCCAGGTTTGAACTTAGAGAGTGTGCCATCCTTACTGTCACTAAGATACTCTTTCTGATAAGCAGTAAGTACAGTAATAACCCTCCTCTTTACTTCAGTAGATTCACCAAGTATAAGGTTGTGAGACATTATACTTGCAAGACTATATGACTTTGCACAACCTCTCTTTGCAAGTTCTATGGCATGTTTACCAGCCTCTCTTGCTTGATGAAGATAGTGAAATCTCCAATAGATTCCTTCAAAGAAGAAGGGGAAAGACTCAACTCTGACAGCTTTCCTTGTGCCAGAAATTACCTTATTTACCATCATGGGACAGTAATTAAGAAACCAATAAAGGAATCCTGTGACCCATTCTCCATCACTCTCCCTTACATAACCCTCTCTACATCTCCTCATCTCCTCATCCCAGTGCTTTCTGTATTCACTGTTAGGATTAGAATTTGGTCTTAGAAAAGTATAGCAGCCATGCTTCATAAAGTGTAAGGCTGGTTGTCTGAAATAATCCATATCCTCAAGTATATGAGGATTGGCAAGGTCTACTATAATCCTTCCTTGCTCATCTCTTGGTCTATCCTTAGCATATACCCTATTAGGAGAGATAAGTCTTTTTATAAGTTCTACACTATTTATAGTGTCCAATAACTCCTCCTTGACTTCCTCAGGTAAAGACCCAAGGAGTTCTTCAGTCAAGGGGGTCTAGTACACATTCATCTCCATAGCCGAGGTATTCTCCATAGATAATATCTTCAAGTATTGTTCTGTCTTTTTTATTAAAAGACTTGCCATCTAGAATAAGGCCGAATAGCCCAGTAACAAATTCAGATTCTGTAGCTTTAATAAAGCTCTCTTGTGCATATGAAGGAATATCACTCATATTAACCTGCTTAGTCAAAGTAAGTAATCTATACTTTGAATCATTACCAACCACCCATAATATAAACTCATACCTCTTATATGACTTAAATGTAGGATGAGGTTCTATAACTCTCTGTAGAACAAGGTGTTCCTGGCTGTTTGACAAGATGTGCAAGTCTCTTCTTTTATTCAGTATATGCACATTAAGTGATTCAATTACATCTTCAAGTGTCATATTACAAATCTTCATACATTGCTTTTTCCTGAGCACCTCTTACCTTATTGCTCTGAGCAATTTCCTTGGCAATAGCTGCTTCAGCTTCATTCAAATCTTTCACAAGAGTAGGAATCTGCTTGATAGTTGCAGTGATAGTATTGAGAGTATAGATAGGTTTACCCTTATCATCAAGGGCACCAAGGTCTATTTCCCTCAATAGAGTCCTCAGCTTATCAACTGCCACTCTGGTATCTTCAAGAAGTAATGCAGATGCTGGCTTGAAAGTCTTATAGAACTCCATTGCCTCAAGTACAAGGTTATCAGGCTCCCAGTCATTAGGTAAGCCTTCACCTTCCTTAATAGAAGCCTTCCTACTTTCCTCATCTATAATGTACTGATAGTCACTTCTTGGGTCAGCCATAAAATATATGTAGGAAATCTCGGCTATTGCTCTATTTTTGTTTGCAGACCTGTCCCTGTTCCATATCTTCTTAAAAGGAGTTAATGCTAAAGCTTCAGGAGATATGATTACCTTATAACCTTCAAATTTAAGTAGTTTCATTTTTATATTTCCATTTATAACCTCCAGCTGATGGTCTTTTACCTCTAGCACATCTTGATATGTGAGTCTCCAAAACTCCAGTATCTCTAGCTGCATCAGCTATTGATGGGTATGTACAAATTATATTTCCTTCTTTATCACATTTAACTATTTCAATTAAGTCATGATAACTGTGATTAAGTCTCATCTTAAGCTTAGCCTCTTCAGACTTAGGCTTTCCTTGTAAGGATAAACTTATCTTTAATTTATGCTCTATTGTGAGAGGAACACCTTTGAATCTGGAACTTACTAAGAGCTTAACATGCTCAGGTATCTTTTTACCTTTGCCTTTAACACTCATTTTTCTTCTAGTCTCTTCAGAATGCCTATATCCAAGAGACCCTTCCCCGCCATCAGTTATATTATAAGATATGCCTAGCTCCTTATATTCTTTAATTAAGGTTATCTCTAACAGATTAGCTTCCTCTTTAGTTAGTCCTTCTTTTATTATATCATGCTTAAAGTTATCCCACCCATACTTTTCTATGGCTCTCTTAAAGATACCTGTTTTGTATCCTCTCCCCTCTTTCCATCTCTTTCCCACATTAAAAGAGGTCTGACCTATGTAGACCTTGCCATTAACTTTATTGGTGTGTTTATATACTGTGTACATATCAAAAAAAAATAGCCTGTACAGAACTTAATCTATACAGGCTTAGATTATTAGATTATGATGTCAGGAGGAGCTGTTACCAGATTGGATTTCTTAGGTTCCTCAATCTCATCATACTCTTCAATAATGAATTGAATATCTCTATCTTGAAGAAGCATGTAACTCTTACCATCCATCTCTACAATATCAAACCTGTATTCAAGGATTGGATTGCCTCCTTCAATGTCAGTCTTTATTGAGTTATCTTTATGCTTCTTTACGGCAAATCTTGTAGCATCTATGCAAACCAAGTCACCTGCCTTGATACCTCTGACTGAGTCACCAACTGCAACTACCTTCTGATACTCCTTTACAGTACCTTTCTGCTTTGTAGAGTCAATGATACCTCCAGAAGTGAGAGAGTCTGTCTCATACAAGTCCATTGTTGTAATGAGAGCAGTGAACATTGGCTTTATTTTCTTTACTTTAATCATTCTTCTCCCTTAAATTTCTTATGTATTTATATCTTTCTTTTACCCTTTTAACTCTATCATAAGTACATGATAACTTACCAAGAGAGGGTATATTGAAGTTTGTCCTTAGTTTCTGAAACTCCTCTTCAGAAATATCCTCTTTAAGAGGTAGTCCTTGAATAGAATCCCTTATAAACTTCCAATAAGACTTGTATACTTTATCCACTACTCTAGGTGGTAAGTTAAGTTCTTTAGATAATTGAGTTACAAGGTCATTGTAGTTCATCAGCTGAGTTCAAAATTAAGAAGTAACCTGAAAGAACCTTGTTCTTCTGTGAGGTTTGGAATGAACTTTGGATTGATTCTGCCCTCAAGGATGACCTTGTTCTTTCTGAGTTTCCCCATTATTACTTGAAAGTGGGGGAGAGAGATGTTACACCCCTCTCTCACTACTTTCTTTGTATCTTCACTCATCACAACCTTATCAAGGATGTCTTCATCATGGATGACTTTACTAAGCTCATATCTCCTCTTAAGTAAGGAGGAAGCTACCTGCATCTCTCTGTCAGTAAGATTGTGAAAAGGTCTAAGGAACTCAAACCAAAATCTAAAGAAACCTGTGCTTAATGAAGTGGGGATTCTAATAACATTGTTCATTTTCCCCATCATAGCTTTTACTCCTTTTCAAGTTCTTCCTCTGTAGGTGTGGGAGTAGGAGGAGTCATAAGTTCCTCAATTTCCTTGGCACATCTTTCTACAAAATCAGGGCTAAACATAGCAGCAGACAGAGTAGGAGCAACTTCAAGTACCTTGAAGCAGTAGTCCAGTCTCTTGAACATATTGAACATATTAGCTTCCTGGAGCCTTGCTCCGAGCTGTTGTACCTGAGTGCTTAGATTACTTGCAATCTGCTCAAGTTGTTCATAAGTAAATCTCGTAGGCTGTTCAGCCATTTTTTCATTCTTCTCTTCCATTTTTATTTTGTATTATAAACCCTTATCTAAAAACTTAAATCCATATTTCTCTTTGTACATCTTCTCCCATTCTTCTATACTTGTTGAAAGGACATCAGCTGAGCCACAGTCATCACAGTAAAGTAGGTCAGGAAGACCAGCATCTCTTATTTTAAGAGATAGGCAATGTTTGCAATAGAATACTGGTTCATTATTATATTTAGACTGCAAGTCTGCCTTTATCTCTGAGTTGCCCATATATCTCCTTTCTAAGTTCATTAAAGGGCCTGCTGTTCTTTCTTGATGTCCTGTTATTGAAAGGTCTCTTTGGGTAAATGAACCCATAAATTGAAACATGACCTCTTCTCCAAGCCCTCTTTACAGATTTGAACTTTGACACTGCCTCAAACCTAAGTAGTGTGAGTTCCTTTACATTCTCTTTGTTCTCTTCCATGTTGTTCAATAGTAGTAAACCATTACATATCCTTCTCTTGAAGGAAGGATTGAAACCACATCCTCCCTAGGTATCTTATAATCATTGGCAAAATCTGCTAGCTCCCTGATAGTCTGAGCTTCAACAGCATTCATTATCTTTCCGTTCTTATACATATCTTCTCCCATAATATTTCGATTTAGTTGCGGGAGGAGGACTCGAACCTCCGACCTTCAGGTTATGAGCCTGACTAGCTACCACTGCTAACACCCCACAATATAGAGCAGGATAGGAGAATCGAACCCCCAAATCCACTTTGGAAGAGTGGCATTTTACCATTAAACTAATCCTGCACTTACTTGAGCTTCCTAGAGGACTCGAACCCCTGACATACTGAGTACAAAACAGTAGTTCTACCAGCTGAACTAAGGAAGCTTTCCTAAAGATTACTCAGGATTAATAAGTTTATTAAGTTCTTCTTTAAAAGTTTTGAGCCACTCTTTGTCTTGGTTGTTGGGGCTATTAAGAATAATTTTAGTCTGTGTTAGCACCATCCTAGCAATAGGGTGTGGTATCTTTACCTGTTCCATAATTATATTTTTTTTATTTTCTAACACTTATTTCATTTAATTTATCATAAAAATCAAGAACAAACTGTTCATCCTGCAACAGTGAGTTACTTACCTCTTTGTCAATCTGCTCTAGCTAGAGCATTACATTGGACATAAACCATTTTAAAGCTTCCTTATTCATTGTGATTAAAGTTAGTCGCCCCACTCTGGCTCGAACAGAGACCAAAGGATTTAGAGTCCTCTGTGCTAACCATTACACCATGAGGCAATATTTTATTAACAATGCAAAGGTATGAAAAATAATTTAAATTACCAAATAAATTGATAATAAATTTTTAATAAAAGTGTAAATAAAATGGAGATAATATAGCATAAGCTACGGTCATATACCAAGATTGATTAGACTCCAGGTCTACACTAGCAGTTCTTTCTTTTTGAACACCAAGAGAATATAATAAATTGTGAGTTCTCCATTCATTAAGTAAGCTAAACATAGTTCTGTTATTAATAGAACTGTATGGGTAAAATCTAGCTTTTAAATGAATGAGAAACTACTCATATCAGATAATGAAGTGATTTTATAGGAATCATAAATAGCTATATTATTATCAGATATGTCTACTTGATATTTCTGTTTATTATACTAAACTGTGTATTTCATACTTTTACAAATAGTAAAGGGGTTATGATAACATGAATTACGCCACCTGAATATTTACAGTAAAACTCAATGTTATATAAATACTTAATTTCTTATTTCAGTACCCCCTGAGAGACTCGAACCCTCACACTACTATTACTTCATACTGGTTCCTAAGACCAGCGTGTCTACCATTCCACCAAGGGGGCATTGTACCTCTGGAGGGATTTGAACCCTCAAGGATTAAATCCGAGGGATTTTAAGTCCCTTGTGTTTACCATTTCACCACAGAGGCTTATTGTCTCTCTTTTTAGAGAGAAGTATATTCTGCTTTAGCATCAAAACTTGGACATGCTTTATTTGCAAACTCCCTATGGCCATGTATTGTAGCATTAGGGTACTTTGCTTTAAGCTGTTTAAGAAGCTGTACTAGAGCAGCTTTTTGAGCTTCAGTTCTAGTATCTTTTGGAGTTTTTCCATCCTTGGCACATCCTCCGATATAGCATACTCCAATAGACATTGTATTGTGCCCAGTACAGTGTGCTCCAGATATAGCCTCTGGTCTACCAGCATGTATTGACCCATCTCTATAGATTACATAATGATAACCTATATCAGAGAAACCTCTTTGAAGGTGCCATTGCTTAATCTGCGCAGTAGTAAAGTCCTCACCTTCAGGAGTAGCAGAACAATGAACTATAATTTCCTTTATATTCCTCTTGTTCTGAGTTACATTCAGCTTAGACCATGTGTTATTTCCCACTATGCCATCTACAACAAGACCATTAGCCTTCTGAAATTCTTTGACTGCTTCTTCTGTGAGAGGTCCAAATATTCCATCATCTTTCAGATTAAGCTTCCTCTGAAGGAGCTTTACATTAGGACCTTTATCCCCTCTTTTTATTACCATATCTTTCTCTTTTTACTATGTAGTGGAACCTCAGGGAGTCGAACCCCAGCCCTCAGAGCTTCAATCTGATGTGACAAACCATCTACACCAAAGTTCCAATATTATCTATTCAGGTCTCTACCCCTGTCAGGCTTATAGATAAAAGCCAAAGTTCTATTGAAGTGGGAGCAAAAGGACTCGAACCTATGAACTCTTAGAGGGTTGATTTACAGTCAACTGCGATTGCCACTACGCGATACTCCCATATTTATTATCAAATAACTTGTCAGAGAGGAAGGAGGAACTATCCTTAAGGGACAGGTATAAATACATCACCTGTACACCTTATAGAATAGTTCTCAGCAGTCATTCTAAAATAAGCTTTGACTGCTTTCTTAATAAATCTAAGTACTCTCATAACACTGTTATTTAATTAAAATGTTATGTCTTCCTACAAGGATTTGAACCTTGAACCTTCTGATTAAGAGTCAGTAGCTCTACCATTGAGCTATAGGAAGTGGTAGAAGGGTATTTGTTAAGGAGTTATTTATCCCTTCCTTCTCCTTAGTAGTCAATTGTAGCTGTTTTTACGGAGGTTTTTCCATGGATAGACTACCTGCTCCTCCAAGGACTCTAGGGTGGGAATTGAACCCACAAATACTGGTTTTGCAGACCAGCTCCTAACCATTCGGAATCCTAGAGATACAGACATAGCAGTTTGAAACCACCCCAGGGACTACTATGCCACTCATGAGTATTGTATGGATGGCAGGGCTTGAACCTGCGTGTGACCAACTACCCTTTCTAGTGTGTATAAGACACAGGGGATACATCCATATGTTGGGGTGCTAGGTGAGAATTGAACTCACATCTTCCACATTCACAGTGTGGTGCTTTACCATTAAGCTACTAGTACAGTTGGGATAGTGGGACTTGAACCTACGGTCTTCTGAATATCAGTCAGATGCTTTAACCATCTAAGCTATATCCCAATGTGGCAAAGGTGGAAGGAATCGAACCCTCACTTGTGAATTTGGAGTTCACTGTGCTACCATTAACACTACACCAATGAGTAATGATTATTTTCTTTTGTTTTTACCTGCGTATGTACTTGTCTGTGAATGACAGTTAGGGCATAAGAATCTTAAATTCTCTAATCTATGGTCATTATTTATACCATTTATGTGGTCTAGATGTAGAGATAGTGGCTGACCATTCCACGAGGATATACCACATTTACTGCATTCATATTTTAGCAACTTATTGTCTATAAGCCTTCTTTTAAGTGAAGCTATATTAGCATAGCTACTATTCTTTACTAGTATGTTCTCAATGGGATATACTTGCGTTGGAGATTTTATGCTTACATCTCCAAAGTGAGATGTTGAACATCCTAGTTCTTGGATTCTTCTTTTCAAGACATCTTGTGAAGAACCCCCTTTAGTAGTTAGTCCTAATGCTCTCAGGGCATCAGAGTAACTATTAACTCTATTTATTAAATTTATAAACTCCTTATCAGAGATACTATATACTTTACTTGTACCTTTTCTTCTCATAGTGGTAGGTAAAAGAATCGAACTTTTACTAGTACCATACCTACCAGTTGCTACCTTTAACCACCCCCTGTAGCTAGGTTGAGTTATACGACACTCAGAACAGAGCTAATATCTGAACATGTTACGTTGAGTCTTACACTAGTACTATTCTCTTTATTAGGCTGGGATAGAGAGAATCGAACTCTCACCAAGAGATTAACAGTCTCACGCTCGACCTTCGAGCTATATCCCAAAGTGGGCAGTTTCTTTATCCTCTAACTGCCGAAAAGAGGGACTAACAACAGTCCTACAATTTTATGAAAACATGAAAAACAAAGTGGACAATGAGGGACTTGAACCCTGAACTTCTCCTTGCAAAGGAGATGTGTTAGCCAATTACACCACAACGCCCATTAAGTAGAGTAGACAAGACTCGAACTTGCAGTATCACTTCATCCCAAATGAAGGGGGTTACCTATTACCCTACTACTCTATGTTGAGGAGAGCATTGGACTCGAACCAAAGCCAAATTAATGACCACACTATTTAGCAGATAGGTTTATCACCTTGATAAATTACTCTCCAAGTTTCTTATATAAACCGCAGCAACAGTGGTCTAGTACTCTATAGTTCGAACAAGGACAATGCTTATCCTCAGAGTCATTCTGACAGGGACATAGTCCATTGTTCTGTTCAACTCTCTTAAGTATTGAGTTGACTACTTTATCATTAGGGTTGAGTACCCACCCTTCTCTTCTCAATATTGTTATCATAGAGGAAGCCTGAGGACTCGAACCCCACCCACTTTCACATGAGCATTCAGTTTTCAAGACTGCTTCTATCCCTGATAGATTAGACTTCCATTTGGCTCCTCTGAGCCTTTGTTACATAGCCAGCAGCCCATGGGGGAATTGAACCCCATCCCTCACATTGACAGTGTGATATGCAAAACCATTACACTTCATGAGCTATATATTGTAGTGCCACTGGGGTTTGAACCCAGATTACTGCCTTGAAAGGGCAGTTTCCTGACCATTTAGAAGATGGCACCATGCACCCTACTTGCACCTTCACAGGCTAGGTAGGTAATGATTCTCACTTCTTTGCCATTTACATTCTTTTCACGAACAAGTTTGTACTCCCTGTAAGACTCGAACTTACAACTTAGGGCTTAGAAGACCCTTGTTCTTCCATTGAACTAAGGGAGCATAGTTGCCACTAAAGGACTTGAACCCTTACACTCAGAACCAAAATCTGATGTGCTGACCATTACACCAAGTGGCAATGTTCTCTTGAATTACAGTGCAAAGTTAGGTAAAATTTTTGATATATGCAAATTTTTAGACAGAAAAAAAAGGAGAATCACCACACTCGACGCGTCGGGTACAGGTGGCATGTTCTCCTTCTCTTTTTTTTTTATTTTGTTAAAATTTTGTGTTGGCTTATGTTTTTTATAAAATACCTGCGAAGATCCTCCTGAGAGACAGGAGTCTATCTGCTTTTATAGGCCTAGTTAACAACATAGGTATTTCTAGTAAATAGATACTTAGCATGTTGTATTACCCCATTATCTACTTTATGACGGCCTCCATTAGCTGGGACCTCTCCAACATAGACTTCTTTATTCTTAATAATTGCCTGGCGAATGCTTTGAAGATAAGTAGGTCCTATAGAACCTGCTATCACAGTTCCATCTACATAACACATTTCTTCAGCTAGGAAGGTTCTAACCTAATTATCTATATTTTTTATTTTAAAGTTAGCTTTCCACCTCCATTCTCTGAATGACCCATCTAATAAAGATTTCTACTCCTCAAGTTCCTCTTTCTGTGTAAACGCAGGAAGAAATTCTAAGTTTGCATCTAGAATATGATAATCGTCTGTATTAGCAGTTAATTTAATTAAACCAAGAATTCCTCTAGATTTTTGGCGTATTATAGATGGAATATAATTGGTTGTATGTAGGTCCTCGACAAACGCATCCTTAGTTATTATATTAAGGACGTCTTGTATATTATGTATTTTATTTAATTCTTGCAACTCCAACAAATGGGAGTTGTCGACTGTTCTTAATCTCGTAAGAACAGTCACTTCTCCCTCATCGAGGGAGTAGTCTCCCTAAAAAGGAAATGAAAATAAAAAATACTATATATTTTTTCCATTTCTTTTTAATGGTAGAGCGTCTATAGCTATGGTATACGCAGTGTCAGTAGGTACCATGTTTCCTGGGTTCATATGACATGAGAAATTAGCCCAATAAACCTCTAAATAATCTTTAGGTGCAGGTTTATTACTTTCAGGAGTTAATAACACAAGTTTACCATTATCACTTCTCTCATATAACTTAACTTCATTCCCAACTTCTTTTACAAGTATTTCATCTTTGGTAACTAGATTAGGGTCTCCCTACACTAATCTCTTACCTAGTACAGTCTCTTTTCTAGTTTTCATTTATTCTTATATATAATGCAAAGTTATATAATAGCCATGATATATCCAATAGGCTAAGTGTTTTTTTTAGCTTATATAATAAAATAATTTATCTATGGCTTTTATATTACCATAGATAAATTATCACACTTTATACCATTCCAATAAAATCAATCAACATCCAATCCTTACTATCTCTATGCTTTTCTAGATTCTTCTTATTGAAGAACCTTGCATATAGCCAAGGCCACCAATCATCTAGTACTGTACCAGTCATGGAGGAGATTTTCTGAACAAGCTCTATATCATCTAGTTCAAACTTATATAACTGAACCCAATCAAATTTTCTTCTTCCGCAGAAAAATTTAATATGGGTATATGTCTCAGCCCATCTCTTACAATCATTAATAAACAGTCTTTCTTTATCTTCCCTGTTCTTAGTATTCTTTGACACTTCTAGAATTAATCTTACATAGATAGCTCTATTACGACTATTCAAATATTTAAATACTCCTTCTACATCTCCTTCAAATGCCATAGAGCCATGTCTAAATTCAGCTTCTCCATACTTATTATAAGAGACTCTTATATCAAACATTCTAGCACCTAGCTTGTACTAATGGTCTATATGTCTACTTTGACATTTAGCTATGAAGTGAAAAGGTCTCATCCACCATCTTTTAGGTTTAAGATAAGACATTGAATTATGTGTGCCTAGTTTCATATTATGTTTTTTATATACAACTTTTTTTTTACTGAATTATTTTTTCTTTCTTCCTTTTCCAGTGTATCTATAGTACCTATGTACCCCTGAAAAATCTCCTCCTGCTCTCTCTGGGTCATTAAATCTAGGCAATGGTCCTTGCAACCTATAGTCGCCTTTATTTCTCCCTCCATTAGAATAGTTAACTAAGGTATCTCCTACTTCAATATGATACCCATTATGTATCCCCTCTTCCTCAGATACACTGTCAAACATTACAGCGTGAGTAGGATGATTATCACTATTTGAAAGTATAATAATATCTCCAGGGACTGCCTCAGTTTGTGGTATCTCTCTATACCCAAAATCTTCAGGTCTAGCTACCATATTAGCATTAGATGCTACAGTACTCTTAGGGTCATAAAACCCTGTAACTGTATTAAGACAAGTGTGAGGATTAGTACCTATAATAGGTATTTCTGCTAACCAATTAGCCCCAAACTGTTGTGTTCCTGTCATGTCCTGTGCATTACTAAAGTCAGTATTTGGGCTTGTTGCCTCTCTACTTCTATTTAGTGCAGAAGACTGAGGCGTAACTTGTATACTTCTTAGTACTGTAGAGCCATCTGGTCCGTATAATACAGGAGACTCATTTTCTTGACTGAAATAATCTAAAGTTCTATCTGTATCCCAGTCTGTGCTGAACTGGTCTTCCGACATTTGGTATATGTGGTCATTATACCAATGACCACCTTGTATACCTTTAGGATTGTGTCTACTTACTCTGCCAGAGTATTGAGATTCATCTGAGAAGGATGGGTGACTTGCAGTCTTAAATCTATCAGGAAAGTGACTTGTACCAGACTCTTTCAGCATCTCCCAAGCAGCATCAGGATTGCTATCATAAAACCCTCTATAGTCATAGGTGTCATCACCATCTATAATAATTCCTTTATGCTTTTGAATCTTCTCTTTCCACTTAGTATATCCCCCTCTAGCAAAACTATTATAACCCCTTCTTATGGTTGGCAAATCTACAATACCCGATTTTATACCTAACATTATAATATTAGCTTTTTCAGCCATTGAAAGATTATCCCACATATCTTCGTACAATTATTCTAATTCCTAGCTACCATAATCAACCTATTCACTTAAAGATATAAAGAGACCTAGAGCAATTCACCAATTAAGCTCTCTGGTATAGTATTAAGATAGCATTGAAGGCGTTTATATACTATTAGTTCTTCTCTTCTTATCTCAAGCTCCAATTACCTCTGCCCTACTTATGGTATCCTTTACTTTCCCATGTTGGCTTGGAGACTTCTCAACTATCTTAACCTCTTCAACCTTAGTAGGTTGGATATGTAGCCTAGTACTTGTTATGTCCTAGTGGGTGCAAAGTTAGTAAAAATATCTGATATATGCAAGAGGCTAAGGAAAAATTTTAATTTTTTTTTTAAAAAAATTTTTTGGATATTGTCGTGAGTGGGGGATACACCAACCACACCCTCCCCATCACTTAGCCCAATGGGGTGTTACCCCTGGTAGGCAAAATGTTCAATCGTTTAATCCACAATCAAATGGAAGCAAACAAAAACCTTGAGTTCCTCGACACTCTCACAGTCGAACAGTTCAAAGCTGAAAAGCGCGTAGACAAAATCCAAGTGAAGAAGAATCCCAACACAGGCAAGCTCTTCTTCACCTTCGGCGCAAAGACAGGCGCAGTTGCAGCCAAAGGTGTACCTGCACACCCAATGATTAGCCTTGTCAAAGGCAATGAAGGTGAGCAGTTCTACCTCCTCCATGAGGAAGGTCAGGGCGGTGCACCTGTAGTAGCAGAGTTCTGATGGAGGGCAGGCGAAAGCCTGCTCCCCTTTTTATCCTCTGAACATTAATAATGTTTGAACATTAATAGTATCCTATTATGTGTCTTACACTTGAAAGGTATTAATGTTGATAGTGGATATAGAATGTTCTGTTACTTGACACTCTATACAAGAGGGATAGTATGGGATAGGATAAAACATTCCTTCTCTATTATCCCTCTTTTCTACTGTAATCCCTTGAATATTAATAATATGGATATTTTACTATTCTTTACTGCAATGCTCGTTTGTTGGGCATTGGCAATCCTCCTATGTAAATGGCTCTCTGACGGGGACATCTAAATTGGGCTTAATCTATAATGTATAACTGTTTTTACTGACTAATCAATGGAAAAACTTAGACCTAATAATAGGAACAATCATACTATTCTTCATCTTTTTCCTTCTAATAAAATACTCAGAACACAAAAACAAACGATGAAAAAGCTCATAATCTGCATTCTCCTATCAATATTTGCAGTAACAGGATATGCAGAGGTCAAAAGAGAAGGTGACACCTTCAAGGTTGAACAAACCAAATCTACTGCAAATGATACTCAGACCAAGTATATTTGGGAAGACAAACAAGGTAACAAGTATCCTATCTTTATCACTAAGAAAGGTGCTTGTTATGTCAAGAGAGTATCAAAGAAGACAGGCAAGGAATATAAGTATTACCTACCTAAAGAAGTACAGACCCAAATCAAACAAGAGTTAGGTATCAATGAATAAATCAAATGACACAGCAAGAACAAGTTGTTGAAAGATTATCCTGGTTCAATAACTTAAGCTTCACCAAGAAGCAATGGGATATAATCCTGAAAGAATGTGGCTGTCCAAAGTCATCTCATTTCTGGGCTGCTCTCAAAAGGAACAATCTTGTCAAATACTCAAAGACATATACTCTAGTAGATATGGATATACACAGTTATGCTATAATACTTGAGGAGTATAACACAGCTAATAGAACTGCTGTGAAAAAGACTTATGACAAAGCCAAAGCAATAAAGCAGGCAAGAGAGAGAGAAGGAAATCATTTAAGGGCATTACCTTCTATATGGTAGGTGGCGCACTCACAACAGAAAAACCAGAAAGAGACATATGAAGACAATGAAACTTGTCCTTAAAGGACTCCTACTCTACACTACCATGGTAATGGCTATGTTCTCTATATGTGGAGTAGACAGCATCTATGACCAAGGTTATTTCTTTCCTGCAACAGGTATTGTAGCATTACTCATATATGTATGCTACAAGACTATCACAGAGGAAGAATTTGATATACTCTCAGGAAATAAACTCTTCGGAGGAATGCCTGATGATGAATTGTGATTTGTGTTTTTTAAGGTAAAAAGATGATTATTTTAGGATGACGTCGCAACACTTCACATAGTCTGTGAAGATAATGTGGAGTTTTTACTTGCCCTCATAGCTCATCAGGATAGAGCAACAGTTTCCTAAACTGTAGGTGGAAGGTTCGAGTCCTTCTGGGGGTACTAAACAATTAAAGTAAGAAGGAAAATGAAAACAGAAACAATGGAGAAAGCAATACTGATTTTTCAGTGCATAGCAATTACTGTAGCCAGCCTATTCTATTTGATAGGTATGACACTTGATGCCATATATCTAGTAGCATTAGCAATATACGTAAAGAAGTGATGCAAATGGTTCCATAGCTCAAATGGATAGAGCAACAGACTTAAGATACTTTAACTCTAAGGATTTCATAGTATAGAAATTTATTACTAACTTTGCATAACTCCCCTTAGTTCAGCGGATAGTAACAATGGTCTTCTAAACCATAAACCCCAGTTCGAGTCTGGGAGGGGAGACTAAAATAAATTTATATATTATGAATCCAAAGAGAAGAAGTAATTGTATCTGCGTAAATTGTGGTGATGAATTTTATCCAGCATATAATATGTCTGGAAAGTATTGTTCAAATAAATGCCAGATGGAATACCAATCCAAGCAAAAATACCAAAGATATTTACAACATCCCGAAGAGTATGAAGGACAGAGTAATATGTTTTGGGTAAAGAAACATATCCTAAAAGAACAAGAACATAAATGTTCTATTTGTGGATGTGTTGATACTTGGAATAATAAACCATTAGTATTTATACTTGACCACATTGATGGTCATGCTAACAACAATATTAGAACTAATCTTAGACTTGTTTGCCCTAATTGTGACTCACAGTTAGACACATACAAAAGCAAGAATAAGAATAGTGATAGAATTTATCATCATAATCATCACAGATAAATCTGTAGGTTGTGAGTTCGAGTCTCACTGGAATCACCAATGATTTATTAGACAGTCATGACCTCGACTCTAAAAGGCAGTATCCTGCATACTCTAATGTAGGCTCCTAAAAGATAAGTTCGCTTTATTGAAGACTACAAGGGAGAGAAACAAAAGGTTAGTAAAGAATAAGGCTAAATACAAAACTTGCTTCGGAGTTTTGTTTAAGATTTTCTTTTTGAAGAAGCAACATTTGGGGCATATCTGGTATTTGATTGCAAATTATTAGGTAAGAGAACATGCAAGAGGGCATACTCTATAAATAGCAAGTAAACTTAGATGCAGAAGTTGATGAAACTCCTGTGAGAATGGCTGCATAAGCTTGACTCTGAGCAGCACTTGCTTGGAAACAGAAAGGTGCAAAAGTCTGAAAGGAAACTAAGACTGGCAGTCCGAGGTCCTAGTGCTTAATTAGCTCTGATATGCACGGAGAAGGTAAGCCAACTTTTTCTCTGTTTATGGACAATAAAACAGAGTGGTGGAAAGACAACTAGTCAACCCTGTGAAGAAAACACTCCAAATTGAAAAGCATGTACAATTCTCTTATGTGAAGTTTGTAAGACGAGGGTTCGACTCCCTCATGCTCCACAACTGAACAAATTACAAGTAAACAAAATGGTAGAACAAAAAAAAAGATGGACTGCTGAGGAAGACCAAGTCTTAGTCCAAGCTGTAAAAGCAAATCCTCACAACAAAGCTCAAGCTTTCAGGGAAGTTTCACAGCAGCTCAACAGAGCTGTATCAAGTATTTCATGGAGATGGTATAATATACTATCTAATCCCAACCATAGCAAGTATGTAGGGTGCCTCTTTACCATGGTAGGTACAGAGAGCAACATGAGAAACAGGACCATCAACAGAGAAGGAGTGCATATCACTCCTAATCACAACACAAATGGTTTATGGAACAGAATTAAAAGATTACTCAGATTCTAAATAGAAACAATGGAAACAAGAAATGTAACACTGACTCTTGACAAGGCTAAAGAGTTCTATAACAGTGGCAATGATGCTCTCAGAGAGGTAGCATTGCAAGCCTTCACAGAGAATGAACTCAAGGAAGTACACTACACTGACATCAAGACCTTTGAGGATGCTTGCAAGGCTCTTGGTCTTAGTGAAGGCAATGTAAACTATGACATAGAGAGAATAGAAGAGGCAGAGTGTGGACTTGGCAAGCACCTTATAGCCATCTACAAACTGGACATCATCCGCAAGGCTCTTAATGGAGGTTGGGAGCCTAAACTCACCAAGGGAGACATCTACTATAGCTGGGTAAGGTTCTATCTTCCTAACAAGCTGCATTTGTTGCAGTCATTGTCATAATTCTCTCAATCCTACTTAGAGTATGGCTTGACAAATTATACTTCAACTGGCTAATAAAGTAAACAATGGCAAAAATAAACTTTACACAAGAACACTTTGCTCAGAATGACAGCTCTGAAAGAGTTGAAAGCTAAGCTGGAAGCCGAGAAAGACAAAGAAGATACAACCTCAGAAGAATGAGTGAAATCAAAGTAAGACTTAGCATGGAAGTACCAGGTGCTACCATGCTAAGCTCGCAGGACTGCGAAAAAATGTCCAAAAAAAAAGATGCCTTTGACCACACTACAATAGTAGTGGAACATCAGGTAAAGAAGGGAAAGAAACTGGTAACAGAAAAAGAAACCCTTCACATCAATACAAGGAAGTCAAAGCCCGCAAAGCAGTGCATCTCCATCAGCAAGGAGGCATATAGCTACATGACTGATGGAAGGGAAATCCCCTCAGCAAGAATGCTCAAAGTATGGGGGAATATGACAACTGCTCAAAGACTTGAATATCACCTCAGTCTCATAGCAGAGAACTTCGGTGCAACTTCCTTCAGCTATGAGGTCTTGGATGACTGAGTAGCAAAAAAAAAGTACTTTAAGTACAAGAAGAGGTGAGAGAGTGTATTCACTCCCTTACCTCTTTTTTTTTGCAAAGTTCAACAACATGGATATAATGATACTAATTACAGTACTTCTCTTTTGTACTATATGGCCCATGTTCAGACATTATGAACCAAAGATTGAAGTGGTAGTGCTTATCTCCCACTATAGGGTCTATCTGTGGTACAATGCTTGGGATGGTCCATGTTACAAAGGAAGAGTATATAAATACCTGTTTGAGATATGATAACATTCAAAGTTAGAAGGTGTGGAAATGGCAAGAGAAGTAGAGGATTTCCTAAGTTCGTAAGAGGAACAAAGAAGTTCAAGAATTTCGAGGGTTCTCACATGCGTATGAGAGGGTTATATGGAGGGATAGGAATTGTACATGTCGCTGAATACTTAGAGAAATTCCTACTAGCAAATGTAGGCAAGCCAATAGACAAGGTTTACTCTGAGTTCTTAAAGAGGTGTGGTAAATCTGTGCGTAGGTATAACCTTAAAAGAGAGTTTTATAGGAGTATACAAAAGAAAGAAAACATCTCAAGGTGGGGGTGGGTTCTATATTACAAATGGAATCCTTAACTATAAGAAGAGAAGAAGGTATATACAGCCTACTCTAAATCCACTTTATAGAGTTACCAATGAGAAAAATATGCCCTCACAGAGCGAGATAATCAAGCTGTGTAAGAAGGCATCTAACTGGAGACAACCTGTATTCCTTGGAAGATTCTATGTTAGAGAAGGCTACACCCAAGTAAAACTTAAAAGTGTATTCATATCCCCTCTTCCTTTCTACCTTGCTTCCAAAGAAGCGAACATAGTTGGGTATGGTAGTATGATATGTATGAGCAAAGTCATAGATGAAAAACTTCACTACAGAGAAAAAATTCACTTTGGTTCTTGGCACTTCATATATAACTATAATACTCATACTGAAGGATACTATAACTTAATAATAAAATGAAGAATTTCATAGCATTATCAATTTGGGTAGTAGTGCTTATGATTGCACTGACAGAAGTGGGCTATATGCTCACATACTCTAGCAATATAGTCAATGTAATTGGCTTTATTGTAGGAGTACTATTCATAGTATTGTCTATACAGACTAAGTGTTTCACATCAATTAAAATAAACAAAAAGCAAAATGAAAGCAATGAAAAGTAAAATTCTGATGCTGCTTGTAGCTGTAATGGCTATGGTTGGCATGAGTTCCTGTGAAAAAGTAGATGCAGGACATGAAGGTATCCTTGTAAACCTCTATGGTGGTGACAAGGGTGTAGGTGATGTATCTATGTGTACTGGCATGGTATGGTATAATCCTTTCACACAGAGTGTGTATGAGTATCCTACCTTTGTGCAGACAGTAGACTATGAGCCTTTCACTATCAATGCAAAGGATGGTTCAGAGTTCACAGTTGACCCTACTATCTCTCTTAAGATTGTAGATGGTAAGTCCCCTCTTGTATTTAAGAAGTACAGGAAAGAACTGAAGGATGTAATCAATGGAACTCTCTACAACTATGTAAAGAATGCCTTCAGAATCCAGCTCAACAACTTCACTACTGACTACATTGTAAGTAACAGGGATTCCATTGAATCAGCCATTGAAAGGTATCTTGCTGCTGACTTGCTCAGAGAGAATTTTCAGCTTGAACAGCTTACCTCAGGTCTCAAGTACCCTGCTGTTATTGTAGAGGCTGTAAATGCTAAGAATAAGGCAATTCAAGAGGCTCAGAAAGCTCAGAATGAAGTAGCTGTAGCTGAGGCAAATGCAAAGAGCTTACTTGTGGCTGCACAGGCAGAAGCTGAAGCCAATAGGCTGAAACAGCAGGCTCTCACTCCTCAGATTCTTGAGAAGATGTGGATTGAGAAGTGGGATGGAAAACTCCCTCAGTATGGTCAGGTACCTACACTATTTAAGGATATTACAAAATGACCTGGATAGTAATAGGTATTATACTATTTATCATAGAGCTTACCATCCTCAAGAACACCACTTATTTTTGGCTTGAAAAAGTAGAAGATGGTTGGGGTTGTAAGAGATGGGAAAGAAGTAAAGAGGAGAAACCTGTCAAAGTAAGACTTTGGTGGGTTATCCTCTTAGCTCTTGGTAATATAGGATGGGTCAGTCTTATAACTTTCCCCATCTTTTGGATAGTATGGGGACTTAAGGCAGGAAGAGATACTGACAATGACTGTGGTGATAACACCTACTGGAGGTTACATAGTAAGCTAATGAAGAAACTTATAAACATTCTAAACAAAGAAATATAACTATGGCAGAAATGGAAAACAAACATGGTGTCTTCAAGACAGACCTCATGAGAACATTCAAGCAGCTCAAAGAGTCAAGAGCTGAGAGTGTAGCAGAAGATGTAGAGATTATCTACAAGAGACAGATTGAAGACCTGTGTCATCAGATAAGGAACTATGACAGGGATAGGGAAAACCTCATCCTTGACCTCAGTCCCTCAAGTGCCTTCAATGGCAATGTAGTACCCTCTGACTTCAAACCTGCTGACTTCCTTGCAAAGGATGTAGAGATAGGTCTCAACAAGAGGGATGCTATTATCAAGCTTGAGATTGTAATTGAGAGGTATGAATATCTCTTTGGTCCTATCACTGATAAGAGTGCCATCCTCAAAGTCCTTCCTAACTATCAATTCAAAGTTGAAGAGTAATGGGAGGTGGATGTTATTCATACATAAGAGATAATGCTAGGAAACTAAGCAACTCTCATATGTCAAGAGAAGAGGTGTTCCAGCAGAGGAGCATGAGTCCTGACATGGACATAAAGAACAAGGTAAGAGAGTGTAAGGATAGTGAGGAACATCCTGAGACTCTTCCCATTATCATTGCACTTGATGTCACTGGTTCTATGGGCATGATTCCTCACAAACTCATCACAAGTGACTTCCCTGAAATCATGAAGAAAATCATGGATGAGGGGATTGCACATCCACAAGTATGTTTCTTAGGAATAGGAGACCAATATAGTGACCTTGCACCTATTCAAGTAGGCCAGTTTGAGTCTTCAGATGAGCTTCTTGACAGGTGGCTCAAGACCATATGGCTCGAAGGACATGGTGGTGGTAATGGTGGAGAGTCTTATAATCTTGCCTGGTGGTTTGCTGCTAACCATGTTAGTGCAGACCACATTGAAAAGAGAGGTAAGAAGGGTGTACTTATCACCATTGGTGATGAGCCTGTTCACAGAAGTATAACCAAGTCAGAGTTCAACACTCTATTTGGTACCTCAAGTGAGGTGGACTCTATGACTGCTTCTCAGCTACTCAATAGGGTACAGGAGTCATGGGATGTATATCATATCAATCTCATGGACTACAATGGACAATGGATTCTATCCTAATGTTACTCCCTCAAAAGTAGGTCTTAATGGCATTCAAGAGAATATCCTTCAAGATGCAGAGTTGTACCTAGTCACTAGAACTTATACTACCAGGCATGGTAATGGTTACATTCCAAGAAGTCCTATAAGGTATTCTATGGAAGACAAGTATGAATCCAATGTGACCAATGAGTTCCAAGGAGACTTCAAGACAGGCATATTGGAGATAGACCTTCTTAACAGAGCTTATGACAGACACCATATAGACAACTATGTGAAGAGGTTCAACATCTCTACAAACTTAGTTGTTACACATATGGATGTATGTCAAAGCAAGGAAGGCTACTACTTTGACTTCCTTGATAAACAGAGTGTTGAACACCACTGTGGCCCTATGAACAGAAAATGGGCTGTTGAGGAAATAGGTAAGAGGATTACAGAGAACCTCATCTATGTACCAGGCCATGTCTACTACAATGACAGTGTTGAATCAAACATCAAACAACTAAGATGAAAGATAGAATCAAAAACTTCATCAAAGTAGCATTGATGATAGGGACATGCTTGGCTGGTATTTTCTTCATATATCAACTTGAAGGAAAAGCCACTACTCCTAATCATAATGTTACCCCTCCTGATACTGTAGCATCAGTTCCAGTGTTCATGAACAAATCTGCAAAAGAGGGACTGAAAGATGCCCTCAAGTATTATGATATTCAGCATCCTAATATAGTATATGCTCAAGCATTGCTTGAAACAGGTCACTTTAAGTCAGTAGGATGCTTGAGACATAATAATTTATTTGGCTTATATAACAACAAAGCTAAGAGATATTGTAGATTCAACCACTGGACAGAGAGTGTTATAGCATACAAGGAGTGGATACAAAAGAGATACAAACCTCCGGAGGACTACTATAGTTTCCTTCGGAAAATGGGGTATGCAAAAGACCCCAAGTACATTCACAAACTTAAACAGATAGTTAACAGTAATGACAAGAGAAGAAGTCTTGGAGGAGGTAAAGACTATCCCCAACAGGAATGTCTTGCTGACCTTACCAACTGGGTTTGGAAAGAGCAGAAATGCTATAGAGAGGATAAAACATTTTGCAAAGAGGAAGCATAAGAACCTGCTTATAGTAATACCAAGGAATGTTCTTAAGGTAAGCTGGACAGCAGAATTTGCAAAGTGGTGGGCTGATTGTAAGCTCAATATTACTTTCACAACATATGTATCTTTCCCCAAGCACAAAGGTAGTTGGGACTTTATCATCTTTGATGAAGCTCATCACCTTTCAGAGAGGTGTAGAGAGGCACTATGTGACTTTACAACAGACTATACTGTGCTACTTTCAGCTACAGTAAAGAAGGATTTGAGGGAAGAACTTAAAGAGGTCTTTGATGACCTCTACTATTACAATACTGCCCTAAGGGAAGCTATTGATAATGGTGTACTTCCTGACCCAACAGTCTACCTACTTCCTCTCTCTCTTGATAATAGACTTCCCAATGAGAGAATTATAAAGAACCCTAAAGCAAAAGGTAGGGTTATTTATAGTTCTTGGGCTGAGAGATGGTCTTATATAAGGCAGAAAAGCAATCCTGTCCACATTTTCTGTACTCAAGTACAGTACCTTGATGACCTTAATGGTCAGATAGAATGGTTCAAGAACAGGAGAGGAAATATTGTCTGTAAGAATAGGTGGCTCAAACTTTGTGGAGACAGGCTCAAGTACCTTAGTGACTGCAAAGTACCTACTGTACTTAGAATACTCCAGCATTGTGGCTATCAAAGGACACTAACATTCTGCAATAGTATAGAACAGACAAAGAGACTTGGTGAATATTGCATCAACAGTCAGAACTCAAAGTCAAGTGATGCTCTTGAACTGTTTAACAAAGGAATAGTTCATCATATCACAGCCTGTAATATGCTTAATGAGGGTATGAATCTTATTGATTGCAGAGTTGGTATCTATGCAAACCTGAATAGCTCTGAAACTATTATTAAACAAAGAGCTGGTAGATTGTTAAGACACTCTCATCCTATCATTATCATTCCTTATTATAAAGGAACGAGGGAAGAAGAACTTGTTGAGAAGATGCTTGAAGACTATAACCCAGACCTTGTCAAGACTGTTAACTTTGTTGAAGAAATACAATTATGAGGATAGTTTTAAGTAAGGAAGGTTGTTTCAGTAACCAAGTGTCTCTAGGGGAAGTGCTTATGCTGCTAGCGCATCAAAATAAAATTGAACTTAAAAAAGCTCAAGACCTCCTTATACAGAAAGGTTATATCACTGCTGAAAGGGATAGCCTGTTTCAACAAAATGGATGGAGAGTGACGAGGAAAGGGCAAGAGCTACTTGATTCTGTTGTACTTGACTCTGAAAGTAGTGAAAAAAGTGATGCTGACATTCTCTCTTTGGCAGAGAAACTCAAAGAAGTATTCCCTGCTGGGAGAAAGGATGGTACATCAAACTACTGGGCTGAGGGTAAGGCTCTTATTGCGAAAAGGCTAAAAGCATTCTTTAAGAAATATGGCACAGGCTATACTGATGAGCAAATTGTAAATGCTGCAAAGAAGTATGTTGAGAGCTTCAATGGGAACTATCAATTCATGAGAACTCTTAAGTACTTCATTTTCAAAGATAGAGACATAGCAGGTGAAAGAGAATATACCTCAGACTTGCTTAACTATCTGGAGAATGCAGGAAAGGAAGAGGTTCTCAAAGATGACTGGACATCAACAACTATCTGACTATGGGAAAGTTAAGAAATGACATTCAAAGACTCCGAAACAGGAGACAAAGAGTTCTTGATGGGAAGTATAATTGCATCCCATTTCCTTTCCCAAGGTTTAGAAGGCTGTTTCCTGGATTGGAGCAAGAGAAGTTCCTGGTTGTGACTGCCAATCAGAAGATTGGCAAGAGCAAGTTTACTGATTATATATTGGTATATGAACCTCTGTTCTTTTCTATGGAACACCCTGAACTCAAGGTAAAGATTCTTTATTTCACTTTGGAGATGAGTCCCTCTGCAAAGAGAGATGAGTTCTATTGCCACTTGTTATACAGGCTTGATGGTATAAGAATATCTCCTACTGATTTGAGAAGTACTGACCAAGAAAGACCTGTTGATGAAAAGATTCTTGAATTGCTTGAATCTGAGAGATATAGACCATACATTGAAAAGTTTGATGAAATGGTTGAGTTCATTGATGAAGATAAGAATCCTACTGGTATCAATAAAAGATGCAGAGATTATGCTTTATCTCATGGACATCTCAATTTCAAGGAGGTTGATGTTGTTGACCCTCTTGATGATACAAAAGTCACCAAGAGGAGAGTGGTTGACTCTGACAATCCCTATACCCCAGATGACCCTGAGGAATATAGGATTGTCATAGTTGACAATGCTTCAAACCTTGCACTTGAAAGTGGAATGAAGAAGATGGAGAACATTGATAAACTTGCTAAGTATGGTATAACCTTGAGAAATCAGCTCAAGTATATCTTTGTTCTCATACAGCATCAAGCACAAGCACAGGAAGGTGTTGAAAATCAGAAACTTAACAAGATTAAACCATCTTCTGATGGTCTTGCAGACTGTAAGACTACAACAAGAGATGCCAACTTTGTCCTTGGTCTTTACAGTCCTTATAAATATGGACTGAGAGAATATGAAGGTTATGACATAACAAAGTTTGGAAACTTCATCAGGTTCATGGAAGTTATTGAGGATAGAGATTATGGTGCAAGCAACAACATATGTCCTTTGTTCTTTGATGGTGCAGCAAGTACTTTTGCAGAGCTTCCAAGAGCTGATGATAAGGAGGGACTTGAAAAAGTTTATGCTTACATTCAGACACTGAAACAACCAAAGAAGAAGGGTATTTCCTTCTTCATGAAATCAATAAAATCATTATTTAACAAGAATGGCTAACATTTGTCTCATTTTGGGCAAGACTGGCACTGGTAAATCTTCAAGTATCAGAGGTCTTGACCCTAAGGAAACAGTTATCTTCAATGTATTGAAGAAAAGGCTTCCTTTCAAAGGAAGTAAGTCTTTGTACAATGAAGAGAACAAGAACCTCTTTAATGTAGATGACTATGCTACTATTGTAAATTACATGCAGGGAGTTGACAAGTCTGCTCCTCATGTAAGGAACATAGTTATTGAGGATGCTACCTACATCATGAGGAAAGAGTATTTCAAGACTGCCAAAATCTCAGGCTTCAATAAGTTTGTAGACATGGCAGCACATTTCCAGAGCATTGTCAGCACTGCTGAGAACCTCAGGGATAACCTTAATGTGTTTATCATCATGCACTGTGAGGAAATCTTCTCGGACAATACTATTGTCGGGTACAAGACTTCTACAGTGGGTAAGCTCATTGATAACAGTTATAATCCTGCTGAGGTGGTTCCTATGACTTTATTCTCTTCTGTCAAGTATAATGATAAGGGAGAGGCAAGTTATGGATTCTATACACACAGATGTATGGAAGGTGGAGTTGAAATTCCTGCCAAGTCTCCTGCTGATATGTTTGAACAGGACTTCATCCCCAATGATTTGGGTCTTGTTGTAAGAGCAATGGATGAATATTATAACTAAAAAAACAAAAGAAAACATGAGAGAATTATCAACTAGAGAAATTGCTGCCATTAAGAGGCAGTTTAAGAACTCTCTTCCTGCAATGAAGAAGATTGAGTCTATTGACTTGAAGATTGCAAAACTTCAGGAAGAGAGAGCTATTCAGCAAGCTATCCTTGATGGTGGCGAGGCTGGTATCATGGCAATGACTGGTGGTTATAGGTCTGTAGACCTTATTACTTGTACCTATGAACCTCAGTTCAATGAGGATGGTACTCCTAAGATGGACAAAGAGGGCAAGTATCAGGTCAAGAATCAGGTGCTCACTTTTCATGCTCCTGTAGAGGTAGAGGAAGTTCCTATGGAACCTACTTCAGAGGTGGATGACACTCCTAATGGTGAGGTAGAGACCACTGCTGCTGATGCAACCTTCAACCCCCTTGAAGGACTTGAATAACAAAAAAAAACAAACTAATAACAGACTACAATGAATAACAAAGGTTTTCTTTTTATGGCTATTGCCAAAGGTAAGGAATCTACAGAAGGTGATTTCAAAAGGTATATTGGTGTAGCTCCCTGCTTCATCAAAGGTCTTAACCCCACTAAGGCTCAGCTTGAGGAGATTTATGGCAATCCTCAGGACAAAGAGCCTGAATATGTAGGTGAGGTAGAAGTCACTGAGGGTGAATCGAAAGTGAAATATCCCAATGTAAGGCTTAGCTTCCTTGCACTTCCCGACCCTGAAAAGGTAGGTGTTGAACTTAAGCCCATCAGTGTGGCTCTCTTCCTTCAGAAGAGGTTCAAATACAACAAGGACAAGACTAAAGTACAGGTCATTGATAAGTATGGCAGAACTGCATGGGTTACCATCGAGGAGTGCAAGAATCACGAGATTCCTATGTACAGCAATGGTCCTGCCAATCTTGACAAGGACTATAGACCTGCTTATGTAGGTGAGGAAGAGCTTACTAACTTCCTTATTGCTTATCTCAATATCCCCTCTGTGATGAGGTATAATCAGGGAGAGAAGAAGTGGTATATGGTAGAGCATCCTGAGGAGTCAGAGTGCAGACTTGACCATATTGAAGACTATTTCAAGGGCAACTTCTCTGAGCTTAGAGAGGCTCTTTCCCTTCAGCCTACCAACAAAGTCAAGATACTGTTTGGTATCAGAACTGATAATGAAGGCAGGCAGTATCAGGCTGCTTTCACTCAGATGTTCCTGAAGAACAACATTACTGACTATAGCAAGCTGGATGCAAATGTACAGGAAAGGAAGAACAATGGTGCTTATGCCACTACTGAGTTTGAAACAGTAGACTTCCATGAGTATTCTGTAAAGAGTACCACCATCACAGACAATACAGCTGATGACCCCTTCGCATCTTCAGCTCCTGCTGCTTCAAATCCCTGGGATAACAAGTAAAGTATGATAAGCTCAGGTGAATCCTCTGTATCTTTGGAAGATATATATAAGGTAACAACTGAAGCTGAAATAACCCACTACTATTTGGGTATAACAAATATTCCATGCAAGATAAACAGTCCATTGAGGTTAGACAGAAGTCCCTCATTTGGACTGTTTTCTCCTAATGGTAGCAGGATAACTTGGATAGATTTCTCCTCTGGAGAGAGGGGAGGTATATTCGACCTGCTTGGAAAGATGTGGAACACTAGTTTTAAGGAGACTCTTGCAAGAATATATAAGGACTTCAATAAATTCAATGGAAGTGTTAAGATAGACTCCACAGGGCATTTGCCAATGGCACCTCGCATCAATGTAGGAAATAATGATGTTATAATGGAGTGCAAAGTTAGAGAGTGGAGGAAGCATGATATTGAATATTGGGAGTCTTATGGTATATCATTAGAGTGGCTTAAGTATGCTAATGTACATCCTATATCTCACAAGATAATAATCAAGAATGGTCAAAGATATGTCTTTGGAGCTGATAAGTATGCTTATGCTTATGCAGAGTTCAAGGATGGAAAGACCACCTTGAAGATTTACCAGCCATACAACAAGCAGGGATTCAAATGGAGCAACAAACATGATAGGTCTGTAATAAGTCTGTGGACAAAAGTGCCACCTACAGGGGATAGAGTATGTATATGCTCTTCTCTAAAAGATGCACTATGTCTATGGTCCAATACAGGGATTCCTGCTTTGGCAATACAAGGTGAAGGATATACTATCAGTGATACTGCTGTTAGTGAATTGAAACGCAGATTCAAGAATGTCTATATCTTACTTGATAATGATGAGGCAGGACTGAAAGATGCTGAAATATTAGCTTCAAAAACTGGGTTCACTAACATAGTACTACCTAACATCAATGGTGCAAAAGATGTGTCAGACCTCTATCTTTCCCTCCAGGACAAAGAACAATTCCAAAAGATTATGATAGGTCTATTTGATTAACAACCAAAAAAAAAATAATGAAAACATGGAAGCAAGAAAAATTACAGTTGTTTCTACGAAAACTCAGAAAAAGAGTGTAATCATGTCAGGTGCCGAGACACTTGGCGAACTGAAGAAAGACCTCAATGAGGCAGGTATTGACTACAATGGCATGACCTTCTTTGAAGGCACCTCGAAGACTGAACTCAAGACAGATGAGTCTGTTCTTCCTAGGGATGTACCTTACACCAACAGAACTACAGGTGAAACCATAAACACCAATGAACTGGTGTTTATGCTCACCAATACCAACAAGAAAATCAGGTCAGGTGCTATGACTAGAACTGAGGCTTACAATACTATCAAGGCTCAGGGTCTTCAGGGTGCCTGTGTAGCTATGTATGGCAAAAACTTTACACAGTGCTCTACCAATGACCTTATCCTTCTCATTCAGAAGAAGGGCAAGAAAGCTGCTACTGCCCCTGTAAAGGAGCAGCCTGCACCTACAAAAGTTGAGACTGTAGCTACTACTCCTGCTACTCCCTCTGCTCCTGCACCTGTAGCAAAATGTGTTGATGTACAGGTAAGAGCTGCCATCACTGAACTCACAAAGGTTCTCTGTGAAGAAGGCACTATTGAGGAGGATACCAGAGATGAGGTTCTCAATATCCTTGGTGGTAGTGCTGTTGCACCCACAGTAACTGACAGCTACAAGCCTGATTCTGCCTCTCCCTACAGTGACAATGAGATTGATGCCATGTTCAGAGGTATGTGCTGATAGCACAGCCTATAGGCAATAACCCATGGGGAAGAGAGGAGCAATACCTTTCTTCCCCATTTTTTTTTGCATTTTATATGACAGAACATGACCCTATATCAATAGTCCACAGCATCTTTGTTGATTTCTTTGGTGAAGAAAATGTGGACTTACAAGGACAGATTATCATAGTTCATTTTCCCAAGGTCACAGTGACTAATGAAAACAACCGAAGTGTTGATATAACTCATTTGTGGGTAAAGGTCCAAGTGTCTCTTAATGGAACTATAGATGGCACATTTCAGATGATGAGGTCTGAGTTTACAGCAACTCAGTTTGCAAGTGGTTACAGTCATTCTCATCTACCAAGCATTAAAACCACTGAACTTTCTTGGGGTAGCCCCTGTCTTGGTGATGGGCCTATAAGGGGTACTATTTCCTCTTTGTCTATAGAGTTCTCTGAGGAGATGTGGAACTTATTCTGCCTTGAACTATCAAAGTATGTCACTGTGGAATCTCTCACAGGAGGTCCTTATATACGTCTCGAAACTATAGGAACTGACAGGAGAGCTACTGAGGAAATTACATTTCCACTTGAACCTGCTCCAGTTGATATAGACCTTAATGAACATATAAGGCAGAGTATAGCAGCTTTCATTCCTGCAATACTTAGTAAGAAACCCTTTGGGTTTAACTTTTTCAATGGGAGCTATGGCATTGCAATGTCTGAAAGAGACCTCTTTATTACTTTGAGCAACCTATTCATTGAATTTTACAACTCCCTACCTGCTTCACAACAGACCCCAATAGAAGACCTATTTTTCGCAGGTATCTTGTGTAAAGGTAAACTTATTGGTAATAAATTGTACTATGTCTATGATAGTGACCCAAATGCAGTTACCAACTATAGAGATATGATAGGGAGAGATATGCTGAGGTTCAAGGACAAAACTATAACTCTCAACATTACTGAGGATTCAGTTGCGGAAGATGACCCTAATATGTCTATCTTCCTATCAGATATTATAGTAAGGATTATAATTGATAGAATTTTAAGAACAATAAATAACAAGTATGGACAATCCAACCAAGAAGATAATTTCTTTGGAAGAGCACACAGATACTTATAAATTAGTTATCCCTGCTGATGTAGAGAAGAAAATAAGACACCTTTGCAATAGGGTTTCACAGGTGGAGTGGTCTGGTACACTGTTCTACACGCATAGTGGCTCATACGAGGAGGGAACTCTTGAGATAAGATGTGTGGACATATTCCCAATGGACATTGGTTCACAGGCATATACAGAGTTTGACATGTCTCCTGATGTAATAGCTTACATGACTGGCCATCCTGAACTGTTAGATTGCCAGATGGGACTTATACATAGCCATAATAATATGGCTACTTTCTTCAGTGGTACAGATACTGCCACCTTAAGGGAGGAGGGAAATGATAGGAACCATTTTGTAAGCCTTATTGTAAATAATGCAGGAACCTATACTGCTGCTATTACAAGGAAACTCACAACCAAGAAGGTAATAAACTCTACTTATACTTATAAGACCTTTGAAGATGTTGAGAAGACAGGCACTAGAACTGTGGAAGTAGAGGAAGAGGTGATTGCATATAATTACCTCAATATCATCAAGGAGGGTGAGGTAACTGAACCCTTTCTTGAAATTGATGAAAGGCTGGAGGCAATCAAGAAGAATAAGGCTACAGCAGCTCCTACAAAAGCTCCATTGTCAACTACTCCTTATCATAGTAGCCTTCCTTTCACTCCTCCCACATATCCCAAAGCTAAAGAAGTCAAGCCTGTACAACAGAGTACACTCTTTGATGAAGAGTTCATGGAAAGTGAACCACCAAGAGTAGTTTCTGCTGACCCTAATGAGATAGATATTACTATCCCAGCACCTGTAGTGAGAGCTACCACACTACAACTTATCACAGGTTCAATAGCTATTGCTGATGCAAGTAGAATTGACCCTGTGAAATGGTCAGGTCAGATGGTGGGTCTGTTTGACAAGAGATTTGATAAAGATGAATCTCTCTTTGCATTATGGGCTGAAACTATGGCAGAGTTTGTCTTAACTAACTTTGTACCAGATGAATATGCTCACTTTGAAGAGGAGTATATATCAGAACTGTGTCAAGCAGTCTATATGACTCTTGATAAGTTACCCAAGAATAAATATATTAAAGCAATTCAAGACGCATTAATTACATGGATGTTATAACAACAAATACCTTAGGATTATCTGAAGCAGAGGTTGCACTTCTTGAAGCAACTTTGGCACAGGCACATGAGGATAACAGGCAGATTCTGCCTCCTAATTCAGAATCACTCCTAATAGATGAATCTTCTTCGAGATTCAGTTCTGCCATATGGTTTAAAGAAATAGGAAAGCAGATAGTAACTCTTGCTGGACTTGGAGGTATTGGCAGCTATGTTGCCTTCCTTCTTGGTAGACTTAAGGTAAGCCAGATAATTATCTATGATGATGACACTGTAGATGAAACCAACCTGTCAGGACAGATGTTCTCCAGAAGAGACATAGGACGCTTCAAGACAATCACAGTATGTCAGATGCTTAGGGACTATTCCAACTATTATAATATTATAAGCAATAATGAAAGGTTTACATGTGGCTCTCCTGCTACTGATATTATGATATGTGGCTTTGACAATATGTCAGCAAGAGAGACATTCTACAAGGGATGGAGAGACTATGTTACGGGCAAACCTGAAGCAGAAAGAGGTAATTGCCTCTTTATTGATGGCAGGCTTGCAGCAGAGGAGTTCCAAGTATTTTGCATCAAAGGTACTGACAACTTCCTTATGGATAAATATGAGGAAGAGTGGCTGTTCCAAGATGGTGAGGCAGAAGCAACACTGTGTTCTTACAAACAGACAAGCTTTTGCGCCAATATGATTGCATCTGTTATGATAAATCTCTTTGTCAATTTCATAGCAAACAAATGTGAACCTCTCATTGAGAGAGAACTTCCTTTCTACACCAACTATGATGCAGAAAGGATGTACTTCAAAACTGAAATGGTATGACAATCTCTTATGCACTTAGTAACAGTCTGAGAAGTGACACTTTTGGACCCTCTGATAGGTGGTACGACACTGTCAGTCCCCCTCCCAGCTATGAGAATAATGGAAGGTTCTCTAGATTTCTTGAGGTAATTGTTCCTTGTTCTGGAGAATGCTTTGTGCCTGTGCTAGGTATTTCAAATACCATAAGCTTTATAAAACACTGGCTTGATTCAGTATCTCCTACACGGCCAATAAAGCTCTCCTATCCTCTCTTCGTAGGTGGAAAGGGGGTGAGAAAAACAGCAGACTCTATCATACAATCTATTAACAACTGCCCTGAGGACCTGAGGCTTAGTAATATTATTACTTCAAAAGGTCTTGACTATTATGGGGGACAAGGGCTTATCTTTGATGAGAACTGGAATCCTCTTATGCTCTGTGGGTACATCATTAACATTGATAGGATTAACAAAGTTATACGGATTGTAAAGCCTGTATGCCATGTTTCTCCTGATGTCATTGAGAATAAGGATATTCTGTCAAAGGCTATCATAAAGAAAGTTGTTCCCTTTATAAGCACTAGAGGCGCAGATGTTCCAGTCCTTTTTAGGAGAAGCCACTGTGTCACTTTCAACTCTGAGAGCTTTCAGTGTATCCCTGTGACAATATGTTGCTTGAATGACTTCTTTGTTACTCCTAAAGCACCTAGGTTCATAGAACATCTTGATGATGCTATATGGGGCTTTCTTGAAGAGCATGTAAATGACTTAATATGACAGCAGAGGAATACTTTGGAAGATGGATGAGAGTCATTGATATGAATGAGATGACAAAGGTTCTCAATACACTCAGGAGTGTAAATCCTGACAGGTTATGCCCTGAATACCCAAATATATTCAAGGCATTTGAACTGTGCAGGTATGATGACTGTAAGGTAGTCTTCCTAGGTCAAGACCCCTATCCTCAGAAAGGTGTTGCAACAGGTGTATTATTTGGTAATAAACCTGGAACAAAGGAACTTTCTCCTTCACTAGAAATTATCAAGGAGGGTTGTGTAAATTATGAGATACCTCATGGCCCTATAGAGTTTGATATAACTCTTGAATCATGGGCCAAGCAGGGTATTCTTATGATAAATTCAGCTCTAACTTGTGAAGTAGGAAAGGTAAACTCTCATGTTAACTTATGGAGGCCCTTCATCTCTAAACTGCTAAAGAACCTTTCAGAGCATGAGACAGGAATAATTTATGTTCTGTTTGGTTCTCAAGCAAAGACTTTCAAACCTTATATCAATAAGAACTATAATGACATAATTGAAGTAGAGCATCCTGCATACTTTGCAAGGACTGGTCAGATTATGCCATACAGTGTCTTTACTGATATAAATAAACTCTTAAAAGGTAAATATGGTACTACTATTGAGTGGTATCATGAATTAAATAACATAAATACAAACGACAATGAAAGAAAAGAAACAACTGATGGTGATGACTTCTTTTGGCCCTGTTCCCTTTGATGCAGTAAGGGAGCACCTTCCCAAAGAGATTGTTGAAGTGATTGACTCAACTAAGGACGAAATTCTTGCAGCCATAGAGAGTGCTGTCCCTGTGTGTGTGGGCTACTACATTGCAAGCCTCGCACAGAAAGCAGGATGGAAACCTGAAAAAATGGCAGGTTATCTCTCCAACCTCTACAACATCAATCCTGCTCTTGCATTCTCTATGCTCCTCAGAGAGGTGGCCATTGAGCTTGACAAGAAGTATGAGGACCACATCAACAACTGTAAGGAACTCTACATTATTTCTTCGATGGATGGCAGGATTCACAAAGTACCTAGAGCCTACATCAAGAACTTCAGGAACTTTGCAGCTTTCAGGACTAAGGAAGATGCAAAGACTGCCTGTAGGATTCTCAGAAGTGAACTTAAGGAGATGTTCAAAAGTGGCAGAAAATAAGAAGATTAGAAATGCTAGAGAGTCAGTCTTCAATGGTATAACTTTTAAGTCCAAACTAGAGGAAAGTTTCTACAGAACACTTGTGTCAGCAGGTCTAGAACCTGACTATGAACTTGCTAAGTTTGTACTGGTTGAGGGATTTAAGCCCACAGTACCATTCTACAACAGAAGTAAGTCAAAGGTGTTCAAGATGGATATGAATAAAGTCAGGGATATTACCTATACCCCTGACTTTACCATTCTCTATAATGGTACTTTATTCATCATAGAAGCAAAGGGTATAGAGAATGATACCTTCCCTCTTAAGAAGAAGCTTTTCAGAAGGTTTCTTGAATCTATGGAGATGCCTTGTGTGTACTTTGAAGTTCATACCAAGAGAGAATTACTTGAAGTAATAAACATAATCAAATCTTATGGAACAGCCACTGGACAAAATCAGAAGACTCTCAAAGAGTTTACCTGAAAGGGACATCAAATTTGCTGAGAAATATATTGCAAGCCGAGAGTTTGACAAGTTGCTTGAGATAGTTGAATCAGATATATACATGGTTCAGCAGAATGAGCTTCTTGAACATCCTAAAGAGAAGTTTGCTAATATTAACCTTGAAGAATTGCTGGAACTTAGGGGAGCTATAGATGAGTATATGTCATTCCTTGAAGTGCCTGACAATTCTGATGATGACAGCTGGATGTATGATTAAATCATTGAAAGAAATAAGCTGGAATGTTCCAGAGGATGTGTATAGAGCAGACCCTGCAATATCTTACTCTACCTTGTCAAAGTTTAAGAGAACAGGTTTCAATGAACTTGAACATCTCTTTGACAGAATAGACACTCCTTCTCTTACATTTGGTTCTGCTGTAGATAGCATTATTACAGGTGGAGAAGAGGAGTTTGAGAGCAGGTTCATGGTAGCAGAGTTTCCTCCTGTTCCTGACTCTATTATCACTATAGTAAAGTGCCTATTCGAGAACTATCACCATAATTACAGGATACTTGAAAACATTCCTGATAAGGAGGTCATAGAAGTAGCTTCTCAGTTCAACTATCAGAACAACTGGAAGCCAGAGACAAGAGCTAAAGTGATTAAGGAGAAAGGTTCTGCTTATTACAGACTACTGTACTTGAGCAAAGACAAGACTATTATTGATACTACCACTAACTTTGATATAAGAAGAACAGTGGAGGCACTCAAGAACAGTCCTGTTACTGGATGGTACTTTGCTCCTAAAAATCCCTTTGAGAACATTGAAAGGCTCTATCAGCTTAAGTTCAAAGCCACTCTTAATGGCATTGAATATAGGTGCATGGCAGACCTTCTGATAGTAGACTATGATAGGAAAGTGATTATCCCTGTTGATTTGAAAACAAGTGGAAAGCCTGAATGGGACTTCTACAAATCATTTGTAGATTGGAGGTATGATATTCAAGCAAGGCTCTATTGGAGAATCATTAGATATAACCTTGATAGAGACCCTTATTTTAAGGATTTTCAATTATGTGATTACAGGTTCATTGTAGCTAACAGGAGAACCCTCACCCCATTGATTTGGAATTGTGAATTTACCCAACAGAAGGGAACAATTTCATTTAATGATATAGTATTTGAAGACCCTGAAGATATAGGGAGAGAACTTCACACCTATCTTACATTAAGTTTATCAGTTCCCATAGGCATAAAGCTAGAGAAATGTAATTCATTAACTGAATGGTTAAGTAAATGAAAGTTACAAAAAGAGACGGTTCAATAGAGGATTTTGACATTGGCAAGATTGAAAAAGCTGTAAAAGCAGCCTATGCCAGTCAAGGTCAGGAAGTATCAGAAGGTATCTTAGCTGAACTGAACTATGTATTTACACGGGATTACAAAGATGTAACTCTCAGTGTGGAACATATACAGGATGAAGTTGAGAAGATTCTGTTTGATTTGGCTCCTTATAAAGTTGCAAGGGCATATGTAACTTATAGAGAGCATCATAAACAGGCAAGATTTATAAGAGAAAGGCTGGATTATATGGAGAGGTATAGCACTTCTTCTGATAATGCAGCCACTTCCTCTGAGACAGATGCAAATGCAAATGTCACAATGAAGAATGTTGCCAATCTTGAAGGTGAGGTTTATAAAACCACCAATAGGACTATTCAAAGGCAGAGAATGAAGGACAAGCTCAATGAGATGTTCCCTGAACTTGCCAAGAGATATGAGGAAGACCTAAATCACCACATTATATATACCCACGATGAGGCATCTACTCCAGTACTCAAGCAGTATTGCATGGCAGTGAGTCTCTATCCTCTCATGCTTGAGGGTGTTGGTAATATTGATGGGGTAACTCCAGGTCCTCCTAATGATATACAGTCCTTTAGTGGGCAGATTACCAACCTTATCTTCCTCCTTTCTTCACAGTGTAAAGGTGCAGTAGCAGTAGGTGAATACTTTATTGCTCTCAACTACTATATTGTGAAAGAATTTGGCCCTATATGGTATGAGAAGCTTGATGAAATTGCCACATCAGACTTCTGTGTACAGAAAAGAACAATCAGAGACTCTATACTTAAAGCTTTCAAGCAGTTTGTATGGGGTATCAATCAACCTGCTGGTAATAGGAGCTATCAGTCTCCCTTTACCAATATCTCCTATTATGACCATACTTACTTTGAGTCACTCTTTGGAGAATTTGCATATCCTGATGGTTCAAGACCTGAATGGAAAGCAATAGATACTCTCCAAAGAATGTTCATGAAGTGGTTTAACCAACTTAGATTGAAGCAGGTGCTTACATTCCCTGTTGAAACTATGGCTATGGTTCATGATGGCAAAGACATTATTGATAAGGAGTATAAACAGCTCACTGCTGAAATGTATGCAGAAGGACACAGTTTCTTCACCTATATATCAGATAGTGCTGATAGTCTTGCTTCCTGTTGTAGGTTGAAGAATGAACTCACTGAGAATACCTTCAGTCCTACCTCTGGTCTTACTGGTGTTATGACAGGTAGTTGCAATGTGATTACTTTGAATATCAACAGAATTGTACAAGATTGTGTAAGAATAAACAATCTAAGTAGAGGCGAATGGTGGGATGGAGATAAGATATTGCTCAAGAATTACCTCGTAAACATTCTGGAAAGGGTTTATAAGTATCATATTGCATTTAAGACAATGCTCTATGAAACTGAAGACAAAGGTATGTTTGCAGCAAGCAATGGTGGATATATTCACATAAGCAAGCTGTATAGCACCATTGGTATCAATGGTCTGAATGAAGCTGCAAGGTTCTTAGGTCTTGATGTAAGCAACAATGAGAAATACTTTGAGTTCCTCCAGCTTATTCTTGGAACTATCAAAGAACAGAACAAACTTCATTCACTCCATGATAAGAAAAGACCTTTCCTGTTCAACTCAGAAGTAGTTCCTGCTGAAGGATTAGGTGGTAAGAACTACCAATGGGATTTAGCTGATAATTACTGGGTGCCCTCAGATGAGAACCTATATAATAGTTATTTCTACAATGCCCATGACGATACATCAGTACTTGACAAGTTTATTCTTCATGGAAGAAAGACTTATCAATATACTGATGGTGGTTCTGCTGCACATATCAATCTTGCAGAGCATCTTAGCAAGGAACAATATCTTAAGCTGATAGATTTTGCAATAGCACAGGGTACTAACTATTTTACCTTCAATATTCCTAACAGCAAGTGTAACAAGTGTGGGCACATTACCAAATCAATTATGAAAGTGTGTCCTAAATGTGGAGGAACTCATATCACTTATTACACAAGAGTAATAGGTTATCTTAGGCCAATCGACAAGTTTGGAGAAGATAGGCAGATTGAGGCAAAGAAAAGATACTATAAGAGTAATGTTGAAATATGTTGATGCTCAAGTAGTCTTTGCAGAGGTTCCAGATGAGATAACTTTAGCAATAAGTATAAGTGGCTGCCCTTGTCATTGCAAGGGTTGCCACTCATCTTATCTTGCCGAGGACATAGGTGAGGAGCTAACCCCAGAAGCTATAGACAGGTTGATATACAACAACAGTGGCATAACATGTATAGCTTTAATGGGTGGAGATGCTGAACCCATAGTAGTAAGTTATTTGGCAGGGTGCATAAAAGGAGAGCATCCTGAGATAAAAGTAGCTTGGTACAGTGGGAGACAGGAGATAAGTGACAGGATAGACCTATGGTACTTTGACTATATCAAGGTTGGACCTTATGAGGAGGACAAAGGACCTCTTGATAAGAGAACAACCAATCAAAGGTTCTATAAGGTAGTTCACACTACAACAGGTAAAAGTAAGTTGTATGACATAACAAGTAGATTTTGGAAACATGAAGCAGAAGATTAAAGTAAAAAGAATAAATAAGAATATTCCTCTCCCCGAAGTGATAGAAAAGGGAGATTGGATTGACCTTAGAGCTGCTGAAACTGTACATCTCAGTGCTCCTCAGGCAGGGACATTAAAGAGGCATACAGTTGATGGAGTAGAAGTGTCACATAGAGATGTTACATTTGACTCCAAGCTTATTGGTCTTGGTGTTGCTATGCAACTCCCCAAAGGACTTGAAGCAGTAGCTCTTTCTAGAAGTAGCTCCTTCAAGAACTTTGGAGTAATTCTTGCCAATAGTGAGGGAGTAATTGACCAGCCTTACTGTGGTGATAATGATGAGTGGAGATTTAATGCTATAGCATTGAGGGACACTACAATCAATGAAGGTGACAGAATCTGTCAGTTCAGAGTCCAGCTTAGTCAGAAGGCTACTATGTGGCAGAAGATTAAGTGGCTCCTCAGTTCTGGTATAGAGATTGTTGAGGTTGATGAACTTGACAATCCTGACAGAGAGGGAATTGGCAGCACTGGCACTAGGTAAGAACAAAAAAAAACAATATGAAAGCATGATTTTAGAAACTGGAATAGTACTTCTTGCAGTGGTGGCAGTAGGACTTACTGTCAACCACTTCGAGAGTAAGATAAACAAGGAAAAAGCTAAAATCTCTATCAAGGAGTCTATGGACTTGGCTCAAGTACCTGTAATTACCTTCCTTGAGGGAGATACAAAGCTGAACTTCCTTCTTGATAGTGGTGGTTCCCATTCACATATCAGTAAGAGTGCTGCAAAGATGCTGATAGGAACACCTATTGATACAGATTATACCTATACTACCTCAATAGGTTCTGACTCTACCAGCAAGATGATTGAGTCAATTCTTAAATATAAGAATGAAGAGTTCAAGGTCAATCTGTTTGTCAATGAAGGACTTGATACTTCCTTTGAGGAGGTTAAGAAAGAATGTGGAGTGCAGCTGCATGGCATTCTTGGTGCTGATTTCCTCAAAGAGCACAAGTATGTACTTGATTTTGCAGAACTTGTAGCATATCACAAATGAAAGAACAAATAAGACTTCAATCAAGATATAGAGAAGATGAAAACTATTCTGGTGGTTCCTTTATACAGAAAGGAACTGAAATTGATGGTAACATAGTCAAATCTATATCAAGAGGAGAAGAGGGAGTTATTATTGAATTTGAGTAATGATTTATCTTGTTACCAATGCAATTCTCCCTGGAATTGAATCTCCTCATTACAAAATAGTAAGTGTAGAAGAGTCTCTGGCCCTGCTTGAACCCTTGAGAGTTGTAGGACTTGATACTGAGACTATGGGATTTGACCCTTATACAAAGGAACTCCTTATGGTTCAGTTAGGGTGCTATGAATTTCAAGTGGTAATAGATTGCACTACAGTTAATATACAACAGTATAAAGCCTATCTTGAATCAAACAGACTCTTTATAGGATGGAATATCAAGTTTGACTTGAAGTTCCTATATCATAAAAGGATAGTACCTAAGAGAGTCTATGATGGTTTCTTGGCTGAGAAACTTATGTGGCTTGGCTATCCTGCTGGCATTCATGGTATGTCTTTGAAGGCAGCAGGTGAGAACTATCTTGGAGTTGAACTTGACAAGACTGTTCGAGGGAAGATTATGTGGGCTGGTCTTTCAGATGAAGTCATTGTGTATGGTGCCAATGATGTGAAATATCTGGAAAAGATTATGGAAGCCCAACAGCCTGAACTTGAAAGAAGAGGTCTTGTCAATGCTCTTATCTATGAAAATATGTCAGTACTTTGGCTGGCATACACAGAATATTGTGGAGTTCTTCTTGATGTTCAGAAATGGCAGGAGAAGATGGAACTTGATAGCTTCTCTGAAAGAGTATTTAAGAAGGGTCTTAATGACTGGGTTGTTGCTTGTGTAAAAGGGAGAAACTTTGCTTATCACTATCTACAGACTGATGGTGTTGATGAAGAGGATTTAGAGAAGGCCAGAGCCAGTATGAAGGGTGAAAGATGCCCTGAAATGGACATCAAAGGAGAGAAGAGAGGCTATTGTGAAGCTTATAGAGTGGTAGTTGAAGGTAATATAGACCCTAAGTTTGTAGGACCTGATATACCAGCAAATCTATTTGAAGAATCAAGAGAAGGAGAGTGTACTATAAATTGGGATAGCCCCAAGCAGGTAGTTCCTCTTCTCTTATCATTAGGATTTGACCTGTTGGTTCAAGATGATGAGACTGGTGAAATGAAGCATAGCACTGAGTCTAAAGTCATAGAACCTCAACAGGATAAGTCAACTTTAGCTTATCTTTATCTTCAATATAAGGCTGCTAAGAAAGTAACCTCTACTTATGGACAGAATGTTCTCAATCAGATAAATGAAAGGAGCAGGAGAATCCATACCAACTTCAATCAGTTAGGCACAGATACAGGTAGATTAAGTTCAGGAGGTAAGGATAAGGCTAATGGTCTTGAGTATCTTAACTTTCAGAACTTTCCTGCTGACCCTGTAACCAGAGCTTGTTTCATATCTGGGCCAGGTATGAAGTGGATTAGCTGTGACTATAGTGGTCAGGAAAGTAGGATTATAGCTGACATAACCAATGATATGGCATTACTAGACCTGTTTAATCATGGTTGTGGTGATGTCCATTCATTGGTAGCCAAGATGTCCTATCCTGATATTATAGGTGACTGTCCTGTAGAAGAAGTAAAGAAGAGATTCAAACATTGGAGAAGTGAAGCCAAAGGTGTTGAATTTGCCATCAATTATGGTGGAGATGCCAACACTATCAAGAATAACAAAGGTATACCTATAGAGGAAGCTCAGAAGATATATGATAGTTATATGAAGGGTTTTAAGGGTATGAAGACATATCAGGATAGACAGAGAAAGTTTGTCATGGAACATGGTTTCATAATTCTTAATTCTATAAGTCATCATAAGGCTTATATTTATGACTATGATTTACTTATGAGAACTAAAGCTAGGTTCACAAGAGAGTTCTGGGATGTTTACAAGAAACACAAAGGACATGACAATAGGAAAATTCCTAAGGCTGCCCTTCAACAGTTATATCAGAGGTTTGCTAATGGTGAACCTTTTGAATCTATGGCTGGTGTTTATACCTATACCAAGAAGAAAGGCAAGATGGAAGAGACAAAGGAGGTTACTGTAACTATCTCTGATGTCTATGTCCATCCTGTAAGACACTACTTCAAGAGGAAGGCTGCTTCTGAGAAGCAGGCAATCAACTATCCTTGTCAAGGTACAGGTGCTGTTATGTTCAAGACTGCCTCAGTATTTCTTTGGGACTATCTTGTGGAACATGACCTACTCTTTAAGGTTTTACTGTGTATTCCTGCACATGATGAATGGAACATAGAAGTTCCTGAAGAGATTGCGGAGGAAATGAAGAAGGTTCTGCAAGACTGCATGAGCAGAGCTGGCTCCTACTTCTGTAGGAAACTGGAACTGCCTGCTGATGCAGAACTCTCTGACCACTGGATACATTAACATGGTAAGGGACATTTAAGTCCCTTACCTTTCATTCAACCAATATGAAAGAATATTTGTGTATAAAAGATTTCTATATAGAGGACTTCAGGTTTGCCACCAAGGGAGACCATGTAGTCCTTCTGCCTGACAACCGCACTGTTGTCAATACAAATGGGCAGCAGAAAGTAACTCAGATGCCTCAGATTGTAGAGGATAGAAACTACTTTGCCCCTACATATGAGACTAAATCTGCTCCTGTTACAGAGGATAAGGTCAATCATCCCAGTCACTATACATGGCTCAAGGAGAAGTGTGGCATTGAGGTCATAGACATCACAAGATGGCTTGACTTTGACACTGGCAATGCTGTAAAATATCTGCTCCGGGCTGGACACAAGTCAGAGGAAGGAATGACTGACAGAGAGAAGACCATTCAGGACTTGAAGAAGGCTGTCTGGTACATACATGACAGAATAAAGATGCTGGAAGATGGGAATAAACTATAGTTGTAAAACAAAGGCAAAGGCTTCACTTAAACTGTTTAATCAAATATCTTCATTCCTGTTTGAACAGGAGTATGATGAATTGAAGGGAAACAGTAAGGCTCAGAATACCTTGATAGAAGCAAAGAAGGCACTTGCCGAGATAATAAACAAGAACTGATATGGCAAGATATGTAATATGTGAGGGCTGTGGCAAGCTGATAGAGTATAAGCCTGAGACTAAGTATGAGATGGGAACTTCCTATACTACATTGAAGTGTCCTCTCTGTGGTCATGTCAAGCAGACTACTGTTAACCATGTACACTATGGAAATGATGGAAAGAAATAGAAAACTTCGACTCTTAGTGACAACAGACTGTCCCAACCATTGCCCGTTGTGCTGCAATAACTCATGGGACTTTGATAAATTTCTATGTCAGGAGGTTGAAGTTCATATCTATGACATATCTTCTGACATAGAGGTAGACGAGGAGTTCATTGAGAAGTTGGGACATGATACCAACCACTGTCAGTGGGCTTTCGGAACAAAAGTAGACATAGTAAAACATAAAGGAAAGATACTGAAATGAAACTATTACAATTCAAAGCAAGCTGGTGTGGACCTTGCAAACAACAGACTAAGGAGTTTGAGGAAAACCCCATAGATGTGGAAGTTGTAGCTGTTGATATTGATGAAGATAAGGAAGACTTATCGACCAAGTTCAGTATCAGGCCTATACCTACAATGATTCTAATAGGTGACCATGATGAAGTGATATGTAGATGGGTCGGTTTTACCAGGTCCAGTATTATCAACAACTTCATCCATGAACTCACAAATACATCTAAATAAAAACAATATGGAAGAAAAGAAACTAGAAGAAATGACTCCTAGTGAGGTAGTAGACGCTATTCTCAAGGATGAGAGGTTCAAAGAGGCTCTTGGTAATAAAAACTTAGAGCACTTGGACAATGTGATACAGGGTATAACTAAACTCAGTGACAGTTCAGGTATGTCTTTATCTATGTGGGCTGTAATCTTAATCCTCATTGTAGGATGCAGAGGAACATCTCCTTGGATGCCCTTCCCAAAGATGCCTGAAGGTGTAGAACTACCTAAGTCAAAGCTTGTAGTCATTGAGGACTTCAATGGTTTCATTAGTCTGGTAACTGATGAGGATGGTGAAGTTAAGGTCTTTGATGATTATAACAAGGCAGATAAAGAAGCTAAGGAATGTCAAAACGGTAAAGTAATTATTCTATGAAACTAATCAAACCTTCCTTTGAAATATATGAGCAAGGTCCTGGTTTAGATGGTATCTATGAAGCTGTAGAGAGGGCAGGTAGGACTTGTTATAAAAGTAAAAGGCCAGAGGGTCAAACAGCAAAGGACTTTGTTGACAGGATGATTGCTTCTCAACATTGTTATACAGGTAGTAGTGAGGTTCTCACTGAAAGAGGGTGGGTTCCTTGGCATAGTTATAGTGGAGAAAAAGTAGCTGTTGTAGATAGAGACTCTAGCCAATTTATTGGCTTTGAGTTCCCTACTAGAGTAATATCTCATGAATACACTGGTAACTTCTATTACTACCCATCACTAGGTTTAGAAGTTACAGATGGGCATAGAATGTATGGGCTATTTAGAGAAAGTAGAAATAACTTTTATAATAGTTCTTACTATGATGTCTTTGTATGTGGGCAATCCTATAAGGATAATAATGGTAGAGAAAAGACCCTTGGAGAGAGGATGTTCAAATCTCCTAAACATTGTCCAAAACCTATCTACACTAACCCTTTCTATGAACTAATAGGATTCTGGCTAGGAGATGGTTGCTACCAAAAAGATACAATAAATAAGTTAGTATTCCATCTTAAGAAAGACAGGAAAATAGAGTATCTTATAAATCTATGTAATGAGCTAGGGTATAAATTTGAGATAGGTAAGGGAAATTATTACAAAGTAGTTAGAGATGGTATAGGAGAGCTGGTTAATTCTCAGTTTTATTATAATGGTAAATACATTCCAATGATGTATAAAGCTGATGACCCTATTGCTGTTAATTCTATAATAAAAGGATTGATTAACTCTGATGGGAGTGTTGGAGTAAATACCAAGACTGTTACTTTTACCAGCACCAGCTATAGCATCATAGATTGGATAAACTCTGTAGCCCCTATTGGCGGTTATACAGCCTCATTCAGAGGAATTTGTCATGAAACTCCTGTACACAATCCTGTGTATAAAATTCTTTTGTTAGATACTGATTATACTATTAACAATGATAGTAGAAACCCAGACTCTAAAGTTAGAATAACTAATAAAACAGAGAGAGTTTATTGTGTTACTGTCTCTACTGGCTTGATTATAGTTAGAGGTGACAATGGGGTTACTTCTATCTGTGGTAACTGTGCAATGCTAGAGCATGGTACTGTGTACCTTAAAGTCCCTAATAGTGTTGTAGATGAAGGGTTCCAGTTTGGCACTAATTGGAGTATTTTATGCCTAAATCCTTATACGAAATATACTAGTGATGGAGATTATTACTACTATACGACTAACTACAGAGTAATTATAGAACATGGCTTACAAGGAGTTCTTGAGTATCTTTGTGAACCTACAGAATATCATGAAAAGAGAATTACTGTGAGGTTTACAACTGATAGGGGAGTATCCCATGAATTTGTAAGACACAGAGTATTCTCTTTTGCTCAGGAAAGTACAAGGTATTGTAACTATTCTAAGGATAAGTTTGGAAATGAACTTACTTTTATTATTCCTAACTGGGTTAATACTCATTGTCCTAATAAGGAACAAGAAGGTCCTTCTGTACCTGATATGGAATGGAGTTCTGCAATGTTAAATGCAGAAGCAAGTTATATGAATCTTCTTAAAATGGGTTGGACTCCTCAGCAAGCAAGGACTGTTTTACCAAACTCCTTAAAGACAGAATTAGTTGTAACTGGGTTTGTATCTGATTGGAAGAAATTCTTTAGACTCAGAAGTAGGATTGCTGAAACTGGAAAACCTCATCCACAAGCTCAGGAACTTGCAGATTCACTTATGGATGAGTTTGTCAAAAGAGGATTGATATGATAAGTAACATCAAACTAATCCTTCCTCACTTCTATTACCCTAACTCCCTTAGCAACAATAAATGAATTTATCAAAGGTTATTTGTTGCTCTGTTGAGTTATTAAATAACTTCTTTTGCCCATGTAGCTTTATACTTATGGAGTTACATGGGCAATTATTTTCCTTAAACAAACACAATCATTAGTAGCCTTCAGTTTTTTCCTTACACTGTTGGTTATATAAAGAAATTTACTTACCTTTGCACAAAACTTTTAATAACAGGCTTATGAATTGTGTAGAAATAACTGATACAATCAAAGAGTTTGCTTCCCACTTTGAAAATGAAACTCCTCAGACCATAGCTAATTTGCTCGGTCTTTGGTGGGAGGCAAATCCTAACAGAGTTAAAGAGATGCCTTTGGTGTCTGAACTTAGAAAGTTCATGAGTGAGCTAAGAGGTTCAAAGTTTCCTACACTCATCTCTCCTACTATTGTGAGCCACAGAGGAAATTGGACTAGGTCAGAGGTTGCAAGAGACCCAGAGTCCCTTTACATCTTTACTGATAACACTGATAGAGATAGTGGACGAGGTCTTATAGGCCCAATGTCTAAATATGCTCAAAAGTATGGTAGGGATAAGCACTATCCTACTATGACCCAAGCTGTGCTTAGGGGATTGGATAATGCTATGCCTATAAGTACTCAGAGATGGTATCATGAGGGGGCTAAAGGTGTGTCTGGAAGATGGACAGATGCTGATATTGCTGAGTTTCAAAAAGTAATAGACTCTGAAATCGAAGATATTGTTAAGGAGTGGAATACTGGGAAGTATAAGAGGATAGTTATTGGAAGTGCTGATGGCTTCTTCAATACTAACATCTCCAATATTTCTATGGAAAGGACTCCCTTACTCTACCAGTATCTTCAGGGTAAATTATCCCAGATAGGGATAGTCTCAGGGCAATCAGCAACAGAAATGCTGGATGATGCTCTATTTGGTGCACATCTCCCTGAGCAACAAGAGACCCCAACTCTTGATACTACTTCCTTTGAGAGAACTCCTATTTCTTCTCTTTCAGAGCAGAAAGCAGTTGACCTTGTCTTTGACCCAAGAGTAAGAAGAGACAGAGTAACTCTTATCTCTAGACTATTCAGTAGTGAAATAGATGCTGCTCTTAAAGAGAAGCAAGACATCATCAATAGAAGGATGATGGAAGAAGAACTTACTGCTAAACAAAGAGAGGACTTGAGAAGGGAACTTTACTCACTTGATAGATTCCAAATAATAAAGGACCTCACTCCTGGTGATATCTTTAACAGAGTAAGAGCTATCTTTGAGAGTTACAATAGTGACACAGAAGAAGGAAGGATACAGGCAGAGCTTGCTAAAATAAATGCTTCTAAAGGTGCAGAGAAGTACTCTGATGAAAAGAAACTTGCAGCAGCTAAAAAGAAAGCTGCATATAAGTTCCAAGAGTATCAAAAGCTACTCGAGCATTTCAGACCTTTGGCAGAGGAAGCAAGTGGTCTGTTAATTATGACAGAAGGTATCAGAGTAGGCCCCAACTATGTCACTCTCGAAGATGCCAATCTCAATGAGGACACCCCTGAAGGAGAAAGTGAAGTAGATAATCAAGCTGATGATTATGGTAAAGAAGAAACTGTTAAAGATGGCTGGATGACCAACTTCAGACAGGTAAGTTCTCGTGAGTCACTGTCACAAGCTGTAAGGAAGATTATCAGAGAGACTCCCAGTCTTGATTATAGGGGAAAGTATGAGAAGGATGACTTGGGTAACAATAGATACCTTGATGCTGACTTTGTTCATGCTACTCTGATTGACAAGCTGAGATATATGATAACTTCTGAAGATATGATTCCTCTCCTCGAAGACCTTGCAAAACTCAAACCTTGGGTTAAGCAGATAGTGAAAATTGTCAATAGTGATGACTCCCTCTTCTCTCAATTCTATCAGGATTTCAGAAAGGATTATGTCCAGTACTGGATTCAGAAGAAGGTGACGAACCCTGATGGCACATTCAAGATAGAGACTATCTCTGTGAACAAACCAGAAGGAGTCTACTATCTTCTTGATTCTTGGAGAAGTAACTATGAAAGTGGTACTCAACTTGATGAGGATAGTGTCTATGAGAAGAATGGAGAAATCAATAGGGAGAATGCTGAGAAAGGTCTTACTATAGTTGAAGAACTTAATAATGAGTTTCAAAATAAAACTACTCAGGAAAGGCTTGACCTCCTTGAGCAGGAAGAGGTTTGGAATAAGCTCATGAAGACCTTCAATATGATAGGTATAGACCCTAACCCAGCAATCTTGAGAACTGCTCTTACTAATATCAAGGAAGCTCCTGGTATTACATTTACTGACCCTATCATGCTTCTTCTTCCCCAGCTGAATATCATCTTTAGTGGTGTGCAGAAAGGACAGGTTAAATCAGAGACTGCTGAAGATGGTACTGTCAAGAGAGGAGACCTTATCAATACCTTTGGCTCTGCATACAATGAGATTGCTTCTATGCTTGCAGAAGTTACAGAGGATGCTATTGAGGGTAGTGTAAGAGAGAATGAGAAAACTTACTTTTCTCATGTTACTCCTTCCTATCTTGGCAAGCTTATCAAGCAGCTTAAGAATGTGATGAATAATCAAGAGAGGTTTGAGAAGTTCATTCAAGAGGAGTTCAAGCAATATGAATGGTTCTATAAAGGTGGCAGATGGAGAAGTGACTGGATTGAAAAGCTGGTTACTGACCCTGCTATGAGAAAAGCATTGCAACATAAAGTAGTACTTAATCATGATAAGATTGCTTATCAGGACTGGGATGACCTTGATTACACCATAGTTCTCCTTAATGAATATTGGGCAGAGCCTAAAGAGAGGATGGCTTGGTACCATGTACCAATTCTCTCGGACTCTCCTTCTGCTGAGTTCATCAGGTTTGTAAGATACACTACAGGCTCTGAAACAGATGAAGATGGTAACAGGAGAACCTATCAAGAAATCATTCTTGACAAGATGCTTGATATTGTTAACCAGGAGTATGATAGAATCATGCTTGTAAGGAAAAGAGATGAGATGTATCTTAGTGGTGCAAACATCTCTCCTATTGCCAACTTTGACATCAAAAGAGATGGAAAAGGTGAAATCAAGAGTCTTGGTGGAGCTGAGTTCAAGTTTATTCCAGAACTTAACAACATACAATATGAGAATGGTGAAACATTCTTGGATAGGTTTGCAAGACTGAGACAAAGTAGTCCTTCTCAGTTCAGACAATTCTTACTAGACACTCTTGAAACTATTATGGAAGAAGGCTTTGAGTCTACTTATACAGAGTGGGCTAACATGGGTCTTCTAGATGAACTCCCTAATGGCAAATTCAAGCACATCCCTTTCCAAGGACAATCTCAAACCAATCAGAAAGTTGCTAAATCCCTCAAGGAAGCTCAGAAAGTTCTTGGTGATATGTTCACTACAGATATGATGGTCCTCCTTGATAGGTATAACAATAATAAACCAATTAATGATAGACAAGCTAATGAGATATTCGACCAGATAAAGGAAATCCTCAATGATAAGGTAACAAGAGGGGAACTATCAGTTTCTGACTTAAACTCCATTACAAGGAACCTTACAACAAAGAATAACTCCAAAGACGCTCTTAGAGAGTATTATTGGAACAGCAAGTTTGCTACTTCCCAAATCATTCAGATGACCACTACTGACCTTGCTTTCTATAAGGACATAGAGGATTTTCAGAAGAGGTATAAGGAAGTTCATGCTCCTTCCCTTAGACTTAACACAATGGCTAGGTTCAGAGGTGAGACTATAGGAAGAACATGGGAGAGAACTATCTATCTTGCTGATGATGAGATTGTATCTTCTACAATATCAGACATCAAAGAAATCCTTGATGCAAAAATTGCAAAGAAGGAGATGACTGAAATTGAGAGAGATTATATCTTAAGTCAGTTTGAGAAGGTCAATGTTGCAGATGCTCAAGCATATAGAAGTCTTAGTTCTTACAGAGCCATGCTTGGTATGATGGGTCAGTGGACAGATGAGATGGAAACTGCCTACAAACACCTTACAGACCCTAATGGTCAATGGACTATGGAAGACTTCAACATCATATGGCAGACTAAGAAACCTTATGTCTATACTCAGGTCAATAATGACAGTGGTGTTCCAGGACACACTGGCATAAAGACTCCAGTACAGCATAAGAACTCGGAGTTCTTGCTTCTTGCACTGCATGATGCTATTTCTGGACCTCTTGGTAAGTCTAGCAAGCTCAAAGCTATTAATGACTTTATGGAGAAGAATCAAATTGATGTAGTTCAGTTTGAGTCTACTACTAAGGTTGGAAAGCAAGGAGTTATAAATCTTAATGGTGCAAGGGATTATGAAACCACTATGAAAGTTCTTGGTAATACTACTGGTATAGCTCATGGTATGGAGAATCCTAATGTAGTGCACAAAGTAAGTTACGAAGACTATGGTATTCAGACTGCTACTCCTGAACATGCTATTGATGCTGTACAGCTTGTAGGTACTCAGATAAGGAAGCTGATTACTGCTGACATTGCAGATGATGCTCAGATAACTGTTGGTAACAAGACCATGACTAAAGCCGAATGGCTAAGGTTGTATAATGCTATTAACACTGAGAATATCCTGCAAGCCTTCAAAGAAGTGGATGACATCTTCAAAGACCCTAAAGAGGTTGAGAAGATTCTCCTTGAGGAAATCAGAGGAAATCAGAGATATGGTATTGATATGTTAAGAGCCTGTACTCTTAATGAGAATGGAGAGTTCAACATTCCATTGTATGACCCTGTCCAGTCTCAGAGAGTTCAGACTCTTCTTAACAGTATCATAAAGAGTAGAATCACCAAGCAGAAAATCAGAGGTGGTGCCTTGATTCAGGTATCAGCCTATGGTGTAACAGATAAGCTCAAGATAGTTTATGAGGGTGAAGGTGAGAACAAGAGAATCAAGTATCTTGAATGTTACATGCCTGCATACTCTAGAGAGTTCTATGAGCCTCTGATGGGGGAAGATGGTCAGCTTGATGTCAGAAAGTTGCCTGAGGAGCTTAGGAGACTTATTGGCTATAGAGTTCCAACTGAGGATAAGTACTCAATGGTTCCTCTATATATCAAGGGATTCCTTCCTCAACAGAATGGTTCTGCTATTATGCTACCTGCTGAAATTACTACTCTGTCTGGTTCAGACTTTGACGTGGATAAACTTTACATCATGTTGCCTGAGTTCAAACTTAGAAAAGAGTATGACATCAAAGCAGCATGGGATGACTTCTATACTGACCCAGCTAATGCTGACATCTCTGAAGAGATTCAAGGTGTTCTTGAGGCAGGTCTTGAAGACTACAAGTCTAAACATCCTGATGATTCAGACCTTGACATTGATGACTATCTTGAGTTCATTCAAGGACAAGGGATAAAGAAGTATCAGCTCTCTGCAACTGCTCAGAAGAGATTCTCTACTTGGTTCAAGAATAGAAAATCGGATTACTTCTTGGGTAGAAGCATCGAGAAGGTGAGATATGACTATGATAAATTACCACAGGAACAGTCACTTGAGGCAAGGAACAATGCCTTAATTGACATGATGTGGGGTATTCTCACTAACTCTGATACTGCATCAAAGATTCTTAACCCTGGTGGTTTTGACAAGCAGAAGATGGCAGCCAGAGTTGTTACTATCCTTGACTCTATGACAAAAGAGGAACTTGCCAAGAAAGGTTATACTGTTGCAGACATTCTTAGGATGTCTAAAGACACAAGTAACCTTAAGGCTCTTGATAAACTTGCTTCAAAGGCTAAGAGAAGGTTAGACCCTCTTTCCCCTAGAACACAAGTGACTCTTCATCAACAGAACATGACAGGTGGTAAGATGATTGGTATCTATGCTAACCATAATGCCAGCCATGCTCTGATGCAGCATACTCAACTTGCTGTAAATGATATGAATGGAGCTTTCAACCTTGGTGGAGTAAAGAGAACTTCACTTCATGGTGTCAAGAATGAAAGTGGTGACTTCATCTCAAGAAACACTGCTAACTTCTTGGCTGCCTCTGTGGATAATGTCAAGGATAACACTCTTCATGCTACCAATCAGAATACCTTCACTGGAGATGCTTCTATGCTTCTCTCAAGACTTGGCTACAACCCCACTGAGATTGCTATCTTAATGAGGCAGCCTATTGTCATGGAGATAACAAGGAAGTTCTTCAGAGACTCTAGAGATGGAAAGTCAAAGGACACTGTTATAGAGGAAGTACTTGCAGACACTATAAAGTATGCTGGTATGTATGAAAATCTTTCGTGGGTAAATGTAAAGAACAATCCATTTGAATTTGAAATGCTCATGGGCGATATTCAACTCTATAAAGAGGTAGGTACTATGTCTCAAAAAGACAGAGTAAACTTCTATAGGAGACAGGTTGCTGTAGGTCTTCTCTTCAAGAGAATCATGAGCACTGCTGATGCACTTGGACAGTTAGTACAAGCTACAAGAGCAGATACCCAAGGTGGTGCTGCTGGCCCTACTATTGCTGACACTATGATTAAGTTACAAAAGGTTGATGACCTTCTGACAAGTGTATATACTAATGGGAAGTTTCCATTGGTTAATGCAAATGTCATAAGAGACCACCTTGGATACACTGGTGATATTGATGCAATGAGAGAACAGTTACTCAACAGTCCTCTTCCCTTCCTTCAAGCTTTCTATACTCTTGGTCTTAGACAGACTGAGAGGATGATGGGAAGGTATTTCCCTCAATTCTCAAGACCATTCCAAGAGGTTCTTGATGGAAAATATGACAATGAAGGTAACCTTATCTTTGAGGGACTTAGACAAATGACTAAGACAGGAAAGCTCAATGTGAAGACTATTAACAGTATTTACAATGACCTTCTTGCCTACATCATGTCAAAGACTGAGTTCTTTGGAAGTGGTATAAGCAAGAGTGGCAAAGTAGTATCTTCTGCTGAAAAGAGGAGGGATTTCATCAACAACTTCCCAACTTACTTCAAGCAGATTGTGAATGATAATGAAGATATAGCTGAGCTTGAATTTGTGCGGAGACTCAAAACAGCTCTTCACAATGACAAGAATCCTGTTGATGTGATTGTGTTCAAGAATGTAGGACAGTTAAGTTCTACACTGAGAGAAAGATATATGAGAGATTGGGCTACCCTGTTGTATATGGAGAATCCTAAAGCTCAAGAACTTGCTCTCAACTTGTTCCTCTACAGCTACTACAGAAATGGCTTTGCATTTGGTCCCTCTACATTTATTCATCTTGCTCCTACAGCAGTAAGAGATGCTATCCCAGGATATATTTCTACTCTGAGAGACCTCCTTACTCACGAGGACAACTATGAAGAGTTTGTAGAGCAATATGTATATAACCATCTTGACAATAGAAGACTTGTTCCTGAAATACCTGAAACAGCTGCAACCAAGTTTGTAGATGATGAGGGTAATATCAAGGATGAGATAGTAATCACCATTGATTCTAGCTCTACTTTTGGAGACAAGGCTGCTGTCAAGAAGGAACAAAGAGATGATGAAGGCAATGTCACTTATGAGTTTTTTAACTTTATAGGTAAGAGAATCAAAGGTAGATGGTATTATTACAGACAATCAACTAGCTTTGATAATACTGATACTCTCCCAGGAGACAATAGTGCTATATATACTAGAATTGAACCTCTAGGATATAAGAACAGTTTCTTGGAGTATGAGTATGGTAAGCTTGCTTCAGAGATAGAGACAGTAATTGACAAGAATAAGAAGAATTATGACCCTCTTGCAGAGTATGCAGCCCAGTTTACTGATAATGGACTTACAGCAGAAATGCTGGAGTCTATGCCAGACTATTCTGAGGCTTACTCTTATGAGGCAATGGCTTCTCTTGCTGCTTCTAGTGCCTTTGAATCTGTGTATGGAGAAGCACCTTCTTCTGCATCTGCAAGTTCAAATAGTATCACTGATATAGCTCCTAATGATAGCTACAGGGATGCTAATAATGAGGATATATGTGGAGGTGCAATCCTTCTTGGAGAATTATAAATAACTTATTGAGATAAAGAATGGCAAGACAATGTGCAATCATTCCCAAAGTGCTCAATAGGAGAGGTGAAAAAGTGGACAGTAGGTTATTCAATGACCTACTGTCCTATCTCTCCAATAATAGAGCAGAGGCTGTTAGAATCTATAAGATAACTAAGAGCCAACAATTCATTCAAAGCTGGAATCCAAGGCTTGTTCTTGACAGCAATGATGAACCAACTCTTAGGAGTTTACTTCAAAAGACTAACCTTAGTAACTATATTCCTGAAAGGGTGGTACTAGAGAAACTTAATAGGGACATTGGTTACTTTAAGAGAGGTATGGATAGACCTGCTTTATGGATTAAGAACCAAGAGAATTACAAGAAACTGGCTGACAAGGCAAGAAAGTTCAATCTTGAGTCTGATTTCAGAGATGAATATGTTGCAAAAATTATAGACATCTATGACAATGAATCTTCTAGAGTATTCATGGGAGTTAGAGTTGAAAAAAGAAACAGATTTAACTCTATAGAAGCTGATAAGCTAGAATACAATGAAAGCCTTAATGAAAGGCTGAGAGATATTCTATCCTCTCATGGTGTAAGCATTGGTGCATTAACTGAACTTGAAAGGAGGATGGGCATCAATGGTGTAACAGACCTTGACCAAGCAAGAACTGCTGCTGAGGGCATGGTAGAAATGATAAGGTTAGCTGACGGTATTAAAGGGGAGAAAGCTCTTCCTGAGGAGTTTGCCCACTTTGCTCTTGAAGCACTGGGTAACAATAATCCTTTAGTAACAAGACTTATTAACCTTATAGCTTCTAACAATCTTGCAAGTGAGATTATAGGAGAAGACTACGAAACATACAGCTCTCTATATAATAAAGATGAAGTCAAACTTGCGAAGGAAGCAGCTGGTAAGTTGCTTGCTAAGCATCTGTTACAAGCTGAAGCAATTCCCTCAAAACCTTATAAGAATTTACTACAGAGGATAATCTCCTCTATAAAAAATTTCTTCCAAGGACTATCAGCTAGCTCTATACAAAGAGCAATGAGGCAAGCTGATAAATCATTTGGCTCTCTAGCAAGAGATATACTTGATGGTAATCTTGATGATGAGATGAAGGTAAGTAACATTACTGGGTCAAGTACCTTCTTTAATACTACTGAGAGGGTTGCAAGAGATAAGAGGCTCTTACAGGAGATTATTAATAATGAATTGAAGAGACTTAAAGTATATGAAGCTAGAAATCCCAATAGCACCTTTAGCACTAATCAAAAGCTACTCATTGATAAGCTTGAAGCTGAACTTGCTGATAATAATGAGATAGAAGGTATATACTCCTTTGCAGAGAATGCTCTTGATACGTTAAGTAAACTTGACAATAGGCTTGTAGCTCTTCAGAATACTCCTGCAACCTCTGTAAATGGGAGAGCTAAAATACTAAGGGATGTTAGAAATTACCTGTACAGCTACAAACATATTGTAGATGATATAAGAGCGGCTCTCATTGATGAAGAAAGGTATGATGATAATAGGTATGGTGAAAGGGTTAGAGTTACTATGAATAATATTACTACCCTACTTGGAGACCTATTTGTCAAGTACAAGAATACATCACTGCCTTCATTTGTAAGTTTCATAAAGCCATTCGTAGGTGAGAGTATTATAGTACCTTTTGGCAAATGGAAAGGAAAAGTAATTAAGGCAGAGGACTTAGTAAAAATGGCTGACAAGGATATATCATTCTTTGATAGGTGGCTTGACAGTATGGCAGATAGTTCTGACTATATGCTTAAAATAATGGACCAGGCAGTTAAGAAGTCTAAGGAAAATGCAAGACTACAGACTATTGATGTTATGAAGCAATTGCAGGCTGCCACTATCAAACTTGAACAGGCTGGGGTAAAGACTACAGACTGGATGTTTGAAAGAGGCAGTGATGGCAAACTTACAGGTAGTTATATATCAGAAATAAATCATGGACTCTTTAGAGAAGCTATGAGGAAGATGTATAAGGAACTTACTGAGAAATATGGCAAGAATCCTGTAGGAGATGATGCACAAGCATACAACAGAGAGAGACAAGCTTGGTTTGCTGCCAATATGGAAACTGTAAATGGTACTAGAATGCCTAGAAAGTCCTTATATGGTAATAAGGACTTCCAAAGACTCTCTGCTGCTCAAAAAGAGTACTGGGAAACTATTATGGGTATTAAGTCTCAGCTTGATTCTTACTTGCCTGATAAATATACTACTCTATATAATGCAGTAAAGATAAGGAAGGACTTACTTGAGAGGGTAAAGGCATCTGATGGGGTAAAATCTGGCGCAAGTCAAATATGGGAGAATATTAAAGACCAATTTATCAGAAGAAGTGATGATACAGAATTTGGTGACAGAGCAACTGTAAAAGACTTTGAAGGTAATGAAGTTCAGGTGTTGCCTATATATTTTACTAAGTTGAAGGAAGGAGAGAGTGCTAATGACATATCCACAGATATAACTTCCACACTTACAGCTTATGCTGCTATGGCTAATGACTTTAATGAAATGAATAAAGTAATTGATGTGCTTGAGCTTGGCAGGGATATGCTAAGAGATAACCTTGAAATAGGCAAGACTAGAGGTGGCAAACCTCTTGTTGAAAAGTTCAAGTCTATAG